CAGTATTGCTGCTTAATCCAATGCTTCTATAAGAACCCTGAAACCTAGAAATGCTCCCGTTATACGATTCTTAAAAAATATTAAAATTATTTAAGAGTCCTTATTTATTGGATCTCTATCCAAGTCAATCATTCGCCTGGAGGGAAATATGATTGCTATTAAGCTATTCACTCGCGGGAGTCCTGCCCTTAGAACCACTCTACTCCTACTAACCCTGATTCTCTACCTGCTAGCTGCCCAGGATATTGCCGATAGTCCAACAGAGCTGGCAGGTAGAGATGGGTTCCCTGGAAGACGGGTTGGAGGTGGCTCCAGAATCTTCAAGCAAGGTAAATCAAGTATGGCTCAAGTGAAGGCTAATCCATCAAACGGAAGCCCGTTCAATGTGAGTCCCTGCCTGAATGTAGTCATATCCTGATTCCATACAGCTCCGGTGTAAGCGTACCACTCAAATGTAAGGACATTCGCATCTGGGGTTGATGCCGGGATGAAGGTAACGTTAGCGGCTAAGCCGTTTTCTGGATCTGGGAATGGGATCCTACTGCTTCCGTACTCTCCTCTGATTGCCACGATCGGAGGAGAGGCAAGACCGGGAACCCATTTCCAGATTTCCTGCTGAATGTTGTAGACCCAGTATTCTGTATCGGGGAGACTCATTGGATCAAATAAATCGGGTGCCCAGCCCAAATTCCAATGGATTAAATCTTCCCCACCTCTCAGCAGAAGGACGGATAGAATATCGCTGGCAATCTTCTTGGAGCCTCCTACAATATTCATGCCATCCCTAACCGTTCCTGGAGGCCATAGACTCCAAGATTGCCCAATGAAATTCCCCAGCGCTGCCATAGTAGATAATTGATTGATTACTGACTGTTTAAGATTAGCCTAATATCTTCCATTGTGACGATGCGGCTCCCTGATTCTGGATCCCTTCTTTCGCCCAGAGTAAAAGAGATTCCCTGATTGAGAGTAAGCGCGGTAGTTGCTCTCAGGGTGCTGCAATGCTGGCAAAGGCATACTCGAAGGCTGGCCGCTTCTGGCTCTCCTTCGAGTACTAAAAAATCTTCGGATTGATGAGAGCACATAGACGAGTTGATGGGTATTATTGAACTATCCCAAACAATCCATCTCCTCCTATGTCATTAGTCGAATTACTTTCCCTTGTCAAAAATAAAGCTATTGCAATCCTAGATCATGATCGGAACTTGAAATCCGAAAATAAATCTTTAGTTAACCGAGTGCTGCAATTATCCGCGCAGATTGCAGAGAAGGATCAGGCTATCGCTAACCTATCCGAGCAAATTGCAAGCCTGCAAAATGAACTTGGTCGAGTTATCCAACAAGACAAAGTAGAAGATGAGATGGTAATCGCTACCTATGAGCAGCGCTTGCAGGATGCTCAAGTTGCACTTAAGGATGCTCAAGCCAAAGCTCAAGTTTCGGAGCAAGAAGCCAAAGCTGCCCAAGATGGATTGACCGCATACCTGGAAAGTAATCAGCAATCCGAGCAGCTTGCTCAAGAATTGCTGGGATTATTCAATCAATCCTCCAGCGATGAAGAGCCTGTAGTGCCCATTGAGCCTCCCATCGAGCTATCCCCTGAAGTTCCTGCTGATAGCCTGGTAGAAGCTGTTACCCCTGAAGCTCCGGCAGAACCATCTCCTGAAGCTTTGCCAGTCGAGTAACCCGTTTTCATCTGTCCATAAGAGAGTAGTCACCTGTAGTAGGCAGAGGGTGGTGAATAGTTAATTAAAATCTTGCACAAACCTACCCATTGTTAGATAAATCTTCCATCATTTCCCTAAGCCGCTTCTGCCAATGAGGAACGGCTTTTACTTTTGATGCCATTTCTTTCTATGCTATGGCTAACTGCCGCTCTTTGGTCAACCGCTTTGCGGAAGCTAATAGCACTTGAGAGGATTGCTTAGGACTTAAACCGTTCAAGTCCACTCGGGTAACTTTGTCCAAGTTTTAGCGAACGGTTAGCCCTCTGCTTTTATTTATCGTCAATATTTATCGTCAAGATGGTTCCTGCCGATGGTTTCCTCAAAGATTTTTGATTATCTCCCTCTGTACGCCAAACTGTTAGACGATGCTGGGATACTGGAGCATTTCGCAGATGCATTGCAGCCTCAATTTGATGAAGTACTGCAAGTTCTAGATCTAAGAGAGCCGTACTTTGCAGCTAATACCTGCCCATCTGAATGGATTCATTGGGTTGCTCAGTTTGCAGGACTAGCGAATGTAGGAACTGATTGGATTGGCATTGGCATCAATCCAGACTGGCCGGATGATCATAAGCGCGAGGTCATCAATCGAGCGGCGGCTTACTATGCCCGGAAGGGTGCAGAATGGGGGCTAAGAGAAGCTTATGCGCTCTGGCTGCAATGGGAAGATGCTCATTCCGAGCGTCTAACAATCCATTTACCCTTTGGCAAGATTCCCACTGCTACCCCTCCAAACTGGTGGGATTATTACACCCAATATGATGCCCACTTAAATCAGTCCTGGCCCGAACGTCAATTTTTTGGAGCTGGCGATTACCCGCATTCCTACACCCCAGATTGGTTCACGCTTGAAGGTTATTCGATTCAGCAGTACGGAATCGATCAATGGAGCGATCGCACCCTGCAAGCAATCCCTGCTCCCGAAACCTATTGCAATGGCTCAGGCTTGGGAGGGCAGCGGCCTTGGATCAACTGCTACCCACTAGAGAAAGACTGGAATAATATTTTCCCCAATATCATCAAGCTAAATTACGAAGCACTCAATACCTTCGCAGAACCGGAGATATTTGGCTGGCTATCCTACAAACTCCTGGCCCCAGTGAATCTCTACTTGGATGAGCAGGATGGATTCATTATTGAGGAGAGGCTGCACTATGACGGATTCAAGTATGGGGATATTTGGCACTACAACGCTGGGGAAACGTACACCCATACCGAAACAGAGCTAATCACAGAGGAGCTAGAAATTCTTCCCGGTCACTCCTTTGGTGATACCTGGACTTCTCCTGATTTCCCCTGCCCCTACAACTCTCTCTATGCGGTGCCTTACCGGAGCTATACCCTGCCAATAGAAACAGAGGTAATAGAAACTATCGGCTGCACCCCAGGCTTTTCAGGGGAGGTACAGGTAGGAGTAGAAGAACAGGAGGTTGGCAGCTTCCCAGCGATCTCTCCTAATCAGGAGATGGATAGAATCCCAGCTATCGATTTATCAATCGATAATTTGGGTATTCCTGCTATTAATCTGAGGGGAGATCCGGTTATAGAAGCCCCCGTCATATCGATAGCTGAAATATCGGCTATCGAGCTACCCTCTGCAATTGGTTTGGATGGATTGAGCCTGGATACCAGGGAAGCTCGACGGGATACAACGATGAGCGCTCAGCCTCCATTAATCTCGATAGCTGATATTCCGCCTATCGTTTTGGAGCAGCCGGTATCCTTTGAATTTGTAGAGCCGCTGACCGTTCACCACTTTGATTCAGCTTGGGGTGAAAGCGGAGTTTACTACTCGCCTGGGCGCGATGCTATTCCGGGCCAGATTGAGGAAGTGCCAATCATTGATATTGCTCAGTACTGCAACTATGTGGATAGGTACAGTCTGCGAATTATCGAGCGGGAAATTATCCGCACGCCAATCACTCCGGATCCATCCCGCAACCTATCAGAGAGCTACCCGTTTCTGAAAACCCTTGGCAATGCTGCCAATTGGCATCTAATGCTAGAAGCCGGAGAAGGGTTATATATGCTCCGTCCCAGCACCATATTTTGGTCAAATGTGGTAGGGGCAGGTAAACCGGATCAGCGCTCCCAGCAAATCACTTCTGATACCAAAAGTCTCTATTTAGAATTCTTGGTGAATTCTACAAGCGACACCAAGCTAAAATCAGCCGCAATAATTCTTAAGGGGCAGAGCAAAGTCATGCATACTTTGGAAGATCCGGCTCTTTTGTCAAAGTCTTGCCACGTAGGGATTAAAGTCATTATTCCTATTGCTTTCAATCAAGAATCGAATCAACTAGGGATGCAGCAAAACTGGGTTTTGGTCGAGGCTTGAACCAGCGTGATAACATTGGCTTGAAATACAATGCCTTACGAGTCGCCATGACTAGCCCTTTCTCCCGCCAGCCGAACGATATTGCAGTACACTCAATCGAGCCAGCAAGACCGTCAGATCCAAGAGTTCGCCTCGCCCCCGAAGATGCGCTTCAGGGTTGGATCTCAGCCTATCTAGCCTTTCAGTCCAGGGCATCAGAATGGGCAAAAGTGCAGATCACAGTAGGCACTCGAAGCGTCACCGTTAACGGTGATTATCTGAGCAAGCTTTACCCCTCGGTTCTACTCAGTTTAGCTAACACAATCAATATCCCAGCAATCCCAAACTTAAGCGATATTGTCAAACGGGAGGAGCGGCTTTATCTGGTGCTATTTGGGGCGATTACGGGAGGAGATCAAGACGCGGTGCTGGGCCAGGTTAGCTTCCAGTATCTCGACCGGAATACAAATACCCTGACTCCTACAACAAAGGAGAATGCGAAGCGCGATCGTATCTACTGGGCGCTGGTGCTTTCCCCTACTGCACTGACTGCTGAAAGCTTTTATCAATCGCTTACTCAAGAAGTAATTCCCGCTAACCAAGAGCCGCGCTTGACTGGGGATAGGGTGCTGACGGTAAGCAATAAAACCGCTGATGGGTTTGTGAATGGAACACAACGCATCTTTGCCTTAGATCCCAGTCTGACGCAGGGAGCGACCTACCCAATCCTGCAAGACTTTGTAGAGGTAACTGAGGTTTGCCGGATAGTCCGCCAGCAAAACTACCTTGATAGGGGTTACACCTTTGGCAATCAGGGTGAGGAGCAATTTGATGCGAAGTACGTCATCATGCCAGCCGCTTTGCCCAAGGTGCGAGATATAGACAGCCGGATTGCCGATAGATTGATCGAGATTTTTTCCGGCAAACCTGGGCCGCTTTCTTGCTACTCCAGGACGGTACAAAACCTGACTGCTGGATTGGTGGGAGGCAATCCCGGTCGAGCGGGAGAGTCAGCGGCATCCCCGAATGGCAGCGTTTGCCTTGCTAACGATAATCGGGTTTCGTTTAGCAATCAGGCTTTACTGCAACGCCTGGGCGTACAGATTACCACTGCAACTCCCGATGGAAATGGAGCGGCTGTAGTAACCGCTCAGCTCAATACTAATTCGCCCCCAGGAACGGTATTTAGCGAAAAGCCATCTGATCATCGCATCTTCAAAGCGGACGGAACGGAACAATCAGAGCTGGGGCAATTTATCAATCTGGGGCAATCGGGTGCTCTGGTATGGGTTGCCAGCCAAAACTCCACGATCCAACCGGGGAATATAGTTTATTTTGTCCCTGGAATTCAGTATCCTTCCGGCTCTGGTTTTGATATTCCATTTGAGGAGGTCGAGCGAACCTGGCGCAACGGAACTCCAATTTCTGCAGCGAATATCCGTTCTGGTCACTGTGGAGATCTGCAAGCCTACGAAGCTCCGGCTAATAATGAATCCTATATCGCTGTCTTCGGTAAGGAGAGGGCAGCATTGCACTACATCTACAAGAAGGTGCAAGTACCCGTTGATTCCAATGGAACCGCGCTAATCCCCTCTGCTGAACTTGGCTGCTTTGCTTTTATCGAAGGAGCGACGGGTAGAATTGATGCCCCGGTGAAAACAGGGTTAACTCCGAACACTATGGTTAACGCTCTGGTTTACTACCCTCCTCGCAGTACAGAGAGCTGGCAAGCTCAATTCCGATACTGCCCCTACCAGGGCACCAGCGCTGTAGAGCCGAACTTTTTGGATGGCGCGATCGTCATCTCCAAGCCTTACTTCTGGATGACAACTCAAGGAGGGGGGAATAGCGTATTCCAAGCTGACAGCTCTATCAGATACTCGCCAATCTCGATGCATCTGCCGTTAGTGGAAAACGGCATTCCCTGTTATCGGATGGATGCCGCAATCCGGTATTACAATGAGCCGAACCCTGGGCCAAGTTGCACCAGGCCCGGAGCTGCTTTATCCGGTGCAGGATTAGCAATGCCAACTCCCGGCATGACTCTATCCCTAGTCGCAAATCCTGGCATCGGCAGCGGCAAATCACTTCATGCGGTGCTCAAATCAAACGGGGTTACGGTAGGCTTTCGTAACCCAATTCTTAACCGTCAGGTCATTTATCAATCGATTATCGCTTTCCTGGTCAGGAAGGGGCAGGAAGAGCGATTGGTTATTGCTACCTTCACCGGGGATGGAGGGGATAGCGTCGAGTTTGATTCCACGCAAGGATGCGCCTTTGATACCTTCAGAATCTAGAAATTCAGAAATCTAAAAATGTAAAAATCTAGAGGGATAATAATGGCCGAAACCCGCGCTAACCCAATTACAGGGCAGTTGGAAGTCAAGCACCCGGATCTTAATCTGTGGGTGCAAGCGATCGCTCCCTTACTGATTCAGGGTGGATGGAATGTCTCCTTAAGTGATGCTCAAGCAGCTCTACTGACTGCTATCAGCCAGGATGTTGATGGGCTGCCAGATATACTAGCGGCAATCATCGCTGGAAATACTGCTCTGGGCACCCTCAATACCCAGCTTGGGGATATTAAAGATAATGAGCTTGGGGATGTTAAAACCCAGCTAGCTAATCTCTTGCTATCGCTGCCAGTCAAGGCAGAGGTTACAGATATTCGCAATGCATTGACTGGAGCAACCTCGGTCAATGCGCTGCTATCGACGATTAGCACTACCAAGTTCTCTGATCTGGCAACTCGCTTAGACACGCTCAGCACTGCGATCGCATCCCTGCAAACCGAGCTAATTAAAGCTATCCCATCAAGCTCGGCCATCGTCAATCAAGTGCTAACCCTGGCAAATACCGAATACGTTTACACTATTCCTGCTGGCACCAAACGGCTTACTTTTAAATGCAGGGGTGATGCAGCCCGGAGCGACGTAATGGCCGATATTCGTTACTCCTGGATTAGCGGCAAGGTGGCTGGTGGAGTTGCTGGGATTGGAACCGACTCCTATGATGTACTTCCCTATGGAGCAGAGGAGACAGCAGATCAGTACTTTGCAGTCGATAGGTCTTTATATCTCGCTTCATCGGTTGCCAATATCACCCTATCGATTCGGAGATGGAGCTAATGCAAAAACTCATAATCCCTGGTCGCAGGAGTCTTCAGTACAAGAGGTTTTTGCTATCTACTGAATTCGTATTGGCTAGCGGCGGCAGCTATTTCGATACCGGGCTAGCCATTGAGATCACCCCGATCGCTGCTAATAGCTTGATTCTCATCAGGGGTATGCTTGATGGCCTGCTTGCAGTAGGAACTTCACCACACCTGCAATTCAGGCTTATGCGGAACTTAACGCCGCTAAACATCTTTGGCTATCCGGCTGGATACACTAACGGGCTTACCACCATCGCGACAGCTCCAGTAAGCCTGAATTGGGATGATGCTCCCGGAGTAGCAGGTCAAACCCTTACTTACAAGGCTCAAATGCAGTTAGGTGGTGGCACGACCAGCGGAACGATAAATCTTAGCGGGATCACTAATTCAATCATCACAGTCGAGGAGCTACTATGAGCCAGCAAGAGTTAATCACCGCTTCTACACCCCTGCCGTTTAGCTTGGGAGTCTTGCTACGCAAGACTTGCCCTGGAGATGAATTTACAATTTCTGGCAACTCTTATGACGGCTTGGAATGGCTTAGCGAATCGCCTAAGCCAAGCTTCGCTCAAGTGATACTTTGGTCGAAAATATTTCCACAGCCGAAGGATACAGAGAACCTATTAGGCGAATTGCGGCCATTCTTAACGAAAGCATTGACAACCAGTGCTTATAATCACTTTTCTTTAATGCTCACAATGTTCAGCGTTCGCTTAAACGAGGAAATACTGGGTGTAACCCTTGCAAACATTAGAGAGGGGATGCCAGTTGATTTCACTCCAGAGGAGATCAGCCAAATAAATTTGATCTTCAATAAGTATGGAATCAGGCTACAAATCGATTAATCGGAAATCAATCAATTATCAATTGGAGTGGCAATGACTTGCATTAATAACCTGAAGATTTATCCTACTGATTACCCAGCAGAAATAGCCTCATCGAATCTGCCGGGAGATCCAATAATCGGAGTTGAAGACGTTTTAGATGCAGTGACCGCTCTGCAAGTCCAGAGCCGGGACACTGCGCTTAGGATGGCGAATAACCGCCGAATTCTGGGGTACCAAACCATCCAGAATCAAAACCGCTTGACCGGAGCTGTAAACCAACCGCTCTCCTTTGCAGAGGTCGGCAAGCGATCGATTCCGAAGGCAGGAATTCTGGGTACGGTAGCCTATCTAGCAGGCGGCAGAGCTTACGGTAGCCCGCTGGCAGATATGATGGCTTTCTACTTCGGGAATGAGAGTGCAGTTAAAGTTGGCATGGTGCTTTCAGAAATCAGGCTGTATATTGGCACCGCAATGACTGACTGGGCTGGATATTACGCTGGAGGCTTGGGGCAGAATCTCTATGCTTGCCTGGATAAGCTAAGCTTTGATAAGCCTGCGATCGCTCGAATAGGCGTTGATTTATCCGTAGCTCGGTTTGGCGCATCTGGCATCTGCAACTACGCTCAAGGGGTATTCCTTGGGGGAACTGATAGCTCATGGACTGCTGTTAGGACTGGGGATAAGCTTGATTTCTCCACTGACATCATGGCCCCTCTTGGGAATAAGCTGGCAGGTAATCGACATTCAGCCCATAACGGAACAAGTAACCGCACCGATGGATACCTCTTCGGAGGTACATCCAACTGGAGCACTATGACCGAATACGCTTCTCAATTGAGAACTGTTGAGGGCTACAACTATGGCACCCAAAACTGTACAGTCCTGGGTGGGGCTTTATCATGGGCGCACATCTCCCACGCTTCTTTTGGTAGCCCTACTGTGGGGTATGTAGCAGGCGGCATGGCGAATACGAATGTTGGCACCGCTTCATTTGCTGTTACCGATGGGATTTCTCGCCTTGCTTATGACGGGCTGGTACTTTCAGCGATGGGCATCACGTTAGCAGAGCAGACGGTTTGCGTCGATGGAAGCCAGTCGTCAGCGGCTGGTTACACGCTCGGTGGGGAAGATGCCCAATTTAGCCGCATGGCAGTTTCAAATAAATTTATATTCTCAACTGAAGCGATTTATTCGCTAGGGACGACATTACCAGGAGTTTACGCCGATAGGGGGATGGTCAGTGACTACACACCGGGACGTTAATTTGGAAACGGCTAAAATCAGCTTAATGGAACTGCCAACGACTATTGCAGAATTGCCAATCTGCAATAAATCAATCAATTCCCGCGCATCTGTGATTCATGAAATCCGGCGCAGAGAAATGGAGCATTGGTTTAGTGGATTGCGACAAGCTGAGCTGTTTATTGATGAAAAATCATCCGCTCTTGAGAACTTTATTTTTGAGTGCCGCAAGCAAGAGCGCGAGATCCGTCGAATGGAGCGACAGGTTAATGACCTTGCTGAAGCTGTCCATCCCAGCGAAAGACAGCAGGATGATCTTGAAGCGTGCCGTGATTATATCGAGCTGACTACTCGTAAGTTGGTACGCTCTAGAGCTGAAGTCAGGGATGCCTTAATGGAGCGCGATGCCGCTATCCAGGAGCGAGATCGCATCCTGGCAGAGCATCCTGAAGCAACTGCATTAACCTATCAGGAATTGCAGGAAATGTTTACTGCCCCGATGCTACTTGAGCGGCAAGCTCGATTTATTGCAGCTAGAGTCTGGGCTGCTCAGAATGGATTGCCTGAAGGGGTTGGGGAAAGCGTATTCAGCCTCCCCCCAGAACAGCGAGAAGCGCTATTAAATCGGGAGGCAGAGCTGAGGACGGGGAATCAGTTGACTGCAGCGAAAAGCCAAGCTCTGACTATCTTAGCAGCGCTTTCCGAGGAGGATAGGGAAAAGGTTTTGATCCTGGCTGCACATCATGTCGCCAGTCATCAAGAACAGCAAAAATTGCAGGAGGGGAACCATGCCTAGAGTGTTTTCGATTGAGGGATCTTTGGTATCCCTAGATACGGTGGGAGATACGGCAGTATGGAGCCGCGAATCCCCAGTGAATTTGGAGCGGACAATTGCGGGAAGCTTACAGCTCTACCCGATCGAATCCCATCATCCAGGGATCAGCTATGAGGATGGCAGTTTTCTATTAGAGCCTGCTTGCTCCAATCTGATTACCTGGAATATGGATTTAAGCCAATCCGCCTGGATTAAAGGAAGCCCCCAGGTCAGCGTGAGAGCTGATTATGCCGGAATGGGCGAGTATGCTCCCGATGGTACTCCAACTAGCGATCGCCTCCGGTGGGATACCGGAACTGGAGACGGGCAGAAACTGACCAGGACATTTCAATTAGAAGCTGGGAGCGACTACACCCTATCAGCAATCTTGCGGCTCAGAGGCGGCAAATTCGGGGCTAATGATTACATCAGGGTGACTGGAGATATTGACGGCACTTATCAAGCTGGATTAACAATCTTAAATGATTACAGCAACCTCTATAAACTGCTCACGCTACCCTTCAAGACTGGAGGCCGCAACCCTACTCCTCCGGGGAACTCTCATCAAGTCTTCCAATACACAATCACCGCGCTAACTCAGAATACGGCTACCCTGACCATTCCAGTAGGCTACAGCGTAGCGGTTGATTCCTGGAAGGGAGGACAGCTATCAATCAATAACCATAACTACCTGATCACCACGAATACGGCTACAAGCGTCGGTAATCAATCAATTATTGTCACGGTTTCAACCAGCACGATTGTATCGGATGGAAACACCACATCCATGAAAGCATCTCTGCTCAATGCTCCCATGCAAAGCGTGACCATTGAGCTGTACAGCGAGAAAACCGTCTCTGTAGATTGGGGTGGAATGCAACTGGAGAAGCGTTCATTCCGTACTTCCATGATCTATCAGGATGGGCAAATTGAGCCTCGCGCCAAGAGCTTACTGCACTGGCGCAAGTCTCCCATTGGTAGCCTAAAATCATTCGCTCTCTACCTGGAGTTAAAGGAATGGAGGGGGAATGGGAATCTGTTTAATTTGGGCAACCTGACCGGAACTATTACAAGCGGCAAGTTGGTAGTTCAAGCTGGAAACGCAGTGGTGAGCCTGCCGCAAGCGTTACCGTCTCCAGCTAAGATTCTGGTTCAGGTAGCCGAAGCAACCTCTACCCTGAGCGTTTACGTAAACGGCTCCCTGGCTGGACGGGCAGCAACTAGCAATTTTAGCGGTCAATCGAACGTTCCTTTCGTACTATCCTCTGAAGGCTTACGCTGCTGGCAACGGATTATCGTCTGGGATGAAACTTTATTGGAGGGGCAGGTTAACGTAGGGGATCCGGCAAAGCTCGAAGTACTGGCATTATTCGAGAACCGCACACCGATCGATTCGGTTGCAATTAGCGCTCACGCTCCATTAATCAATCTACCTCCGGTGATGGTGCCAGCTAAGAATCCTCCGGTTGCAGAAACGATCGTGACCGGAGTAGGAAGCGGAACTGTTACCGTCAAGAGCGCTTCTGGATTCGTGCTAAATACTTCGGTGAAGGTGATGCGAGGCGATTACTTAATAGGGCTTCCAATCATCTCAGGCATCAGCGGAAATGTACTCACGCTAGAGCCTTTCCCTAGTATGAGCATTGATGATGTAATTGTTTACGGAGAATCTGCCTCTCCAGGGAAAGCAACGGTGCGCTTTCCTTTTGAAGCGGTTGATCCTCAAATAATTGCGGCAATTAGTACTGGATTGAAGCGAGTAACTCTCTCTGGGGTGCTGGCTTGGAAGCGAGATAGGGCGCTGGTGCGGACTCCGCTCTATGAAGACGTTGCAGAAGCTTCTGTGCTAAGCATTGACCCAACTAGCAATTATCTATTTCTCAGTAGCGTAGATGGCATCTCTCAGGGGGATACAATCTCCCAACCAAGAGACTACAGCGAATTGTTTATCGCCACCGATAACTACTTTGCTGGGCTAATCGAGAGCATTCCTGGGGTGCAAATTGCAGCTCAGAAAGGGAAATGGCTCAATGGGCTAGTGATCGAGAATTGGAATCCATTCCCGGTTTCGGTGACTCCTTACATTCGCCCCTATCTGTAAATTGATTGATTTTTGGCATGAACCATTCGTCTAGAAAAGCGAACCAGCCAACCCCAATGGAGCTTCTACTATCCCTTGAAGAGAGTCAGCAGTTTCTCTTCAAGGGAGTTTTAGCAGATGCTTATCCGTGGCTGATGCAGAGCTTAAATGATTTTTTTGCTGGGACGGGTGCAAAGATTGCTGACCTATCCGCCATTCAGTTGGAGCTATATGGAGTATTCAGGAATTACTACCTTAAGTGGTATGGATTGCTCTACGAGGCTTGGGATTATAGCTGCACGCATTGCAGGGAATCAGGAGAAACCTTTTTAGATGGCATCCCAGAGCCAAATGACGCTCTGCTTGCTGTCCTAAAGAGCGATGAATACCTGATCTCTAATTTGGGCCAGGTCGATACTCAAAAGCTGATCTTGCAAAGACGGTTTCTGGAGATTTGTAGGGAAGCTAATGATAGGCGGATCAAGTCTGCTCTCAAGAATTTCGATAATGCCAAGATAGCGCTCAATCGGTTACTGCTCAAGCTTGCCAAAGACTCAAAAAAATTGACTCATCATGGCTAACGCTCTAGCTCCGGTCGGTTCCACCAATCCCCTGCAGCCTACTTCCAGCCAGCCTGCGAATGCTCCGGCTGGTGCTCAGCCTGCAAACTCTGCGGGTAATCCGGCTGGCTCCGTAGAGTACATGAAAGAGATGGTCGGCAAGATAGTCAAGTGCTGCCCTGGTGCTAATCCTGGTGATGTTGCAAAGAATCTCCCGTTCATCTTTAAGGCAATGGTCGAGTTTGGTTGCGTCAGCCCAAACCAGATAGCGGGAGTAATCGCTACATTCTACGTGGAGACAACCGGACTAAAACCCATTCCCGAATATGCGTCAGGGGATGAGTACGAGGGGTGGGCAGAGCTGGGGAATACTCGACCTGGCGACGGTAGGAGATATAAGGGTAGAGGGTATATCCAGCTTACTGGGCGTGCCAATTACAAAATGGCTTCTGAGAAGCTGAAAGGGGTAGATCTGGTAGCTAATCCCGATAAAGCGCTGGACGCTGAAATATCGGCTAGAGTCTCCATGCTCTACTGGGTCGGGCAAATTGGCGGCAAGCAATGCAAAGGGGCGGCAGAAGGAGCGAATTGGCCCAAGGTGCGGCAATTAGTAAACGGATCGTCCAGTGGCTACCAGAATGATTATGGACGCATTTTTAAGCCCTGCGTTGACCGATGCCTTGCTGAATTTAAGGAGCCATTAAAGCCCGATTTGATTGGAGCAGTACCGCTCTCTGGTGATTATGGGGTAAACTCCTGCGTTGATCCGGGTGATGGTAGCGTGCGGACGGTATCAGGGGGAGCCGCTAACCCTCCGACAATGGCTGATGCTTTGGCGGCAGCACTGGGCTTGCATCTACTCGATCTCCAGAAAGCTATCATGTTTCACGGATTGATGAATCCGGCAAACTATCCAGAACTCATCCAATTAGCACCGCAGAAGACCTTCAAGACCACCGGAAATGGAGATGGGCTGGATGGAGATTTGACCGTAGAGGAAATTAAATTCTATTGCGGCCCGACTCTGGAAATGGAGGTTTGGGCCTATATGCCTGACCCGAACGCGCCTCCGGTGCAGGTATTTCGAGGGGATACTAATATGCCCCTCAATCAAAATGCTGGAGTAAATGTCTCGGCAGCGGCAGCGGCAGCGGCAAGCATCAAGGGAGCCTTGCCAGTTCCCTACTATAGCCAAAGGGATAATAAGGAGCAGCCAGAGCGAACTTGCAATACTTCATCTTGTGCAATGGTCGCAAAATACCTGGGAGCGAAGATTAATTCAGATGATGAGTATTTTCAGTACGTCAAACGATACGGAGATACTACAGATCATGGAGTGCAAACCCAGGCATTGAACGCAATAGGAATCAAATCCACTTACAGCCAAAACCTGGATTTTAATCGCCTGGATGAGCAGTTAGCTAAAAAGAAGCCGATCGTGATTGGCATCATGCATCGGGGTAGCCTCAGCGCTCCAAGAGGAGGTCACATGCTAGTAGTTATCGGCAAAACTGATTCTGGTGATTACATCGTGAATGATCCTTACGGAGATCTAAATAATGGCTATGCAGGCTCAGATGGGCAGGGGAAGATCTACACCAGAGATGTACTCAGAAAGCGCTGGACGGTAGAGGGGCCAGGTAGCGGACATGGGCGAATCTTTCTCTAAAAATCAATCAATTATTGTTAGTCGATAGCACATTAAGTACTATTTAACCAATTGCTTTTAACCATGAATCTATGGCAGGATATTATCGAGATAACCACTCAAGTAAAGCGTCTAGCATAGCTGTCAGTTGGTACCTGAAAAGGATCCCTAGTCTAACTGGCAGCTATTTTTTTAGCTATTTTTGATTATCAATAATCAATCGATTAGAAGTCGCTATAAATAAAAAGATTGATAGATATTGACATTTTATTGGCACTCAAGTAATAATTGGCATACACGATGATGTGTATCTTAAAGGGTACAGCCAATGCATTTAGTCGAGTTATTTTGCATCAATTAAATGCATTGGCTTTTTTGGTAATCAAAGGAGCATCTTCGCAAACTATCCCGGTCTAGGAATTAGACTTAAGTTAATCAATCAATTAAAAGGCAACCCATGCAAACAATTCATGTCTACGCTCAGCCCTCTCAGCATGAGCCATCCTATCTGATAGGGACACCGGAAGGCTTAAAACAGGTAGGGGAAGCGGCTCTGAGCCTATCTAAAAAAGTCTTGCCTGAGATTAGCTCTCTACGATGCCGCTCCAGTGATGGAGAAGCTTATGATGTAGAAATTATCAGCCTTCCAGAAGGGAGCCGATACTGGGATAACCTAAAACTCCCTTACACGGATTACGAATATTCGGCTCAAGGAATTCATCCAAACCGATTAGCGATCGAGCTGATTAAGCAGGGAGCAGGAGAAGCGGATTCCAGCGCAGCAACCCCTCAAGAGATGCCGGAGTCGCTATCCGCAAACTCCTCAGAGATAGCGAAACTCAAAGACTCGATCTTCTACTGGCAAAGCCAATTACAAGAGGCTATCACTGCAACCATCTCCAATGACCCTGAAGATTACGAGCAAGTCAAAAACGCGCTTGAAAGCCTTAAATTGATTCTCGAAATTAAGAAACTGATAGGGCTAACCTAATGCCTATTTCTCCCCTGCCTCCAATCTACTTTGCTGCCCCTACAACCCCTGCCGCCTCTGCTGACTTAAGTGAGGTGGATGAGTACGGCAATCCAGCGCAAACCGCTCCAGAGCTGCAAGCTGGGGATAGATTTGATGTCCTCTGGTATTCCCAGGCAGGGGAATACATTTTGGTGCATTGGAGATGGTATCAAGAGGGTGTAGAGCCGATTCGTCCTTCTGGTAATAGTTCGCCAGGTACAGAGGGCGAATCTCTGTATAGAGGGGAAGCATTGCTGGCCTGGGATTGGTACGAGCTAAGCTTGGGAATTGTTGATCCAATTCAGGAGAAGATAGCTCAAAAATCACCAGATCCAAGAGCCAGGATCAATCAGAAGCTTGGGAATTACGGCCTATCCGCAGAGGCTGCAACCAAATTGAGAAACCCAGCTTACAGAATGTCTTTCCAGTAAATCAATCAATTAATGCAATGGAAGGTAATGCAATGGAAGGCTATCAGGATTTTATTAACTCGAAGTTCTTGCTGGCTAAGGAGTCTGGATTTGATCTGCCAATAGATGCGTTGAATCCAGAATCATACGGCGAGAAGTATCAATTTCAGCCGCATATCGTGCAATGGCAGCTTAGGTTGGGTCGGTCTGGATGTTACGCCAATTATGGGCGAGGTAAGACCAGGATGCAGCTTGAATGGGCAAAGCATACTGCCAGCTATACAGATGCCAGAACCTTAATACTGGCTCCTTTGGCTGTTGCAGAGCAGACCGTTAGCGAGGGCGAAAAGTTCAGAATTCAGGTGGATTACGCTGAATCCGCCGCTACCGCCAATCGGTCTAAATCAAGCATTATCATCACCAACTACGATCGACTGGATAAGCTTGAGCCAGTGTTAAGTCAGTTCAAAGCGATCGCATTAGATGAAAGCTCTATCCTAAAGAACTGGACTGGCAAGACTAAGCAGTTTTTGTGCGATTGGTTTAAGGGATTTGAGTTTAAATCTTGCTATTCCGCGCTGCCTGCACCAAACAACCCTTTGGAATGGCAGGGTCAGGCGGAATTTTTGGAAATTCAGGGCTGGGATCAGCTACTCACCCGATTCTTTATCCGTAACTCCATGAAAGCTGGAGATTACAAACTGAAGCCGCATTCCCGGCGTGATTTCTGGAGGTGGATTTCGTCATGGGCAGTTTGCTTAAATATGCCGTCAGACCTCGGATTCTCGGATGAAGGCTGGGATTTGCCGCCTCTCAACGTTGTAAACCATATTATCCCTGTAGATCACACTATGGGGTTAGGTGAAGAATGCGATCGCGATGGGCAGCTAACCTTAATCAGGACTCCATCAAACTCGGCTACCACCGTCCACAAAGAGCAAAAGAAAAATGCCGCTCTACTAGCTCGAAAGGTAGCTGAAATTATCGAAAATGAGCCTGATGAAACTTGGCAGATTTGGACATTCACTGATTACGAAGTAGATGAGCTGGAGAAAGTGATTCCTGGTCTAACGATTCTTAGGGGTTCTGAAACTCGCGCCAGTAAGCATAAGAAGCTAACTGGGTACTCCCAGGGTATTTACAAGCGGTTTTCCACCAAGCCTGAAATTGCAGGGCTGGGGATGAACTGGCAGCATTGCCATAAGGTGATTTTCGTGATGGGGAGCAGCTACAGTTTTGAGCAGTACCATCAAGCGCTGCACCGCAATTATCGCAATGGGCAGACTGAAGCTGTTGATGTTCATCGGGTATTCGCTGAGACGGCAGGCAATGTCCAGTCTCGATTGGTAGAGAAAGAGCACGAGTATAAACTTCAGCAAATTGGATTCAGGCAGGCTGTTGCAGAACAGAAGCTGATTCATTGCAATGGCTTGAAATTGGACGACTACGAACCTCAAGTAATCATGGAGATTCCATCATGGGCACAAAGCAAAACCGCATGAAAGTTTTAGATCAATCATCCGGCGATAACTGGCAATTGTATAACGCTGATTCGGTCGAAGTACTCAGCGCTCTACCTTCAAATTTTATTGACCTAACTATCACCAGTCCTCCGTTCTGCAATCTTTATACTTACTCTCCTAGCGCACGGGATATGGGCAACGTGGAGGATGACGAGCAGTTTTACCGAAGCTTTGACTACCTGATTCCTGAACTTTACCGTTGCACTACTCCAGGCAGGCTTGCTGTGATCCATTGCAAAGACTTACCCTTGTTTAAGGGGCGAGATGGCGTTGCAGGACTAAAGGATTTCCCTGGCAACATCATTCGCAGATTTACTGGGGATGCGGTAGAGGAATTAGTAATCCGATTGGACGCAATGAGGGAGGCAAGAGCGATCGCAGCTTCCCTGGATTGCGATCTTCGATTATTTGATCAAAAGATTGATGCACTCGAAAAGGAGCTTATCTGGCAGCAATCCCAGTCATGGGTATTCCATTCGCGGGTAACGATTTGGAAGTGTCCAAAAACGGAGATGGAGCGCACCAACAATCATGGGTTACTACACTCTCAACTCTGCAAAGATTCTAGTGTTAGCCGTCAAGGAATGGCCGATTATTTGCTGGTGTTCCGCAAATGGTCTGAAGAGATGACTACAATGGATAGCGTGAAGCCAGTCAACCGTAAGGATGATGGACTATACCGGTTTGATTCCACTGGCTACATTGGCGAACAGCCACCTTTTGATAGCAGACTGAAGTGGAGCGATCGCGATGGGATATCCTATTGGTATGGCGAGGTTTTAGATCCTCGCGATTTCTCTATTAAGGTTTGGCAGAAATACGCTTCTCCGGTCTGGTTTGATATGAAGCAAACCAACGTCCTGAACGTGAATGGCGCTAAGGAGAATGAAGAGGAGCCGCATCTTTGCCCTCTACAAATCGATGTGATAGCACGCTCGATCGAACTTTGGAGTAATGAAGGCGACGTGATTTGTGATCCGTTCAATGGAAGGGCTAGCACTGGTTACGCAGCATTAAAGATGGGTAGAAAGTATCTGGGAAGCGAACTTAAGAAGTCGTATTTCAATCTGTCCGTCAAAGAGCTAAAGAGTGTATTGAATGCCGAGCAAAAAACGTTAGGGCTGGCAAGCTAATCTAAAATCAATCAATTAATCGGAGGACTTATGTACGATTGTCGCAACTTTGCTCCGACTCCCGATCCTAAACAGATTGGAGCGGACTTAAAAGAGTTGATCGAGAGCTATCAATTTGCAGTAGTGGGCCAGCAAGTTCGCCTTTCTTTTTATAAAGATTGCCCTCTCCCAGCTTGCGATCGCTGGATGCGGGTTTGGCAGAAAACAGAAGACGGCTGGAAGTACATTGCAGTTCGCAAGGGCTATCAATGGTAGGCAGGATTCTCAAGCCAGCAATCCCGTACTTTGGAGCAAAGTGGAAGTGGGCCGAATGGATTTTAGGCTCATTTCCGCCGCATCAACAGTATGTTGATTTATGCGGCGGCTCTGGTGCAATGCTATTCGCGAAGAATCCTGCCCCTACAGAGATTTACTGCGATATTTATCAGCCAGCTTGCAATTTCATGCAAGTGCTTAAAGGCAACCCAGCAGAGCTGATAGAAGCGATTTACAGGTTTCTAGATGAAGAGGATGATGTATTCCTTCTGCGAGATCCGCTAGCAGTCCATCAGGAAGAAGGTCTTGATGGTATCGAGCTGGCTGCTCAATTCTATTGCTATAGCCATCTATCCTGGAGTGGTGGAGGAACTCGGTGGAGTAGTGGCAGGGGGAGTGCTACCAGGGAGGAAGCGAATCCATTCCATTTATGGGCCTGCAGCGATCGCCTTCGGTGTGTCAGCATTCGCCAGGAATCATGCTTTGATGTGCTAAAAGCGATGCCAAAAGACCCCAGCATCCTCTATTACCTGGATCCTCCCTACGTCCAGGAAGCTCGAAAATCGAAAGATAATCGGGCTAAAAATCCGCAGAAAACGGCATCTCGCAGGCAGTATGCTTGCGAATTTTCGGACAAGGAGCATGTATTGGCACTGGAGATGCTTCAAGGGAGATCTGCTATCGTCAGCGGCTACACTTCCGAGCTTTACGAAAAGCATAAGCCGGATGGCTGGATAGTCATTAGTAAGCGGATTGGCAAGGAATGCGAATATCTTTGGGTATCCCCTGAGGCTCGCGATCGCATCCCGCAATTATCCTTGTTCGATCTAAAAGCTATTTGACTTAGATAGAGCTACAATATAGTTCACACGGAATTATCAAGAATAAACCCTTGCAGCACTCTGGATTCCTACGCTAGGGTGCTTTACTATTGGGAGATGTAGCGGCTATAAATTGGTTAATTATTTAGAGATCAATCGGTTATGCTGTCTTGTATTTCTCAACAATTATTTCTCAGCAACGGGAGGAGATTCCGTCATGAACCCCATGCCTAAAGGCAGGGGCTTGTAGACTGCCCGACTCTTCGAGCGGGATACGAGCCACAACATGACCAGCCTAAGTCCTTCGAGGACTACGTTTTTCGAGTCATGACACCCAAGGATACGTCGCTAGTTCTTGGCTCTGTCGCTAGTTGCTAAACATCTGTAGTGGGTTAAGGAAGTGCAACTAGCCGAACAAGCTCTTAAAACATTGGCGAAGCGAACATTACCCAGAAATGGAGTTTCTCAAATGTCGAATTTCGTTTTTGTGCTGGATACCAACAAACGACCGCTAGACCCAGTTCACCCTGGAGCGGCACGTCACCTCCTTAATGCAGGAAAAGCTGCTGTGTTCAGAAAATATCCATTCACCATCATCCTGAAAGAAGCTTGTCCCGATGTGCCCGTACAAGACTTGGAACTCAAACTAGATCCCGGCTCTAAAGTCACGGGAATCGCAATCAAGCAAGGCAACAAACTCATCTTTGGAGCCGAATTGCAACACCGAGGGCAACAGATTAAGGATGCGTTGCTATCCCGTCGTCAATTGCGACGCTCTAGACGGAATCGCAAAACTCGCTATCGCAAGGCTCGATTCTTGAATCGCACTCGTCCTGATGGATGGCTTGCTCCGTCATTGCAGCATCGCGTTTTAACAACGCTCACTTGGGTTCGCAAGTTTATGCGACTTGCACCGATCGCAAGCATCGCTCAAGAATTGGTGCGGTTCGATGTGCAGTTAATTTCAAATCCTGAAATCTCAGGCGTTGAGTATCAGCAAGGAGAATTGCAAGGCTACGAAGTTCGAGAATATTTGCTGGAGAAGTGGAATCGAAAGTGCGCGTACTGCTCAGTCGAAAATGTTTCGCTTGAGATTGAACATATCCAACCGAAATCAAAGGGTGGTTCTGACCGAGTTTCTAATCTTGCTCTTGCTTGTCATCCTTGCAATCAGAGCAAGGGGAATCAGGATATTCGAGACTTTCTAGCGGATAAGCCTGATTTGCTGAGTCGAATTCTCAAACAGGCAAAATCACCGCTTAAAGATGCGGCTGCGGTCAACTCTACCCGATGGGCATTGTTCAACGCTCTGAAGATAACGGGTTTGCCAGTAACCACGGGGACAGGTGGACAAACCAAGTTCAATCGCACTCGGTTAAATCTGCCTAAATCTCATTGGTTTGATGCGGCGTGTGTTGGCAATGTTGGAACGTTGAAAGTTCTCGCTTCAAAGCCGTTGCTGATTGCGGCAAAAGGGCATGGAAGTCGGCAGATGTGTGGAACGGATAAGTACGGCTTTCCCACTCGCCATAAATCCAGAGTCCAGATTCACAAAGGCTTTCAAACAGGCGATATCGTTACCGCAACTGTTACAGCAGGTAAGAAAATCGGCTCTTATGTGGGTCGAGTTCTTTGTCGTGCATCAGGCAGTTTCGATATCAACACCACTGCCGGAAGGGTGGCAGGTATCAGCCACAAATATTGCAAACCAATCCACAAGAAGGACGGTTATTCGTATGGATTTTGAGACTCTGCCTGCTACCGCAGGCGCGGGAGGGGCTATTACCTCCCCATGTCTGAAGCCAGGGGCTTCACCCCTCCCGAACCCACCCATTTCCGTGAGAATCCGAGTCCAGGAAGATTTTCAGCAAACAATCCAAGGGGAAGGCTACTGGGCAGGCACGCCATGTGACTTTATCAGGCTGTATGGATGCCCGGTTGGTTGCCGATGGTGTGATACCGGCTACTCTGATGGTGGCAAATTTTTACCTCAATCAGAGCAAGAGATTAGTGATTTGATTGGGAGATTAAAGTCTTCCAGGGTGGTGATTACGGGTGGGGAGCCATTTATTCAGCGCAATCTACCAGAGCTGGTTGCAGCGCTGCACGCCGCTAATAAAACGGTTCATATCGAAACCAGTGGAGCGGCATGGCAGAAGCTGCCTACAGGGGTATGGATAACACTTAGCCCTAAACAGCATCTGAATCCTAAGTATCCGGTGCAGCCCGAATTCTGGGTAAATGCCAGCGAGATTAAAATCGTCATTTCGTCAGGCGACGAGCTGGCATTCTATCGGAAGTGGCTACCAGAAGATCCAATGGTGCCAGTCTTCCTGCAGTCGGAGTGGGATGACCGGGAGCGCACGCTGCCAATCTGCCTTTACCTCTTGCGCTCTAATCCTGGCTACCGCCTTTCTCTTCAAATGCACAAATACATAGGAGTGCGGTGATGCAACCTAAATGGATTCTAGGAAAGGAGTTTTCCTTTGAAGCATCTCATTTTCTGCCCAACCATGATGGCAAGTGTGCCCGATTGCATGGTCATAGCTGGAAAGGGATTATTTACGTCCAAGGGGATGCACTGCAAACCGCTGGGCCTAAGCAGGGTATGGTGATGGATTATTCGGAAATCAAAGCAGCGCTCAATCCGTTAATCAATCAATTTTTAGATCATTGGCATCTTAACGACACATTAGAGATGGAGAATCCGACGAGTGAAGCGATCGCAGAATGGCTTTTCGAGCGACTTTCAGAATCTGGACTTAGAGGATTGCTTGCAGTCCAGATCAACGAAACCTGCACCAGTCGATGCCTCTACACTCGCTCAGGTGGAAACACATCTATCCTCGGCAATGCGTTTATTGTGGGGAGCTAAGCTTGACGGCGATGGGATGCGAGATACTCCTGCCAGGGTTGCAAAGCATTGGGCGACGATTACGGCTGGATTGCATGAAGACCCATTGCTGCCACTCGTAAAAACCTTTGAATGCACCCATGATGAGATAGTACTGATTCGGGATATTCAGTTTTTCAGCTTATGTTTACCAGGCTATCAATTGGTAAATGCGGTTGGCGGGGCAAGAAAAGCAAGGAGTATTAAAGCTGGAGATAGGCTATGGACTCTTCAGCATGGAATTCCAGTGCAGACTACGGTTAAATCCGTCACCTCTCATGAAGCTCCTTCGATAACCCGATTAAAGCTTATCAACGGCATCGAGATAGGGGTTACTCCAGATCATCCAATTAAAACCCCGTACGGCTGGCAGGAAGCTGGCAAACTTAATCCGGGAGAGCTTATCGAATGGATTAATCCCAGAACTTTATGTAAAGAGCAATTTGCCTTTAATCTGAATAGGGATCTGGGATACGTGCTTGGCGCGATCGCTTCTGATGGTTCGATCCAGGATGCTAGGCGAGTATGCCTGGAGGTTTGCGATGAATGGTTTGCTGAGAAGTTTCAAAAAGCATTAGTGGGAGCATTTGGAGTTCAGGTGCCCATACAAAAAATTAAGAAGCGTAGCGGATTCAGGAAGGAGGATGTAGATCAATTCCGAGTTAGATTCACGTCAAGCCAAATTGCGAAACGCCTACTAAAGCAGCTTGGGCTTCCGTTTAATCTGGGCAGCAAATCAAAGACGAAAATATTTCGATTGCCAAAAATCGTACTGACAGATCAATCCATTATGGATGGATTTCTTGAGGGATACACCGATGGAGATGGTTCACAAAAGCAGCTTAAGAAGGGGGTTGCTCAAATCATCGTAAGCACAAATAAGGGCTTCTTAGATGAACTTGGAGATGCAGTTGGCTCAAAGCCTTATCCCGTAAATAACGGTGCTGGATGCTTCGCAATGTATATCGGGATGGGATGGGATAGACGGGGATGGTTTAACAAGCATGGGTTTGAGCAGATTGAGCATACCCTAGATCTGGGAGAAAGCGAATTTATTCCGGTAGCATCCGTCGAAACAATTGATAAGCCGATAAAGGTTTATAGCTTTCAGTGTGATGAGCATCCGACTTTCCTGGTTTGCGGGATACTAACCCATAATTGTGAGCATCATTTGCTTCCCTTCTACGGTGTTGCTCATGTAGCTTACATCCCATCAGGAAAGGTAGTTGGGCTATCCAAGATTCCTCGCTGCCTGGATATTTTAGCCGCTCGACCTCAATTGCAAGAGCGATTGACTGACCAGTTAGCAGATGCCATTGAGCGCATCCTTAACCCGTCTGGAGTAGCTGTAATTCTCAAGGCTGCCCATACTTGCATGACCACTCGCGGAGTGCTTAAGCCTGGTTCGGAGACGGTTACAAGCTGTATGCGTGGGGTGTTTCGGAAGGATGCAAGCGCTAGAGCAGAAGTACTGGAGTTGATGAGATGAGAATTCATCTAGCTAAATCGGGGGGGATAACAGGCCAGACGGTAAGGACTTCAGGGTTCTTTTGGCAGATGAACTCTACTGCAATAGTTTAATGTCCTACGCATTTCGAGAGCATGAACACCGATGGAAACAGTACTGGGAAGCTCTAATCAGCCATATCGAAAACACTCGTAATCCTTAGTCGATAGCAGTATGCAAATCCACCTTAGCCAGCCTAACGATCGCAGTCATCAATCAATTTTTACCGGACAGGTGATGACTCAAGAGTTATGGGCCAATTACCTGATGAGTTTTGCTTACAGAGAGTACGAGATAGCTTACGAGAGAGTCTGGAACGAAATCTGCAAACCCTATCAAGGAAGGAATAATGTCTAATCAATGTTTGGTTATTCTTAGCGGCGGTCAGGACTCTACAACCTGTTTGGCGGTTGCTAAGCAGGTTTTCGATAAAGTACACTGCGTCACATTCGATTACGGCCAAAAGCATTCAATCGAGATTGAATCTGCAGTGCAGATAGGCAAGATTATGGGCGTTGAATCCCATGAAGTTATCGAGCTGGGGAAAGTGCTTAAAGGAACCTCGCCGCTGGTTTCTGATAATCAGGTGCCAGAATATTCTGCTCCTGGGGATGTACCGGATGGTATAGCCAGCACCTTTGTACCATCCAGAAATGCTTTGTTCCTTACGATTGCATCCAATCGAGCGATCGTGCGAGGGATTGATACATTGTTTACTGGTGTATGCGAGACGGATTATTCTGGCTATCCAGATTGCCGCAGAGTATTTATTGATGCGCTTCAGGATGCTTTAAGCCTTGCCAATTTTGGAGAGCCTGGGAAATTCATTATCGAAACTCCGTTAATGAGCCTCACCAAGGCTCAATCAGTCCACCTAGCAATGGAGGTGATGGGAGATAAATTTGAGTCAATCATGAAGCTGACTCATACCTGCTATCAAGGCGTTAAAGGGGGTTGCGGTAAATGTGCGGCCTGCTTGCTAAGAGATAGAGGCTTCCAAGAGGCGGGCGTTCCTGACCCAATCTGGAAGCATCGGGAATTGCAGCCAGTGACCGCTTAATGAATATCTATATCGCGGCGAATCCATCTGGTAATAGCCGGATTCAGCAGCAAATCCTTTTACTCGAATCAACCTCGAACCATCTCATGAGCTATGCCTACAAACATGAGCTATGCCTACAAAAATGAGGAGCCAGCCTACAAACCCGTCCTGCAACAGCAAGGCATCAGACCCAGAGTAATCATTGACTCTGGAGCGTTCACGGCATTCACGCTTGGCAAGGCAGTTGACCCTAAAGAGTACGCTGAGTGGGCAAAGGATTTTGATAGCCGCTGGCGGCACCGGATGGACTCGCTTCACTTCATGAACCTGGATGTGATTGGAGATCAAGATGCTTCATGGATTAATCAATCAATTTTAGAAGGGCTAGGGATGCGACCCATCCCGATCATTACTTTTGGCGCGGATATTATCCATCTGCAAAGAGCGATTGAAAATTATGATTACGTCGCACTGGGCGGACTGGTGCCCCATTCTGGCAACCGGAAGTTGCTACAGGCTTGGCTAGATCACTGCTTCCAAATTGTCATGGCCCAATATCGCAAGACTGGCAAAATGCCCAAGGTGCATCTGCTGGGGATAACCAGCGATTGGGCGATGAAACGCTATCCCTGCTTCTCCTCTGATTCGAGTTCATGGGTTGCCAGCTTGCGGTTTGGGCGCGGTGATATTGCAGGGATTCAGCAGGTTCCCAGGTACAAGGAAAGCGATGCTGCCCTGGCTGCAAACATCCATGTCCTTCGAGCGGCTATCCGCAAATATAAGCGGATGGAAGAGGAGGCAACCAAGCTGTGGGCAGGCAGGGGGATTAGCTGGTGATCGCTGTATGAAGGTGCATTTTGTATGGGCGGGAGCCAGTGATACATTGCCGGATGGCAGGAATTCCAGAGTCCTTCTTGCTGAGGAGCTTGCAACCGGATCTTTGCTCAGCTTTGCCCATGCAGGCTATGAGAAGAAATGGGCAGAGCTATGGAATGAATTAGCAAGGTTACACCAGAAAGCAATGCGAATTCACCTTACAGATACAATAGCAAGATTGAGCGGCCAGAGATCGGTTAAGGAACTGCTTCCAGAAGAGGGAAAGACAGAAAATTTATTTAGCTATGCCTACCAAGAGCAAGAGGAGCAATGGCGTGATTCATGGCATACTCCCATGAATATCCATATCGCTGGGCATTCTGCCACTCCAGAGATGGAAAAAGAGATGGAAAAGCAAATCAAGCCAGAGCATGACAATCATTTAGCAACCTATGCCGACCGAAAGGAAGTAACCGATACGATCGCTGCTATCAGCAACCTTGTTGACCTTAGACCGAGGGTGATCATCGACTCTGGCGCGTTCACTGCATGGTCAACCGGAAAAACCATAACGCCGCAAGAGTATGCGGAATGGGCGCTTGATTTCGATAAGCGCCGGAGAAGTAAGATGGCAGCGCTCCATTTTATGAATCTCGACGTAATTGGAGATCAAGATGCCAGTTGGAATAATCAATCGATTCTAGAAAGCCTGGGAATGAGGCCGCTCCCTATTGTCACTTTCGGGGTAGATCTGCGGCATCTCCACCATACCCTTAGCGGCTACGATTACGTCGCATTAGGCGGACTGGTGCCCTATACGAGGAATAAGAAGTTGCTACAGGCTTGGCTAGATAGCTGCTTCCATATCGTCATGAGTTATTACAAGAAGACTGGCAAGATGCCTAAGATTCACTTGTTAGGCGTAACTACTGAATGGGTGCTCAAGCGTTACCCTTGCTATTCCTCTGATTCAAGTAGCTGGGTTTCTAGCCTTCGGTTTGGTGGTGGAGATGTTGCCGGGATAAAAAATATTCCTCGCTACAAAGAATCTGATGCGGCTATGGCCGCAAACATTCATGTACTTCGAGCCGCTATCCGCAAATATAAAAAGCTTGAGGAAGAATCTACTAAGCTGTGGGCAGCTAGAGGCATTAGCTGGTAACTTCTAGCGCATCAGAAAATCAATCAATTAATCGAGATAGGAGATAGGTGGAAATCATGTTGTCATCTTTGTACAAAATCGAGAGAGCGGTTCCGTTGCATCCCAGTCAATTGGAGCCGAATGATTGGAATCCCAATCGAATGAAAGAGCGCACCCAGGAGGCTCTACGAGAGTCGCTGGATTGGGTTGGGCAGGTAGAGGAAATCCTGGTGCGGCCCCACCCCGAAAAACAGGAGGTATATCAGATCATTAATGGGGAGCATCGCTGGAAGGAGATGCAGGATGAGGAGGTGATTTACGTCAATATCATCCACGACTTATCCGACGCTGAAGCAAAGAAGCTGACGGTAGTGCTGGACAGCACCCGAGGCGAGATGGATAAAATCGACCTAGCAAAGCTGCTGGCCGATATTCAGCAAGATATGGGAGTGGATACGATTAAGGCGGTACCCTACACCGAGAATGAGCTAAACGAGCTGATCAAGCTATCAGAAGCGGATTGGGATAATTACGGCAGTAGCGGCTCCTTCCAGGATGCTTACAGCGACCACCAGGCGAATCAGCAACGCCGCAATGAAGCGACAGCGGCGGCAGGGGGAGGAGGAGAGCAGTACGCTTCTGGGGGTTCTCAGGGGAGCGGCATCCAAAGCACCTTTCAGGGGCAGCAAGGCCAGCATGGGGAGCGCTTTGAAGAGTCTGGTGATCATGTATCGGTATTCTTCAAAGCGTCTCATGAGGATATGGAGTTAATCAAGCAAGCTTACGAGCTGGTGCAGCAAGAGGGGGAGCTTGACGAGAATCCAGCGATCGCATGGGGTCAGGTCATTGCGAGGATAGCCAAAGAGTTTATCGGGTATCCTCGTGGAAATTAACTGGAGTCGTTACTTATGAGTCAGCCGCAAGCATGTTTAATCTCATGCGTCAAACAAAAATCAAATAAACCTGAACCCGCGATCGATTTGTACAAATCCAGCTTATTTATTAAATCAAGAGGATATGCAGAAAAACTTGGTCTGCCGATTTACATTTTATCGGCCAAATATTACTTAATTCATTCCAGCCAACTGGTTCAGCCGTACAATCTGACGCTAAATGATTTCTCGAAAAATGAACTGGATAAATGGGCTTTTCATGTAGGAGGACAAATCTTTGAGCAATTCAATCAGGATGCAGCACTGCTTGTTTTAGCTGGCTCAAGGTATCTATCCTTCAGAAAGTATGTAGATAATCCGATCATTGATCCCATGATCGGATTATCTATTGGCAAGCGGCTACAGTATCTAACTAGGCAGATTGAATCTCATTAGATTGATTTAGTTTAGATTTACGCTTCCTGCGTCCTGCTACTTCAGCGGCTAATTTATCAAACTGCTCGACGCTTGTATCTTTGATGGATTTAATCGCAAGCTCATCATGAATTGCTGCCCAGGATAACTGTTGATCTGCGTAGAGTTGCTTGACGATCTGGCTTAGATTGTAGACTTGCATTGCTTTAGATTCACGCTGAACCTTACTCGTAGATAAACCCATTCTTGATGCGATCTCTTTAATCGATTGACCTCTTTCTACTAATTCAAGGATAAATTTTGCCCGATTAAATCTATCTGCTTTGCCAGCTTCGCAAGCCTTTCTTAGAATTTCATCATCCTGAGTACTCCATTCTTTTTTGGGAGCACTCTTTTTAGCCTTTGCTTTTGGCTTTGCATCCCCATAAGCTTCTTCATGCTTCTTGTTCAAGAACGCAGCCATTTCATCATTTAATTGCTTTTCAGATTCGGTAGACTCAAGAACATCGGGTTCCAGCACCTTTTTCAAATTCTGATCGATAACTGCAGGGATGGCAAGCTCGGTTACTTGCTCAGTCGCTTCGCTGGCAACTGCAACGGCTTCAGGCTCGGTAGAGATGGCATCTCTACCCTCTAATTGCTTAGCGTTGTAATCTTCGATAGCCGCAATTAGATCGGCTTTCTTAGGCTTAGCGTTGGGGGTGAACAATTCATGAGCGATAGCGGCTTTCAGATCCTTGGGGTAGTTATTGGTAACGGTAATCATTGCGCTTCTCCGATAATTGATTGATTTGCTTACATCGTCATTATGTCTCATCTATGCGAGAATGGCAAGACCTGTTTGACTCATCCTGCTTATACCTGGCCGAAAAGCGCGACCAAATCCTTATATGAGCGATATCGCTACTCCCGCCCGAAATAAGACATAATGACGATGTAAGCGATACTTAAAGATCAGCGATCGCTAAAGTCTAGCAGTAGGGGCATAACCCGCGCCCCAGTAATAATCCAATCAATTATCAGCCAGCAATGAATCAGCTATCGATTTTTCCAGCCGCGCAAGAAATAGCGATATTCTCCCCTTGCCGCCAGTACCGATACACTCTTTGGCGAAGATGGGGGGATGATTGGGAATCGAATTTTTGCATGTTTATTGCTTTGAATCCCAGCACCGCAGATGAGGTGCAGGACGATCCAACCGTTCGCCGCTGCATCCGATACGCGAAAAGCTGGGGTTATTCCGCGCTCTGTATGACCAACATTTTTGCATACCGGGCCACTGACCCAAACGTGATGAAAGCTCAGGCAGAGCCGATTGGCGAGGAGAACGATCGCTACCTGATAGAGTGCGCTGCCAAAGCGAAAATCGTTGTTGCAGCCTGGGGTAATCATGGAGTGTATAGGGATCGACACCGCCAGGTAACTGCGATGATTCCAGATTTGCACTGCTTAAAAATCACTGGGGCCGGAATGCCAAGCCATCCGCTATACCTGCCCAAGAACCTGGAGCCTTTCCGTTTGTAAATACTCAACTCATTCACGGAATTCTGTTGTAGGCTTTAACAAGCACCTATGATAGGAATTCTATGGCTAAAACAACCGCAGCAACCTCAGAAGCTCAAGGTTTTCAATCAGCACCAGAGGTTGTAGAGAACGCTTCAAAACCTGCCACTTTATTGGATAGTATTACAACTGAAACCACTTTACTATCAGCCTGTCAGCATACTCTGCCGATAGGCTGGTTTGATGCGAATGGGGAGCGGCAGCAGAGCTTTACCCTCAAAGCCTTCACAGGTAAGGACGAGCTTGAATTATCAGCCCTGACGACTCGCTATCGAGACAAAATCGCAGAAGTGCTTCCAGTTTTCCTGTCGCGAATGATTGAAACGATTGGCGGCACTCCGATCGCGGAAGTAGCAAAGAGTCAGAGCTTGTCTACACAAAAACTCTGCGAGAACCTATTCCTAGCCGATGCGTTGCAGGTATTGCTCCAATTACGGTTAGATGCGATTGGCCCAGATGTGCAGCTATCGGGTCAATGCCCAATCTGCCAAACGGTCAACAAAGACCGGGAAGGCGAATACTCCGATTTGAGTACCGTAGAGGTGCAGATGGTCAAAGGGTTGACCCATCCGATTATTGAGATTGTGCTGCCAGATGGTGCAACCGTTTTCGAGGATTTTATTAAGCGCATCCAGATTCGCGCTCCCAAGCTCTACGATTTGAAGCGGATGGCAAAGCAGGCGAAGGATGGGCAGGCAGAGTATCGGGTAAACCATCGGATTTTGCTTAATACCGTGGTGGGACTCCCAGAATCAGAGGCTTACGGCAATTCAATGAACTCTGACCGTACCGCAATCTCAGCCGCTGGCATCGAAGCGCTATATGAGCAGCTAACTGCTAGGGATAGATCGTACCTCCAAAAGTGCATCAATAAAGTCTCTAATTTCGGGCCAGCGATGACGATCGAGATGGTTTGCCGCGCTTGCGGCTATGACGACTGGAGTGCGGAGGTGCCCTGGCGGGATCTGCCTACCTTTCTGTCTTACCCTGCTTAATAGGGGAGTAGATGAAAGCTACTTAAACGAAGTAGCTTTCTTCCTGACGGTGGGAGATCAAGCTCCATTCTCCTCGATTGAAGATATTTATAATCTCCCGATCTCTCGACGGGAGTTTTTCACAAAAAAGCTGGTGGAGACATACGAGAAGCAGCGGGAAGAGATAGAAAATGCAACCAGAAAACGGTAATCAAGTAAATCCTCAAATACTGGCATGGAGACGCTATCAATGCCAATTAGATCCCAATGAATCAATCAATTGGTTCGCTTTGATGGATTGGTTGAAGGCGGAGAATGAGCAGTTAGCTTTTGAGATATGGAAAGCTGATTTTCTGTCCAGGCACCCGGAGTTAAAGGGGGAGGAAGAAGAATTTCTTAAATGGTGCTATGGCATGGATCCGGCGATCGAAAACTACTGGAATACTGCATCAGGCAGACTCCTTAAATCATCAATCGCCTTCTGGTGTAGCGTGAAAAGCTGGATGCATTTTAGCTCCCCAGCTTGGGCAGGGTTCGACTTTAGAACCAGGATGCTGGCAAAAGCAGTGCAGAACTGGGTTGTTGCCAGTTACCCAGGCTTTCACTTCGATTAATAATCAATCAATTTTTGGGAGATGGTATGCCAGATTACGGACTGTACTATGAGCTAGAATCCGCTCTACAGCAGGATCCGAGCCTGGTCGCTGCCAAGGAGTTATATCCATTCGATAATGATGCGCTTTATGCTGCCATCATGGATCGATTGGCTCAGCCTTTACCCAATGGAGATCCATCGCCTTTTAGTGCGAAGACTCCGGGCAGTGCTCATGCCATCTTTGCCGGGGTGCTGATCTACCTGCAAAGCTTAGCCGCGCATGAGATGAACCTTGTGCCGGATGGGACTATCTTGGAGTGGTTGCGGCTACTGGGCACGACGCTCCGAGAAGCAGAGTATCCAATTATCAATGTTCGGTTTTCTCGCAGTGCGGACGCAGTTGCCAATAACATCCCGGTGACTGTTCCAGCAGGGCTAGAAATTCGGAGCTTCTACGATAGTAGCCGGAGTGCTTACACCATTGTCGAAACCGACATTCCAATCACGGATGATTCCGCTTTGGTGCCTTGCCGGATTAGCCAGCCAGGAATAATTACAAATCTGGTAGATGGTGAATTCAATCAGATGGCGCGAGGAGTGCCGTTCGTGGATACGGTTGCCAGCGAGGGAGTAGTTACCCCTGGCAGGGATGCAGAGCGGCTGATTGATGCGGTACTGAGGACTAGGGATTGGCTAAGGACTGGCGATCGCTGTTTGACCGACCGGGATTATGCCTACTTCGCGCTCCAGGCTGGTGCAACAAAGGTGAATGTGATTAGAGGCCGGATGCCCGAATTAGACGGGTATTTTCGGGATCTGCGAACCATTGCCATCTACCCTGCAACGATGCAGCCAATTGTAGAAGCAGCGCTAGAACCTCGCCGATTACTGGACGAAAGGCTGGTGGTAGTTGCGGCTGAAGTGATTCCTTTGAATGGAGTAATCCAGGTCAAGGCGATAGATGGGTTAACTCAATTTGAGGTATTTAATCTGGCAGCGGCGGCTATCTCGCAGAACCTTAATCCTCCTTCTGTAGGAGGTATCTGGGGCGATAAGCAGCTTGAAAAGACGATCGCAGGCATTCTGGAGCGGGTGCAGGGGATTTATGCCGTACCCTCGGTCGAGCTGACCCATGCGGAAACCGGGGAAGCATTCTCCAGCTTGACGCTAGAACCCTGGCAGCTTGCCGAGATTCAGCAGAATATCCAAATACAACTTGTTCAATAATCAATAATCAATCGATTTTAGAGGTAGGTATGGAATCAATCAATTCTGATGAAAGCGTATCGGCAGATATTAGCTCTCGAAAACCGATGAAGAAGCCAAGAGGGAAATCTGTATTAGATGAACTCCGGCAATTCAAGCAATTAGATGAATCTAGAGCGGCCCAGGCAGCAAAGGCTCAACCCTTCCGGCTATCAGAAGAGAAAAGCGAGATTATTGATAAGCAGATGGAGTCTGACCGAGCTTACTTTGAGGAGCATCCACATTGCCATGCATTCTATCGGCCTCCTACGCCAGCAGATGCACCGGGGAACAGCCTGATAGTCGATGACGATATTCACTCCATTTTGGTTGTCCGACATCCAGAAGATGAAGGCATGAGATTTCGGGTTGCCACCGATGTAAAAGTCTTTCAGCACACTGCAAGCGGCTGGACTAGAGAGCAAGCAATGGGCTTCTGGCAAGCGCTAATGAAGCAGCAAAAACAAATGAAAATCTAAAAATTTAGAATTCTAAAATTCTATGTCGTTCGAGAAACTTGTCAGGCCAGATTTACCAGAAGCGCATACTCCCCAAGCTCAGCAGGGACTTATAAGCGGCTGGGTGCCTGCGATTTTGAATCGAATCGAGTCATCGGATGATCCAGAAGGCTTGGGGCGAGTTAAAGTGCAGTGCGATTTACTGGCAATAAATCAGACTTTGCCGAACTCTTGGGACGGCATGGTATGGGTGCTGGAGGAGTACGTTTGCAATGGCAAGGAAGGGGGAGCGCATCGCTACCTCCAGCCAGGGAGCCAGGTTGCCTTACTGCCCATGTTTGGCAACCCGAAATATATGCTTATGCTGGGAGCCTTACATAGCAGAGTAGATAAACCTAACCCCATCTTTGACCGGAGTATCGAGGTGCATGGTACCCAATCACCGGGCCAGATATTCAAAATCAAAGACGATCGCAATACCGAGGAAACCCATGCCTTCCCGCATGGAGTCACCAGCCAAGTAACTCGCACCGGAGATAAAATCGACCAGACCCAAGGGGGAGCCAGGAATCATCTGCAACAAGATGGCACCAATCGGGTAGAAAATAGCAAATCCTCAATCGTCCAAAGTAAGGACGGGCAGATTACCCAACGCTCTGCAGGCGATGCAACTCAGATTCTAACCGCCGATGGCCGCGCTTACCTCCGAGCGGAAGCCTCCAAAAATGAGCTAAAACTTGAGCCTGGTACGTCTGAACTGCTGGGGCCAGCACCGGAGCTGACCGGATTAAAAAACCAGGCTAAAAAGCTTCTGGGAGGGCAGCTTGGACAAGCTCAAGAGCTGCTTAAAAATCTGGGGTTATCAAGTACGCTTCTGGGAAATCTGGGGAGTAGTACAGGGAGTAGTACAGCTAATCAGGAGAGCTTAGCGGAGCTAGCTACCAGTGCAAGCGAGTTCCTGGGGCAGCTAAGCAACGGGATTGGCTCTACTTTGCAAACTGGTATAAACGTATTAAAGGAGATTCAGAAACAGCCAATCGCTGACCTGGGGCAAACTTTATTTGATCAGGTAGAGGCAAGCGTAGCCAGCGGTATAGGGGCGCTCCTGCCAGCGCTGCAAGAGATTCTGGCACAGAAACCCTCCTTATCAGAAATCAATCGCTTTTTAAGCGCTTCTGATGTACTTACTCAACCCATTGAAGAATCGGCAGCAAATATAAATGTACTAAAAGGCTTGGGTCACTCACTGGATTTGCAGGCAGAGTTTATCTTGAGCAAAGCGCTGCCAGAGGGCTACGATAGCTTCAAGAATCTGTCTGCTCTGGGGATTGCAGATAAGGTAGAGCCAATCTCCAATCTGTTCGATGAGGCTAAGTCAATTCTGGAAGGTACGGCCCCACTGCTGCCATCGCAGACGCTGCCAATCGCTCAGCAATTAGAGCAGCAACAGCAACGATTGCAGGATATTCCCGCTCAAATACTTGGCACGCTCCCTAAAGAATTACAGGGATTCATTTCCCCGTCGCTGATCAAGGGATTGGTTAATGGGGGAGATTTTGAAGCTGGCATCACTGGAATGCTGGGCAGTATTGCGAAGGGGTTCAATGGGCAGACAATCAGCAGCCTGACAAAAGCGTTGCCATTTAGCAATGCCTTGCCGGATATGCAGAAATTAACCGATGCGATCGCTAAAGGGCAATTTAGCAACCTCTCACAGATGCTCTCCGGTATCACCAGTTTGCCTGGTTTAAGCGGCCTTGGCTCCCTGACTGGCAATCCATCGCAGATGCTCTCGCAGATGTTCTCCGGGCTGACTCAGCAGTTCGGGCAGATGTTGGGGGATGCTCAAAAGCAGTTGACTAAATTTGTGAATTCAATTGGTGAGCAGATTGCTAGAGCGAAAGTGCAGGTTGATAAATTCACAAGCGAATTGCGTGCCAAGCTCGGCAAACATCGAGTGTATGCAACAGAGAAAGGAGTTGGTGCTCAGAGTCCTTATGGGGGTTTTGATTTTGGCAAAGATGGTGGCTTGATGAAATCCCTCGGCAAGATGGTGATGCAAGTTATCGGCAAGGGATCTGGTGGATTGACCTTAGATCCGAAACTGGGGGCGCTCCTGCAAGGGTTCGATAAGACTGGGCAGACCGCTCTATCAAGCGTCCAGGCTAGCGGAAGCAGGATTAACGTATCCGCTGCTCAGACTGCAATTTCCGGCGAGACATCAATCAGAAGCGCTTCTGGGGATTGGGGCTTGCATGTCCAGGATAACGGCGTGTACCTCAATGATTTTGCATTGCAACAGATTTTCCCGATTCCAGGGCAGATTCAGTTTCTCTTGGCTCAGATGGTCGGAGCAACTGGAAATATCACCGCGCTTGATAGTCGGGTAACTGCGATCGAGGTGGCAGGAGGGGGAGGCTCAGGAGGAGGAGTACTGGACGGTGGGATATTTTAATCAATCAATTATCGAGGTTTTTGATGACTAAGATTCTATTGCGGAGATCTTTAAGCGGATTACTCCCTCCCAGCTATGAATGGGGCGAAATGCTCCTATTGAACGGCGGGGAAGATGCTGTCATTATTAAGGCTGACGGCACCCCGAAAGATTTGCTTGCCAACCAAGCAATCTCCTTGTCAGGAGATGTGAGTGGAATTGGCAGCACTTCGATTAATGTCACCCTGGCTAATAGCGGCGTAACTTCAGGTGATTACACAAAAGTCAGCGTAGACGCGAAGGGGAGAGTAGTTGCTGGAGCTAATTTAGCGGAATCCGATATTCCAGATTTGACCCATACGAAAATTGGCAATTTCACAACTGCGGCTCAGGCAGCGGCAGCACTGCTGAGATTGGATCAGCTTGCAACTTCTGGGGCCAACCTCAATTTAGGGGGCTATCGAGTCACTAATGCAGGTACTCCACTCGCTGGAACTGATCTTGTCAACAAAGCCTATGCCGATGGATTGGTGCAGGGCTTAGATATTAAAGCATCGGTTAGAGCGGCTACCACAGAGCATATACCGACCACTCCAACAGTTCTAGATGGTATCACGCTCAATCCTGGAGATAGGATTCTGGTGAAAAACCAGACTACACCAGAAACAAACGGGATTTACATCTTTGCCGGGGAAGGGGAGGCACTTGTTAGGGCATCCGATTCAGATACTTCCGAGAAGGTGACTACAGGGATGTACACCTTCGTGGAGGAGGGGATAGTTAATGCTGGATTGGGATTCAGCCTGATTACTCCTGGCCCAATCTCTTTAGGTGTAACCGGACTGACGTTCACCGCATTCAGCGGAGGAGGTAGTACGATCGCTGGCACCGGACTAACTCAATCCGGCAATACGATAAGCATTGACTCTGCCTATGCAGGCCAGTCCTCGATAGTAACCGTTGGAGCCATCACAACGGGAACCTGGCAAGCAACACCGATCGCTGCCGCTCACATCGGGAATGATCTGACCGTCTCTAAAATCACTGATTTCGATAGCGCGGTTGACGCAAGGACTGCGACAGCCATTGATACCGCATTCGCCGCTCTAACCACGATTGACGCTGGCACGTTCTAAAATTGATTGATTAATGACTACCCTGAATTTAGAAGTACTGCTAAAAAGAAGCGCTGGGGCCACCCTGCCTACAACCCCTCGCTTTGGGCAATTGCTCATCCAGAATGGCGGGAGCCAGCTTGCGGCAATCAATTCCGATGAAGCGACTGCAACTATCTTCCGGCCTTTTACCGGGTTTGCGATAACTGGGGATGCAACGGGCACCTACAATGCTGTTACCCATGCCATCGACTTAGCGCTTGAAAATACAGGCGTAACGCCTGGAACTTACACGAAAATCAATGTCGATGAAAAGGGCAGGGTAACAGCAGGAGGGACGCTAGCCGCCGCTGATATTCCCACTCTGACCGCTTCAAAGCTTTCTGATTTCTCCCCATCCGTCCAATCGGTTGCAGCCGCTTTAAGATTGGATCAATTTGCTACTCCAACCTCTGATCTAAGCGTAGGGAGCAAGAAGATCATAGATCTGGCAACCCCTGTAGAAGCATCCGATGCCGCTACAAAGGGCTACGTTGACGCTAATTCTGGATCTGTTAACTATAACGCTCCGGTAGCTGGATTTATTTACGGATTGACCGCCAGTAGGAATGCGACTTACCCAGAAACCAGACTTGATTTTTCATCTGGCTCTGCCTGGGTGCATGACCGAATAGTTGCGTTTCCTTCCCCTATCGTGAAGCGCTTAGATGCAACCTGGGCAGAGGGTTCGGGAAATGGAGGGCTATTCTCTGGGAGTATCGCTGCCTATACGTGGTATCACTGCTTTGCAATGCAGAAGGCTGATAGGAGCGCGGTTGATTTCGGATTCAGTGAGTCTATTGACGCAAGCGATGCTCCTAGCGGCTGGAATTGTGCGTTAATCTGGTCGATCGCTACCGATGCAGCCGGAAGCATTGTTGATTTTGTTCAGAATGGCTCTAAGTGTACGTGGGTCAATCATTTCATCAATTATTCTGCTTCGGTGCCAACTACAGCGACTCTGGTTCACGTCAGCGTACCTCCAGGGCTTAATTGCGAGGTGCAAGTATTCGGCCAATATTATCCTGCTTCAAGTAATAGCGCTATCTATATCTCTGATCCAGCTCAAGCGGATCAAGAAGTAAATGGGGGGCTGAACGCGGTGACAGCAGGATACTTAAATCCGTCTGATTATTTTGAGCGATTGCTGGTCACAAATACTAATTATCAAATTCGGATTCGCTCTGATCCAAGCAATCCCGGCACAGATTTTCTATACCTATCAACAAAAGCATTTTGGCATCCGGCTAGAAGCCGTTGACAAAAAAGATTGATAGATATTGACAAAAAATAATCAGCTCAATAGAATTAGGCTAAATAATCAATCGGTTAACTCTCGTGATTAGCAAGACGGACATCATTTATTATGTCCAGGAGCATCGTTTCTTAAGCATCCATCAGGATTTTAGAGGCGATAAAACCGTTTACATGGTGAAGATCCCAATACGCAAGTATAAAACTAGAGAAGGGTTTGCGGCGAAAGCTGTAAAAACCGGAACTTTAGGGGATTGCAAATCATTTATCAATCGATTATTCAAGGGGCATCAGTTCCCCTTTTCTGTGCAGGTGCAGTTAATTGCAGATAGCAAAATCGAAGTGATTTGCAGTGGATTAGAAATTCAACTAGATCCGCAGAAAACGTTTTCTCCTGGGGAAGAAGAAGCTTTAACTGATGAGCTAAATAAGCTCATGAGAACGGCAATTTCCAGGCATTTATTCTGGGGTGAAAAGCTCTATATCGCGACTCTTAGCGATTATCGCGGGAATAGAATCTATCCAATCCTGGCAGAGAATCAAAGCTTGTACATGGTTCCTGTTGGGCCAGGTGGGGGGAATCGCTGGCCGCGATACGTAGCCGCTCGTAGCTTACTTCATCCGGTATCGGCTGGCGTTTCATTTGGCTTTAAGTCTACCTCAAGAGGGTGGAAACTTAAGAAGATAGAAGCGCTAAGCTTGGATGGGATGGAGCTTGGAGTTATCCGAAGTCAATAATCAATCGATTTCCAGTAGGCAATATGGCTCAATTTACTTACAGATTTGATGGTGGGGTAATCAAGGGCAAAAGAATTAAGAAGCAGAAAAAAGAGCCGATTAAAAACTCCGGCCCATTTAACTCCATCCCTGCCAATTGGTCGATTGTCATGTCTGCCAAGAATCAGGTTCGGGTCACTCAAGCTTCTGCATCCGCTTGCAAGAGCTTCTGGCTAGAAGCAACTGAGTTATCTCCTTCATTTATGGAAGATCAGCTTGAAAAGGTTCATTTTGCTGTCAAAGGAGTGCCAGCAGCGTATAACGAGGGAGGGATATTTTTAGCGATTGTAAAGCCTGAGGCTATTAATATTTTCCTGGGTAGAGTCTACGAATTTCTTAAGGCGATACTGCCGCCACTTGTAAATGCAGAAATACTATTGTTCGGGCAGGGGGATGAGAGTCGTGACAAGTTTTTAGCTGAGGCAGTTTCCTACTGGCAGAAACTCTTAAAAGATGGTGCTCCATTTGATTCAAACGAAAATCGTCAGCATGGAATTCACAATTACGATTTTTACGATCATAATTAAGTAACCAAGTTATGACAGGCTTGCATAGGGTTGCCCGACAAAGGCAACCTTTTTGTTTGATGCGATAATCAAGGCATGGTCAACTTCTTTAAGCCTCCCAATTCTCCCAAACCAACCTCCGAAGCAGCGGCCCCAGCTACGCAAGCAAACGGTGACATCATCCTGCCGGATTATGCAAAGGGAGTAATGCCCTGCAAGATTGTTTTTCTATCTGGCCCGTATAAGGGCAAGCCGCTAAACCTGGGGAATGGGATCATCAAGAGCGATCAATCTCAGCAACAAAACCGTCGCAATCAAGAAGGCCATTCACTAAGGCTTGGAAGTAACTTTGTAAACATCTCTACAAGAGACTTCAATCTGACGCTGGAGTTCTACAGTCCAGATAAAGATATTTCTGAGTGGGTCGAGAACTGTATGACCTTGCAGCAAATTGATCCAGCAACTGGCAATGCTCCGACACTCCTCTACACCGAGGGCGAGATTAAATCGGTAGCTCCCCTGATTTGCCGGGGAATTAAAGTTAGCAAGGAGCACCCATTCCCAGGTGGCAAAGGTTTCCATTATGCAAAGGTGGATATAAGTTTAGAGCTATTGGGCGGCAAAGAATCGGAACATCGCTTTGCTAAACCGCTAATGGATACTGAATTAACCCGATGGAATAAAAAAATCACCGATGCAGAGCGGGAGCGACAAGGGACTATTGCAACGGCAACCGCAGTTTTAGCAAAATGTCTTACCCCTCAAGAGAACCAGCAATTGACCAATTTACTGGAGGGCAATAAGGCTGGCAATATTGGTGCGGTAGCTGGACTATCTTCAAGCGCATTAATGCAAGCGGCTGTGGCTGGCTTGATTCCTAAAGAGGTGCTGGAAAAACTGGGGAGCAAGCTGGATGATGCGATCGCCAATGAGATTGCCGGGAAAACCAATGGTGTCGGGAAGTATAGCGGCAGATTGGCAGATGCAATTCAGACCGGGAATACAGGCGGACTGCCAGCCGACTTAAAGAGCCAGGTCGAGCAGTTGCAAGTTGACTATGCGGCAATCAAGAAGGCGATCTCCAATCAGGATTTAAGCCGAAATTCCTCAGTATTCGGGAGATCGGCTACAGCTCAGACATTAATCAAGATTGCGGCCTGCGGATTGACCATGAGGCAATCCGGGGCTTCTGGTATCTCCAAAGATCAAAGCAATCCTCCAGAATGGGATGCCTATTTCCAAGCAAAGCTGGGCCAGAAAGCGTCAGATCAGGTAGCACGCGACCAGTTTGTAAAGGACGAAATCAACAAGGCTCTGTCAGATAAGAATGTGACCGATGCTCAGATTGTCGAGAAGTTTGGATTAGCCAATGAGCAGCAAGCGAAAAAGCTTCGCAACTACCAGCCGTTTAAGAGTAAAGATGATTTTATCTTGAGAGCTAGCTCTGCTGGCGTTGTGGGCCGCTCCATCTGGGCATCATTTATCGAGGGAGCTGTTGCTGCCAATGAGTCATCCTCTCCAGGCATCCCTAGCAGCTAAAATCAATCGATTATTGGCAGTAAATCATAAAAGATTGATAGATGTTGACATTTTCAGCATGGAAGCCTACCGTATAGGGTAAGCAATCAATCGATCGGTATGGATAAATGCGTTTCGCAGAGCAGACTTTAACGGAAATTCGGGAGCGTGCAGAGCTTCTGGAAATCGTCCAGGAACAGGTTGTACTCAAGAAAGCTGGAAGGGAGCATAAGGGGCTATGCCCGTTCCATGAGGAGCGCACCCCATCATTCACCGTCAATCCAGCGAAGAATTACTATTACTGCCATGGATGCGGCAAGGGTGGCGATGCCCTCCGGTTTATCCAAGACACTAACCGGATGAGCTTTGCCGATGCAGTTCTGCACCTGGCTGAAAGATACCAGATTGAGATCCGGTTGCAGGATGCAGAGGATGAGCAAGCGCTGAAGGAAAAGCTGCTCCTCCAAAAACGGTTATTCGAGATGAATGAAGCAGCTTGTATCTGGTTCCAGATGCAGTTGCGACGGGAGCAGGCTAACAATTCCCCGTCCTGGCAATACTTGATGTCGAGAAAAACCAACATCAAGGAGATAAGCGAGTGGCGGCTGGGGTTTGCTCCTAAGAGCTGGCAGGGGTTGCTTGACCACCTGAAGCAGAAAGGCTTTTCATTGGAGTTGCTGCAAAAAGCATCCCTGGCATCCAGTAAGGATGGGAGAGCATTCGACTTTTTCAGGAATCGATTGATTATCCCACTGCTTGATGAGCATAGCCGAGTAGTGGGGTTCAGCGGCAGAGCTATCACGCCAGAAGATAGCCCGAAGTACTTGCATAGCGCGGAGACAGAGATTTTTCAGAAAGGGAGATACTTATTTGGAATGCATCGGGCAGTGGAGGCGATCGCCAAAGCTGAGCAAGTGATTTTTACCGAAGGCCAGTTTGATGTCATAGCAATGCACCGGGCCGGAGTCAAAAATGTAGTTGCTTCGATGGGTACCTCCCTGTCTATCGGGCATATCCGGCAAGCGATTCGGCATACTACCTCCAAGAGATTCCTACTGCTCTTTGATAGCGACAAGGCAGGGCAGGGAGCGGTAGGCAGGGTACTGACCGAAGCTTCCCCCCTGATTCAGGCTGGACAGGTATCGGTGAGCGTGCTGACGCTTGCAGGGAAAGATCCCGACGAATTTCTATCCCAGCATCCAATCGAGGAGCTTCAGCAGCTAATCATGGAAGCTCAATCCTGGTTTGATTGGAAGCTGGGCCGGATTATCAGCGACAAAGACTTGGATGATGTGTCGAGCTTCCAGCAAGCCAGTCGCGATACGGTGGAGCTTCTTAAATCCCTGCCAGATGCTGCCAATCGCTCCAATGCCTTGAGGAGGTGCGCTGAAAAACTGGGGCGCGGTAAACCCGCACTGGTCAGGCGATTAGAAGAGGATTTATCCAATCACTTAAGGGGGAATAGACAGAAATCTAAAAATCTAAAAATTCAGAAATCTGGACATTTAGAAAAAGCGGAATTGAAGCTGCTTCAGGTTTACCTGCATTGCCCTGATATTCGGGAAGAGTTTCGATCCATGCTCGAAGGGTATCAGGTTGGATTTACAGCCAGGGCAGGGGATTGGGAGCAAATCCTGGAGATAGAAGCTCAGGGCAGCTCAAATCTATTTGCCCAATGGCTAGCAATCCAGGAGAAGGGATGCCCCAAAGAGCTGATGCCGGATGCCGAGGCTGAGAATATCGAATCAGCAATGCCGCTTGTCCTGCTCTGCATCTGCCAGCTTGAAAAGGTAGGGCTGCAGGCAGAGCTTGAGGAGCTACAGGCCCAATGGATTGAAAATGGAGACGATGAGCTAGCAGCAAAGATATACGACTTGAAGCAGCGGATTCGAGAGGTTGACAATATGCGAAAAGCTGGTAGCTTGGCATTCTAGAAAATCAATCAATTAATCGGAGAGCAATCATGGTAAGGAAAAAGAAGAGAATCACAATCCACGATATTGTAAAAGCGCGATCGCGCATCCCAAAGGAGGTGCAGGCAAGCAAACAGGAATATGATCCAAATAATGTGATGCCTCGAAAGTGTGCTACCTGCCCCTGGCGAGGAGATGGGCAGGGAGTCGAGCTTGGCGAGTTTGGCTATGAAGCGCTTGTTTATCAAGTCATGCATGATAGCAACCAATTTTGTCATGCCCCAGCTCTTTCCGGGCAGCCAGAGGAAAGGATCTGCCGGGGAGCGCGAGACTTGCAGCTAATCGTATTTCATAAACTGGGAGTCCTCAAGGAGCCGACAGACGAAGCGTGGAGAGAAGCCCTGGAGTAATTGAACCAATCGGAGAAATAGAGTGATTGGATTACATATTTTCGCCTTTTGTATGGGTTTTATAGTCGGAGAGCTGGGAGGCTTAGCCGCTTTACTAGCCGCTCAGTTGGTTAAAAAGAAGCGCTGGCTAAAATATCCGATACTTATTCTCTGCGCTGCTATCCTATTGCTGATAGGGAACCTACTGATACCCGACATCTTTTTCCTTGTCGGGATCATCATCGGCCTCCTGGCTAGCTTGCTGATCATGGAATCGACTTCAAATTAAATTCAAATTAAATATGCCGTACTCTGACCCCTCTAATCCCCTGCCGCCTGCTCTCCTTGAAGAAATCGAAAGGCGTGCCAAACTCACCCCTCTCATGGTAGGGACTGACCACCAGGGCACCCCAAGCAAGATCATTAAGATCCCCCTGAAAGCAGCTTTACAGCATAAAGAGAAGCCCGAAAGCTAGCTTTGATAGGGTTTTACAGCTCTACCCAGGAAATAGATTGATAGATATTGACATTTTCCAGAGGGAGCGGCTATCTTTGGATTAAGCAATAATCAATCGATTTTCGGAGTGAAGACCTATGACCGTTTACTGCCCTGAGCTGGAAGCCGCTGCTAAGCAATCCGCTCAACCTCGCGAGTTCACCCTTAAGAACGGGGAAGTCGTGAAAGCTGTAATGAGTGACCTTGAAGCTTACCAGATCTGCAAGTCTCTAACCGGAGACTTCGCTCGAAAGCTTTGCAGTGAGTTTATTCATGGCACCAGAGAGCTTTCCTACTATCAACTGGGCTGGCTGCATAAGCTTGCGAACGAGAAGCTTGCTGAAGCTAATCAGGCCGCTAAGCCCGTTCCAAAGGGAACTGATCTGGGGGGAGCTGCCAGCTTACTTAAGATTAAAGAGTTATTCAGCTTCGCTGGGGCCAAGCTTAAGAATCCGTCGATCGCGCTTGCAACCAAAGCTGGCTTAGAAATCAGCCTATCCCTGGCAAAGCTGAATAGTAAGAATCCTGGGGCTATCTATCTGAAATCTGCAGATGGGGAATATCTGGGTAAGATCATGCCCGATGGGGTTCTGCTCCCTACTGCAAAATGTACCGATGACGTAAAAGAGCTTTTGGTCGAGTTCGCTGCTAATCCTGCCAAGGTAGCCGCTGAGTACGGCAAATCATCCGGTCGATGCTGCTTTTGCTGCCGGAAGCTGACGGATGACCGCTCTAAAGAGGTTGGCTACGGCAAGACTTGCGCGAAGAATTATGGGCAGCCTTATTGATCCTGCAAAGCTTTTTCAACCATCATCCTAAACTCTGCCATCCGCATCTGAATGTATTCATTAGAATCACAGCGATCGCTTCGGATTGCTGTGATTATTTTTTGCTTCAGGGATTCTCGCAGTCCTCCAATGGGAACATGGCAATCATCAAGGATAGCTGTTGCAATCTTTTCGGGGTCTTTCATATTCCATATTCCACCGGGGGCTTGCATTCTAGAATAAGCTTGAAATACTGAAATTGTAGATACATCCAAGGAATTAAATAATCAGTCTATGGGCGTTCTCGATGTTAGCACTCAATCTAAAATCCCCTCTCCGGTATCATTTTACGGCTATCCGCTAAGTAATTCCGAGATTAGTCCGGCTACCTACGATGGCACCCCACTACCCTTCTTTATGGGCCGCAGGGGGGCTAATCCGAAGCAATACCGGGAATTTCTTAGAAGGAATCAGATTGGCAGAGTATTTGATGATTTAGAGCCAGGTAGACGAGTTTACCTGGAGGTTACTTCAGTTATCTAGTCCTGGTAATCAATTAATTATTAATGGATCCAATCTTTTATGGCAGAGCAGCAAGCACCCGAAAGAATCAGCAATACGCTCCCGATGGGAACTTTATACCCGGTTGTCACCCGGAGCAGCTTATACCCGTTTGCTCAGCCAAAAGATTTGCTCCGGCCTATCTCAAACTTGGAGCGGGTAAGGTACGAGCAACTCCGTCGATTCACCAGGACTCCTCCAGCTTTTTCAGCAATCAAACAGATTACAGACGGCATTTTGAGAATGCCGTGGGTAATCAATCCGCCAATGGAACTGAAGAAAAATGAAGCAGCCATTCAGGTTGCCAAGTACGCAACCAGGGCACTTCAGAAGCCAAATGCGGATGCCACATTGAATACTAATCGGGCATTCCAGGCCGCGATCGCGGATGATCTGCTGACAATCAACTACGCCTGCATCGAGCGGCAGGGAACCGGAGATCCGGAGCGTCCGTTTTGGCTATGGCCTGCTAACTCTGCCATGATTAGGCTCAACAAGGACTGGACTCCCCAAAGGGAAGGGGTAGTGCCTAAATTCCTGGATTACGGCAAGAGTAAAGAGCCAGTGCCGATCATGTCCGAAAATATGTTCATGCTGGTGAATAATGTGAATAGCTATGAGGCAGTCCCTCCGTCGCCTCTGGAGATTGCATTTAACATTATTAATGCGTGGCTGGGGCTTTCAGATTACCAGCAAACTACAACCAGTAATGCAGTCCAGGAGTATATGTTATTCCTGGGAGATGTGAATTCGGGGCAGCTAGACGCTTTTCGCGAGTACTGGCAGGTTGAGGTAGTTGGGAACAAAAAGAAAATGATCTTTGGCGGCCCAGGTCAGCCATCGGTTCTAAAGGCTGGGGCCGCGAATGATACTGGATTGTATCAGTTGTACTGCCAATACCTCCTGCAGATTATTGCAATGTGTTTCTCATTGACGAACCGCGATATGAACGTGGTCGAGCATGATAATCGTGCTACTGCTGGAGCCTCGGCTGATAAAACCTTTCAGTCAGCAATCGTACCCGTCGCTCAAACGATAGACGAGGGGTTGGCGGAAGAAGTTGTAGATTTCTACATCCCAGATTTTCAATATAAGCGGATTTACAAAGAGCCGCGCAGCGAAGCGGAACTGAGAGCTGAGACGCGAGAAGATTACCAAGCAGGCATCCTGACGCTTAATGAAGTTCGATCGAGTCGAGATGTTGACCCAGTGGAGGTTGACCGCTTCGTGAATGGGTCGATTGACGGGGAGCCAAATCCCCAGCAACAACAGGATCAATCCAATGCTGGCGGGAATGACGATAAGCAGGATAACAGCAATGAAACCGATACCGAAGCTGATTAATCTTGTAGACTTATGATATGGAATGCTAGACTCTAGCTGATTCCTCCGTCTTCAGGCGGATTTCCAAAAACTCATTGATTAACCGTAAACAGCCATGCTGAGGGCTTCAGCGTGGCTGTTTTGTTTTAAGGATAATAGCCATGCCTAAGACCCTCAAAAGACGACCTCCAGCCAGGGGATTCACGCCAGCAACCCAGGCAGCAGGTAAATCAATTAGCTCAAAAAATGAAAAAAAATTAGCATCCGCTCTGGAAGGAATAGCTAACGCTGCCAAAGCAATCCAGGAAATTCTAGGGGATGCTGGCTTGCTCGATGGCGACGAGGACGAGGAAGATACCCAGGCTGGCCTACGCTCTGACGATGCCAGCTCAGCGGCTGTAACTGAATCTCAATCGGAATCAAAACCGGAGGAGACTCAAGCGGGCGCAGAAGATGCCCATATCGAAGCATCGGAGTTCACCAATTTCGTCGATCGCTCCAACTGGTATCAGCGGCTGGACAACATTCTCTGGTCATTCTCCTGGTTTTTCCAGGACGCTGTTTACGATGTAGCGGAAGGTGAGGGCACCGAAGAAATCAATCAATTAATCCAAGATCTGCAAAAGTATTTACAGGAGCTGGCGACCAGCTATCCGGCAATCTCTGCAAGCCTCGCTCAATTAGCGGCAGCGAAACCGGAGGTTGGGCACGAAGCGGCGGATATGTATAGCTTGCCCTGCAGCCTGGATTTAATCGAAGCAGGGGCAGGAAATCGGCTCCCGATTGAAGGCAAGTTATTTACCGTTGATCAGCTCTCTGAAGGCGTGCCAGCGAAGGGGCCAGGGAAGAAGCTGTACATCCCTCGCGCAGTTGCAGAGGAAGCAGTTAATCAGTGCGTCGGATTGCCATTAGATGCCGCTGACACGCTCGATCATCATGCGAACGATGAAATCGTTGGAGTGATGCTGGGAGCTACCCTACGGCAAGATAACGGTTTCTGGGTGCGTGGCTCATTATTCCCATTCAATCAGCCTGAAAAGGTAGCTCAGATTCGGGCAAATAAACAAAGTCTTGGATTTTCGATCAATGCCTACGCTCCAGGGCATGACGAAGAGGTTAACGGGGAGATGGCCCATGTGGTAGACAAGCTCATCCTCCTTGGCGCGAACATCCTCTACAAGGATGCAGCGACATTTCAGCAAACAGAATTGGTTGCCAGCTCCCGACCCTCCGAAGATAAGCCTCCAGAAGAGGATCAGCATCGGGGCAGCGGCAGACTTAAAAAGCTGACGACTCGGTTAAGGCCATCAGAGGAGTTTAACCGAGTCGTTAGCCAATTAATCGCGGCTTCGGCAGAGGCAATCAATGCAGAGCGATCGGAGCAACCGGAGGCTACCGCAGTCTCTGCTGAAAGCGATCCGATAACCCCTGATTCAACTCAAGAACCACCAACCGGAGAAATCGAAATGAACGAAGAAATTAAAGCGGCGTTTGATGCTCAAGCTCAAATGATTACTCAGCTTAGCGAACTGGTAACGCCTTTGGTCAGTAGCGTGAAAGTTCTAGTAGACGAGCGCAATGCCAAGATTCAGCAAGAGGAAGAACAAAAGGTAGCCGCTCAAGCTGCTCAACAGCAACAAGAGATGCAGGCAATGATCCGGAAGACTGCTAAAGAAACCCTTGCTAGCTTACTTAATCCCACTGGTGCTCCCGCTCGGATGAGCAGCGGCATCGTTGCAGCTTCTACCGCCAGCAAGACTATTGATCCTGAATCTATTGATGGGCAAATCCTGCAACTAGAAGCGCGGCTGCAAGAAGCTCAAAGCTCGACAGATCCAACTATGATGGCCCGTCGAGTGCAACTGCGTGATGAGATCCATAAGCTCAGAATGCAGCAACTCCCTGAGATGGTTTAAGCCTCTCCCCAGCAACCCACTAATCAATCAATTAACCATCAAGGAGAAGGCGGAATGACTATTGCAGGAGTTAATTTTCAGAATGTATCGGAAGCGGATCAGCTTTTCGATAGCCTCACTCAGGCAGCGGCTACGAACATGGGCCGCTTCACGGTCAGACAGGATTTCATGCCTGAAATCGGTGATTATTTGTACCGCAACGCGCCATTCTGGGCACGCTTGCCCAAGGAGCCAGCGGAAGCGGATATCATCAAAGAAATCAGAATGACCCAATTGCCAGCGGTTGGATTTAGCGCGAAGTCTACGCTGAATACTGTCGCGGGTCAAGGTGGATTAACCAATCGCCAGGATTTAACCGATCCAGGGCAGGAAGTAAAATGCGTCTCCGGCTTTATTGACTGGAGCCATTATGCTCGGTCGTTGTACGAGCAGCAGGGTCGCCCCTACGGTGATCAGGTTGCGAGGGATACCAACGATATGATTGATGCAGCTACAATGCTGCTCGAACTGGGATTATTCACTGGAAATGCCACCTCTGATGCCTTGCAATTCAATGGCATTCCCCAGTTGATGCCGACCTCAAACCATGTTTTCACGCTGGATATTACGGCAACCACCCCAGAAACCAGCCTTTCTCAGAAGCTGGTCGAATGCTGCACCCGGATTATGTCTAATCGGGTTACTAACCATCGAATCACTGACATCATCACTACTGGTGCTGGCTGGAATCTGATTCAGCGAGAAATCGAGGAGAAGCGGCTCTTCACCCAATTGGTAGAAGTAATTCCTGGTGTACAGGTGCCAGCAATCCTGACCCCTTGGGGCAAGGTGCCCATCAGCATGACCCCATTCCTGAGCGATACGGCTGGCGCAAATACAGATCCCGATACAATCAACTTCTGGTTTATCGACATCAATAAGCTGGTCTGGAAAGGCGTAGTACCTCTGGGTGGTGCCCAGACGTTTGATCCGCAGATTTTTGAGATCACGACCTTCGCTAATAACGTACCGTTGACCGAGAAGCGGATGATTCTCTGCTATGGCGTGCTCTATGCCAAAAACAGGGGGGCCGATATTTACAGGTTGGACGTGACCGCACCTCGCGGCTCCGCATGGACTTACACCACGGCTAACTAGATTCATTGATAGGGGCGTTTTGCCCCTATCTGCTTAGGTGAAGTTCAGGGAGGAAATCATGATCACAGCTACAAACAAATGGAAAGCGCCAATCCTGACTACTCTGGTAGGAGTGGGTAGCTTACGAAAACCGAATGGAGCTAAAAGCTTTGGAGGGCGTATTGATAAACTTTTGGTCGAAGCTGGTTACGCGGAGTACTACAACCCTCCATCTCCTCAGATTACTGCAGACGAGCCTGTAGCCGATTCTAAAGCAGGCAATGAAGCAACTCCCCAGAAGGTAGAGGAAGCGGCTGTAGATACTATTGCAGAGAGCGAGGAATTAGCGGAATCTCAACCGGAAAATCAATCAATTAAGGGGAAGCGAAAATCTAAGAGTTCTGGGGGTTAGCCAATGGCCTTGGCATATCTGACCGCACAGCAAGCGATCGAGCAGCTAACCCTTCTCCAGCCGGTTTACGAATTGACCGGATTTGAGAATTCAGGATTGATTGAGATGCTCTTAGATCCTGCCAATCAATCCACTCTGGAATTGATTCTACGCAAACTGGAAGAGCGAGTAGATCAGTGGGTGGGTTATCGTATTGCGCCAACGCAGTATACAGAGAGCCTGGGCGCGGATGCCTTATCGCCGCTAGCCTGCACCTCAAACTATCCCATCATTTCGATTGTCAATGTGCAACCTATCCCAAATAGGCTCCCGTACTATCTGCCAACCAAAGATACTTGCCAGATTGGAGGCGTGCGAACGATCAATTTACTCAACCCGCTGACATGCGCGATCGTGACTTACATTGCAGGCTATGACCCAATTCCGGCTATTGTTGGCGATTGCATTTTTGAGGCATTAATCCTCATGATTCAATCCGGCAATCCAGTTAACTTTAGCCTTCTCGATGAAGCAGCTAAAGATGTTGAATCCTTCCAGCTTCCGAGCGGCCTGAAGAAATCCTGGAAGGTGTCAGATAGCAAAGTTGGGCAAACCAATGCCGATCGCTTATTTGGGCCTCTGCGCGAATTCAAGCAGGCATTGCAAACAGGTGGAAGCCCAGTTGTTTAGCAACCAGTTTAATAATCAATCGATTATGCGAGATTTACTGCCGAAAAAAGATGTACTGGAATTGCTAGCGCAGCAACAGCAATTTCATGATCCACTGGAGAGAAGTTTGCCGCAACTGGTAAAACTCTGCTCCGATTTTGGCAAGTATCTCAGATTGCTACCCTATGACTTGGCTACGCTGGAAGCTGGGGCTTACCTGCATGATATTGGCAACCTATTCGTAGATACCTCTATTCTCCAGCAATCAGGCCGATTAAACTACGCGCAATGGAGTGCCATCCGGCAGCATACGATCGCAGGGAAAAGGCTACTGGAAGATTTCGCGTCTTTTCAGCCAATCCTAGAAATCGTAGAGCTGCACCATGAGCGAATTAATGGTACAGGCTACCCACACAGCTTAGAGGGCGCTGAAATTCCCTACCTGGTGCAAGTCTTTTCGATTTGCGATTGCTGGCACGCTTTGCTATCGGAGCGCAGCTATCGGGCCGCAAAAACAGTAGAGCAAGCACTGGCAGCAATCAAGCAGGAAGTCAGCATGAACTCGATAGATGCTGCCCTAGCCTCTACTTTTTTTGAATTTCTGACTCTTTCTATCTCCGCAGAGATAGCGAAGGAGGATCTATGTTAATCAGTCATGCAGATATTGCTGAACTTATTCGGGAAGAAGGGTTACGGTTTCACCTAATCAAAGCAGCGACCGAAGCAGGTAATCCGGCACTGGGAATTCCGCCCAAGAAATCGGAATCGAAGAAGCTATTTTATGGCACGCTGAAGCCCCCAAAATTAAGCGGTATTGATACTCCGCAACTCTCCAGCAAGGAAGGGGAGTTAATGGTTTATTTCCCTGCTCTCAATCTGACCAGGCAGGACTTAGCTTCAGCTCAGTTCGAGCATGGTGGACAGCGCTATTTCTGCCAGTACATGAGCGAGGTTGATCATCGGGGAGTTGCCTTGATGCATCAAGTGAAGCTAGTAGCTGGAAGAGGATAGCAGCGATGGCTCCTCCTATCGTTTCGGGAATTAATGTACTTGGGGCGTTTAATACCTCTGGAACTCGCACAGGCACGACCTCCCGTGATGGTGGGGCGGTAAACGCGAATATCTTAGGGCAGAATAGCGAATACATCGAAAAGAAAGGGATTGACGGTGGGTTATGCCATAATCTATTCACCGAATTTGGCTACCTGCAATGGGTAGCAGTTCGGTTTACCATGACCCAATTGGGTGCAACGAATCCAAGTAATTTCTCAAATTCTTTATTTGTCATCCATTTTCAGATTGATCTTTACGCTGGGAGTGGCGGACTGTCGGTAATGGATCCGCGATCGCTGGGCGGAATGACGCTCCGGATCTATTCAGATAGCGGAGCTACAATTTACAGGGATTACCCAATCTACGGTGGGGATACCGATTTTATCACCAGCGCGGCAGCCAAAAGAAACACCGAAGGTTGGCAAAGCGCAGTAATCGATCTTAATCAGGCAATTCTCGCGACAACCACTGTAGGTTCGTTCAATCCGGCAACTATTTATGCTATTGAATTTAGGTATTTTCAGGCTAATACTACGGCTGGAATTACAGCTTACCATGATCGCTTTTGCAGCACTTCGGGGTTGATCCTGACGGCTGGTGATAGCAGTACTCCGGGGAGTTTTCGAACGCTTTCTAATTACTCGGAAAATACCCAGAGAACTTTTTTGCTACCTTCTCTGGGCAGCAGTTTTTATTCCAAAATTCCATTATTTTTTGGCAACGGCTCGACTGCTTCACGTTTTGAAGTAGTTGATCAAAACCTCATTTTCGCGGGGTCTGATGGAATTTCTGCAAATCCTCAGCACTCAATTGTTCTCCCCAATTATTTGGGGCTAACAATTAATCTATCCGCTAATTGTTATTGGAGATCAATTCGCACCAGCTACTCTTCTTCTTCTAAATGGAAGCTCGTCATCATTGGTTCACCATCTGCAAATTTTATTTGGTTTGGTGGCGTAATTTCCAATCTTGGCGCTGATCAATTAGAAGGGCCAAGTAATTTCAATGGTGTGATTTTTTCAAATTGCGACTGCCTAAATTCATCATCAAATAGAGGATTTGCAAACTGCACGATCACGGCAGGCACCGATATTGCTGGGGCTTTCAATTGGGATGGAAGCCAGGATATTAACAGAGCGAGCTTTACTGATAATGTTACTCCTGCTGGAGCTATAAAAATAGTTTTATCTGGCGATTTAACGGTCTACACAGATGAGAACATTTTTTCAGGTAATACGAATGACTGGGTGATTACCGGAACAGGAACATTAACCATTATTCGAGATGCGTTGACTACAACCGATAAAAACTGGGCTAATACAGCAGGTGGAACTACAGCTAACGGCATTAATGCTTCAGGTTTAACGGGAAATGTAATCGTATTAGCTCCTCAGCCGACGCTAATATTTACCGATATTCTTGCTGGCTCTGAGCTTACAATACGCTTATCTGGAGTATCCACAGTTATCTACAAGGTATCAAGCACTGGTACAACCGAAAGCTATTCTTATCCTTACCCTGGCTACGATCAAAAAGTTGATATTTTAATCAACAAAGAAGGGTATCAACCCTATCGAAACAGGTCTTTTTTACTGAGAAGCGTAGATCAGTTTATTAGCGTTGAGCAGCCAGAGTCAACAGCTTGGAGGAGCGAGGTATGAAGTATATCGTCATTCGCTCAACAAACGATCTAGCAAATGGAGCAATCTGCGAAGATCCGATGATTCACCGTTTTTTGATCTTGAGGAGAGGAGGTAAAATCACTGGATTTGTACCAACTCAAATTTCTATCGAGGACGGGTTAATAAGAGTTTCAGGAACGTCAATGTCACTAATTTTATCGAAGGAGGTTACTGATAATGCCGAAGATAACTAATCAGTCTGGATTAAATACCAGCAACCTAAAATTAAATATCGTCGAACTAACTCAGAGAACGACGATTAGCATTAACTCAGCAACAAGTACTATCTCCGATTCAGCAAACGAGTTTATCAGCAAAGGCTTTGAGGTTGGAGATCGAATTATTATTCGATTCGCCAATCCGACTAACCCGAATAATGGATACGCCACGATCGATACAGTTGCAGCGGGAGCAATTACCATATCCAGTTTTTCTCCTAGCAATTCAGGGGCAGTGCTAACGACGCAAGCGGCTGGAGCCTCTTTTGCTTGCACAATCCAAAGGCTTAAAAAGACGATCCAATTCGTTGCAACCTCTGGACTCGACTTTGTAGATGGGGTTGCTCAAATCGCATTAACATCGGAACTACAAACGCTCTGGGATTCTGGCGATTACGATTCCTATCCTTTCCCGTATACAGAACGAAGACCTGACGCTGAAACGATTGAACTTGTTGACGGCTGGGATCTTCATGACGAGGATACAATTAACGCGCTTAGGGATGGGGCAGTAATCGTCAGAAATGGTGAATCAAATGCTCTCGAAAGGGAGTACATGAACGTCAACTCTCCCGCTTTTTATGCCGGAACCGGGCAAGCCAGGTTCTGGCAAACTGCGGGTGGAACGATTGCAGATTTCGTAACGCAGGGGTACATCAATCAATTGGTATTGATTCGCGATGTGCCGAACAGCATCGATCGCCGGAGTTACTTCGTAGCAAAGCTGGCAGAGCCGGGTCGAACGGTTGTCTACTACAATCTGTTTATTGAGCAGCCGGATACAGGGAGCCTGACCGCCAAAAAATACACCCTGTTCATGAACGACCAATTAGACTTGGTGTTAGCGAATGCGGACGGGTCGGTAAAGGTTTCTGATGCAACAATCTCTTCTAGTGCGCCTTACACCAGCATCACGTATACACGGCATTCTCCGGTTGCAGCTCGAACGATTGAAAGCAATAGCTATGATTTTGATGCGATTATTGCTCGGACTGGGGCAACTAAGGAAGAAGTTCACACCAAATTAAACTGGCTGGTTAGACAGCAAGCAACTGATATTGATGCTGGCTCTGGAACGCTTCTGGGCGGGCATTCTCCAGCTATCAGCACGTTTATCGGTACCTCTGACGTAACGTATCGAGGTTACACCGATGGCCTGCCAGCTTCCGAGCGTAACGATTCCACCTTTATCGATTCAATAGGGGTTGGCCGCAAATTTGCAAGGGTTGCGGCATTCACTTTGCAATTCCTGGTTGCTCCATACCTGACCGGGACAGCGAAATTTGCTGTATATCTCGCCTCGGTGTTTAATACTGATGGAATTACGTCCATTCTTGATTCCGCTGGCGCGGCAATCGAGGGCACGATCACAGGAGATACTAGCTTGTCGTTCGCGGTTGCCTTTGAGACATTTAATCAATTTAACCACCCAGCAAACACAGCGATTCCAATCATCGTGACTCTATCAGCTCCAGGCCAGCTCCTACCGCAGGAGTATGCTTTTGTTATCAATAACAACACGACTCAAATCTTCCAGCTTCGAGGACAGGAAACCACCGCATTTAGAGCCGCTGCTTAATGCCGTTTATTTTTGATGGCCCCACTCGAACAATTACAGAGCAGGCGTTGCCGGGGAGTCCGATAATCGCCACTTATGATGTATTGAGAGATTTGTGGAGTGCTGGAGAAATTTGGTGGGGGGAATCCGATAATCTGAAATATCGATTCCCTTTCCGGCAGTCTGGAGGAGGAAGGCGATTTGTCGATCTCTTGGGGAATCAGGTCTATGCAACAGCAGATATTTACTTGCAGAATCAAAATGGGATGAATTGGAGGATAGTCCCTGCCGATTATCATCACGTCATCCGGTTCAGCGGAGCAAATCTCTTCGGGGAAGATGCTGGCTTGCCGATTTACGAGTTAAATGGGCTATCAAATCCAGTCATCATCGAGCCGCAATTTTCAGATATTCAAACCTCGTACCTTGTCAATCAAGGAGGAGGAGGGGGAGTAACGCCGGAGCAAGTCTGGGGATATTCTGGCAGATCTTTATCGACAGCCGGAAATCAAGCGATCGCCGATTCTGTTTGGAGTAGCTCTACATCTGGGTTTACCGGGGCTGGCACTGCTGGCAAATTGATGGCAGACATAGGAGATCAAGCCAGCAATAGCTTCGATAGTAATGATCGAACAACCCTAAACGATGCCTTATCAGAGATTCAATCGGCTCATTCTATGATCACTACCGTTATCGCTCAGGTAGCAACGATTAGCACTCAGATTAGCCTGATCGATTCAAGCGTCGATACTACTCTCATTCAGATTGGAATAATACAATCAGAAATCAATCAATTTTCGAGTCAATTTTCTTTTACTGGGGGAGGAGTGGTAATAGCTCCGCAGAATCCAGCCAATGTCGTAAGCGCGATCATCGCCTCTCAGCTTGGGATGCAATTGGATGATATTTACACGCTCATGGGAATGAAAGCAGGCGTATCTCTGATAGCTGACGAATCTCAGCAGATTGCAGGGAGTAAGCGATTATTGGTAAATATTTCATCAGACGGGATGCAAACAACTATTACCCGGAGCGACCTACCATGACACTTCTTTCTTTTCGGGAAGTATCAGATATTGCAGAATATCAGCTCCTTCGCTGGAGTCCGTGGAAATGGTTTCATTGTTGCAGGGTTTCCAAGATTGCGGCAGCTTTCGCTAAGCATATCGGCTTATCAGTCGAAGATCAAAGAGCATTGTTTGAAGCTGGGATTCTGCACGATTTCGGCCAGTTGCTTTGCATGAACCGGGATCTGGATTGGAAGATCAAAGACTTCTTGACGGAGCGAGATTTACTTGAGATTCGCTCTCATCCAGATGAAGGCTACCTGCTACTTCTGCATTTCTATAATCAGCCAGAAGTTGTTGAGCTGGTGCGCTCCCATCATTGCCGCCTGCCTTTAGGTATAGAAAACGAGGGCAATGAGCATGGCTACCCTCCTGAATTTTGCAAAGCTCTAGAATGGCAATCAAAACATTGGTGTTTGATCTTGGCTGATATGTTTGACGCAATGGTAGGGGAGCGTCCATACGCTCAGCCGCTTACTCCCGCTTCTGCACTTTTAATGCTAAGAAATGATGCGGCGATTGGAATGCTAGACAGGGAAATGGTTGGGCAGTTCTGTAGCTGGATGAATTCCAGATGATTAGGCAAGGAACTCCATTCTCAAGAGCGACCAGGGGAGTAACGCTGGGGCCAGTAGCGAGAGCTACTCGCGGGTTGCTGCTCCCCAGACGGATTCCTATTACGCCGGATTGCATTTCTATCACCCTCGACCCTCCGAGCGCTGTAGAGCTGATTTTTGAGGTATCCCTGCCTGGGGTATGGATTGAGCAGGATGTAATGAGCTTGGAATTCATTCCGGTAGGAGTCGCGCTTGAGTTTGATCCGGCCCCAGAGGTATTGCTGGAATTTGAGGAGGAGGAGGAATTGATTGTCGCAACTGAAAATGATTTTGAGGTAGTGCTGGATAAGGCGATCGAGCCAGCACTGGAATTTAGCTTGGCAGAAGCTGGTATAGAATTTGATGCTCCAGAAATTGAGCTGGAGTATCTACCGAATCAGGTTAGCGTAGAGATCGAGTCAGCTCAGCTTGAGATTGAAGTTTTAGAGGACAGTACAGAGGTAGATCCGCATGACATTCAAACCTGTCGATAGGCCAGAGCTGGCCGCTGGGGAGCCGTTCACCCCAAAGATCCGGGTTGCTTACAATGGGCAGCTTGTAGGAGCAGATACAGTCGTAAGAGCCTCGGTGGTGGATAACTCGAAATCTAAAACCTACTGCCCTCCGGTAGTATGCACCTACATTGCTCCGGTGCCTCCTGCAACCGAAGGGAGATGGTTGGCAACATTTACCGATACCACAAAACTGCTATCCAAGCCCTCTGACCCAGCCAGCAAATTAGATTCAGCACTGAAGGATATTGACCAGAAAACAGGCTACCCTACAGCAACCTTGCAGGTGCAAATCGGATCACCCTACACGCCAATCACCAAAGATACAAAAATCACGGTCGGGAAAGTGCTTTGGCAAACTCCTCAACCGTGATCTCAAAAATCAATCAATTATTCAGCTAATTGGGAATTCCTGCACCTGGAATTCCTCCGGGAATTCAACGATATTGCCGCCTTTTTTATCCTTCAGCTTGTAATCCAAGCCAATCGGATTGGAGCCGAATTGCTTGAAGAAGAAGCTCACCCCAGCATCTCGGCACTGGCTCATCAAACTTTGAGCATCACCAATGATAAAGGGTTGAGCCTCGCTCCGCTTCTGCTTCGACTCGCCTCCACAGATCACCCAATGGATCAATCCAGTTTTTAGGTAGCTTTGAATCTGCAACGGCCCGTACATCGGCTCTACAGACAGAAAGCGGATAGCGGCTGGAATTTGCATTAATGCCGGGATCCGCTCATCTGCCCAGCGCTGATTCTCGGTGGTAGAACCTACCCAGATATGCCCCGGAGCGGTGCCTTGCAGCCAGCGTTTTAACATAGCGATCGTGCCAGCATGATGCTCGGTTTCTTTTTCTGGATCATCCTTTTCAGCCTCCAGGCATCTAAGAGCCTTTTCGATCCTATCTCTCCAATTCTCCGGCCTTTTAGATAAGAGCATCCAGATTAAATTCCGGCAGCGATGGATGAGCATAAGGTATTGGCTTAACCAGCAAGGATCAACCTCCTCGTCAAGCCAATCGTTCAAGCTATTTCCAAAAACTCGAACTGGCTCCTCCACCCCTTCAGCTACTCGGTTCCAAGTTAAGGGCTTTTTCCGGTTTTCCTCGCTTGTTAAATAGCGAGGCTTCCCTGTTCCCCACTGGATACCAAATACTCGCACAGGGGTTGAGTTGATTGCGTAGCAATCGCTGCAAGCCTCAGAGATTTTAGCGCACCCAATCCAGTGATTGTATGTGTGCCTCGCCCATTGGATCGCGGTTTTTTCGCTCATTGCCTACTATCCTTTAATCGATTGATTATTGCTTTCCTCGATTCGCCGCAAAAGGTTGCCTGGGTAGGGTAACGGATTGCCTATCTGGTTGTAGTAATTCCCACTTTTAACTGGATGAACAACCGAGCGAACAGCCCCAAGAGGTAGATCATCCCAGATTACATAAGCTAATGTTGCCATCCGGTCAAGAACGGTTCCAATCCCTTTCTGAGGCAACAGTTTATGCTCTACCCTATCGCCAATCTCCAGAGTAGCGCGGATACTGTCACCCACCCATAGCTCTGGCCGATATTTTCTGATGATTAGCTCTACTAAGCGTCGGTGACAGTAGCGATTACTAACCTCAAAACAGCAGAGCGTACAATCTTTTTGCGGCGGCAAACTATTGAGCCAGGACATGATTGGATTTTTCCGCTCTGGAGCTAAGATTAGCTTCCAATATCGGGATTCGTATTCCTGCCATGCCTGCTCGGATTTATCTGATTGATACCAGAAATCCAGCAGTCCTTGAGTGGGCTTAAAAAAATCTAAGTGCTCAATCGGAAAATCGAGATTTCGAGGAGCCTTTAGGCTGATCGAATAAGCTTGGCCGTGAATGTAATCTTTTCCCTTTTTCCAAGAAGCAGTGTACAGCATCTTTTAATCCCTCGAAGCTATGGATTACGGTCAACAGATGCAAGTTAGAAAAACCCTATCCTCAAACCTCCAAAAAGTAATTATCTATCAATCTAGATAATAGATCCTATTTTGAAAATGGTCTAGATCTTATCAAGATCTGAGCTAGATCCTATTTTGATCCCATCTCGATCTTATTTTGATCCTTTGTTGGAAAGAGGTTTGATCTTATCTTGATCTGATAATTCGCCAATTCAATAGTTAATAATTGATCGATTATTGCCGTGTTGCAAAGGGCACAGCATAAAAGCACCCTGGGAAAATCAGTCTTTAGGATGACCCTGAATTCAAGCTGATTGGATGCTGATTCAGTAAGTGTAAAGCAATACCCAATCATGCAAGAATCTCGCAAGCAGACTCTAATAAGACTTGGATATGTCTAGGAACTGACTGAACTCTGGCAAGAAAATCATCTTGCAATCACCTTTTTTGCCGTTACGATTCTTGGCTACGATGACTTCAATTAACCCCTTATCAACTGCATTCTGAGGGTCATAGTAGTAATCGTTATGGAGCATGATGATCCGGTTAGCATGGTTCTCCAGCGCTCCCGATTCCTTCAAGTCGCTGACCTGGGGCCGCTTATTCTGGCGGTCAGCTACCGCTCGTTTAACTTGGGAAACTGCAATAAACGGGACTTTGAATTGGATTGCTGCACCTTTGCAGGCTCTAGCGATTTTATCTAGCTCCTCTGCTCGGGTGCCGCTTCTTTCGCCCTCTTCGTTGCCTGCCAGTTGCAGGTAATCCAGAATAACCAGGCCCAGTTTTCCATATTGCATACTGGCACGCCGCAACACCTGCCGGATTAATCCGACCGATGGAGATGCCATCTCAAAAACGTAGATTGGTAGATGATTTTCTAGTTGATCTACTGCGCGATCGCGCTTTGCAGCATCTGCAGGAGACAGGGGTTTGCACTGAATCAGTAAATCACTATCAATCGTCGATAGGTTTGCAACGATGCGGTGACCCACTTCCTCAGCAGTCATTTCGCACGAAAAGATGAAGCAGGGCAGGTTATGCTTCCGGGCAAAGTTGATGGCTGAGGCAATCACGAATTGAGATTTCCCAAGGCCCGTAGGAGCGGCCACGATATTGAGCTGCCCAGGGAACCATCCTCCGGTCAGGGCATCGTAGTCGAGGAAGCCAGAGGCCATCCCAGGCGATTTTCCGGTTGCATAGACTAGCCTCAAAGTCGAAGCTAATTCTTGAGGGGATTTTAAGCAGTCATCCACCACCCCAGAATCTACACCGTACAGAGCCTGTTCTGAACGCTCTAGGACTTGCGCGATCGGGATTGTGAGGTCTTCTGCCAACTTGCCATTATCGAAGCTTATAGCGCGTAATTTGCGGCGTACAAAGAACTCTTGCACTCCCCCTGCCGCTATCTCTACTCCAGCGCTGGATAGACAGCCATCCATCAACTCTGCCAAGAAAGCGCGGCCTCCTACCTGCTCTAGCTCCCCACTCTTCTTCAGTTGGGTAGCGACCGCTGGCAGATCTGGCAGGCTCCCGTCCATTGCTAACTTAAGCTGAGCAGCATAAATAGTGCGATGGGACTCCGAGTAAAACGCCTCTGGGTGGGGAATCTGCTCAAAAACGTCATACACCCGGTCAGGATCTAGCAGGATAGCCCCAATCACGAAGGCTTCCCCTTCCTCGTCATGCAGCGATTGAGGGCGGCTCCCACCTTGCAGGCTGACCAGCGTTCCAGCTCCAGAGTTTTTTCCAGAATTAAACTTTGCAGAATCCATGTTACTTCTCCGAATAATTGATTGATTTATTGCTTGAAATCGTTGCGGGAATTAGATTGCAATTCGCTTTCTGAGCGTGGCACGAGAGCGATCTACGGTTGCAGCTTGCGTTCTAGCAATCCTCGCTTGCTGGATTGGATCTAATTGCGATGCTGCTGGCAGCTCTGCGGCTGGCTTGATTGGCTTAGCTTGATTAACCAGAGCTTCCGTCTCCTGCAGCCGCTGTTCTGATTGGGCGATCGCTTGCTGCTTAATCCGTTCGTATTCATCGACTGGCAGGAGCTGCTTGGATGCCTGCCCAGTGCTAGCTACCTGCAGTTCCCCGTTTTCGATTTGCTGAGCTATCTCCCAAAGCTTGAGGAGTTTAGCGCGTGCATCCAGGGAAGTGCCATCCAGAGTCAGCATCCTTGCGCCTCCCTCCAATTTCTGGAGCTTGGATTCAACCTGCCATACATTCGGACTGCCGTTCTCTAACCAGTACCAATCGCTTGAATTTCGGGGATGCACCGTAAGGAAAGCCTGGATCATGGAGTCCTTGAAGTTGATCAAATCTTTTCTCCAGGGAGCCTCATGGACGGGCCACCACTTTGCATCAGGAGCAAATTTCTCCTCAAAAACAAAATCGGCGGCAGCGGAATATTTGTCCGGTATAGAGCCTTCTGGTTGTGTGCCAGATTCTTGCTGATCCGGAATCGCAGCAAGAGGAGGAATGATTGCTGGCTGTTCCGGTTCGGATTCTTGATCCGGTTGCGAAGCACCTCCCTCCCCATTCTCCCCGTTGGGGGGATTAAAGGGGGGAGAGGGATCTAAGCAAGGATCTAAGGAATGGATCTTTGTATATAATTCGTTTTCCGATTGCGACGATTGATTCCCCGATTGTCGTGAGCGGATTTCCGCTTTCGATTGCTGGTTTTCCGCTTCTTGACCTAGCTGATCCGCTTCAAATTCTCCCGTATCAAGGGTTTTGGCTTCCCCAACCTCTCGATATTGTTTTTCCGACCGCCGATCATCGGTTTTTGGCTCATCGGGTTCCGGCTCTCCATACTCGAATTCATCCAGAGCTTTTTGAACAGGTTCTGGATGTAGCAAGAAATATCGAGTTTTATCGAAGCTGTATCTGGGGTTGGGATTACTGTGAATGGATGCATAGCCTTTTTCCACCAGGATTTTGATAGCCTTCCTGATTGAATCCTTCTTCCATTCCCTGATACCTGCATCGATTAAATCCTGCTCTGTAAGGTACACAAGCAGAGATGTATCCTGGGTGCCCTCATCTCCATGCATCTCTGCTACACGGTTTTTCTGTTTTGCTTGAGGTAGATAGCTTAACTTGCTGTCATGCCAAGATATAAGATTGTTTAGGATTGCAGCCGCGCATCCATTCTCATCACAGATAACCCTTAAGCAGTTTCTGATTATCGCGAAAGGATCATTTTTGGGGAACCTAATGCAGCTAGTCCTCTGGACGGTATTAGCGTGCGTCATGACTCGCCTCCCAATGCTTCCAGGGCTTGATTGACGGATTTCACAACCAGCGAGGCTGTATTGTAATCGGTTTCTACAAATCCCTTCTCTTCTAAAAAGCGGATTGCGTCTGAAATCGTTACCTGATGCCAGGTAAAAAACAATTGATCAGCTATATCGCTGGATGCCATATAGCAGGCAGGCTTCCCCTGGCCTTCCGCGATTCGAGAATAAGCCTCGACTTCATTAAGCAGCTGCACGATCGCGGCAGCGCACGCATTTCCATCGCAAATTTTGACTAAGCTTTCCCGGATAGTCAGGCATCTATCGCCTGCCGGAAAACTAAAACACGAACTCGCAAACATATAAACCTACTCCGGTTCCGATGATTATTGATTGATTATTGATTGATTATTGAAAGCCGCAAACGCACGACAAAACCGCTGATACCCCTGGTACCAACGGCTGCTCCCATTAGAAAAAATATTGCCTGCCCTATGGCAATCTCTAGCGCGTAGTGTTATCATACGAGCTGAAACCTCCTGAGAGGGATGGTTATCATACGACTGAAATTCAATCGAAGTTCTCCTTGAGTGCTTTTGTTTGAATGGTTAGGAAAAATAAATTTGACTAATAAAACCTCCAGAGCGGCTAACTCTGGGGGTGATTTGCTATTTGGGGGTCAAAAATTGATTAATTTTTAGGCCAGATAGCCGCTCACCCAGGCTTTACCGATCAAGATTGTAGCCTGATCCAAATTTTTAGCAAAGGGATCTTTCTTTTTATTTTTTGATCCACCCCTAGCCCTTTACTTGCAAGCCGCATCCGTACAGCTTGCAATATTTTATACAGCGTAACCTGTCATCATGACATTGGATCTTGCTACAAGCGGCCCGTAGAGCGAGTTGCAAGCCTCTCTGGATCTTGTATATAGTGAGGGAAGTTAAGAGTCTAAAAGACGGGCTTTGATAACTTCTTCTCGTTACGTAGAAGTTGATTCCGCTCTGCCTTTCCGACGATTAATTGATTGATTATTGCTGGGAGGGGTTCACCCCTCCCATTTTTATTTAGGCGCAAACGGATTCCAGGCTGGAAGCTTTAGACTTGCCTCCTGAATTTCCTGTTCCGCCCTGGCCCTTTTTTGATTGCCGATTGATTACCAGTTGCATTTCTTTTGGGGTGAATTTCCTCCCAGCTTTTCGCAGGCCGAGCGTAGCTTCACGCCTGCGAGAGATGAAGTCTAGAAGTTGCCCAGCGGTTAATCCAAGGGGTTCTGCGGCTTTGATTAAAATGCGCTCCGATAGTAAAGCACCGTTGAACCAGCGACTCCAATCGGAGGAATCAACTCCGGTCAGACCCTCTAGATCTGTTAACGCGAGGAGCATGAAATCTTCTAGTGAGGGTTTTGTAATCGGCTCAGGTTCCTCTGCTTGCGATGATTCGGATTGTGCCAATTTAGAATCCGAATGCCCTGCTTCTAGATGAACTTGATTTTCAGGTAAGTTACTCATTGTTAAAACTTAAAAAGCTAAGAAAGACAGACGAGCTAGCAGCTAAGGGAATGCACGACTTCTCCCCTATCGTAAAATATCTACCTCTTTTGGCGGATATTTTTGATCGAATAGGGATGTATAACCCTTTACAGGATAAATCTTTGGAGCGCAAAAAACCTCCTTCTACTGTAAATTGTTTGCAAAGTTTCACGGCAGACGGCTGGGATGTGTTATTTGCTACTGGCGTAATATTCAGCCTCCATTAACTCTCTTCAGCGTGTAAACTTTTGTAAATGACATTGTAAAAAACTCCAATTTTGTTAGAATCGATGGCAAGATGATGATGGGTTTTTCAACTATGGCTAATATGAAAAAAATGCGCTCGAAAAAAACGAAGCAGAATTCGTCTCACCGCACGATTTACCGGGAGACTTTGAACTTCTTTGGTATTTACCAGGCTTACATTAGTGAGCGCACTCTCCACTTGGAGCGGCGCTATCCCGATCGCTATAAATACGTAGGCCCAGATCAAATAAACCGCTATTTGCAGGGCACCAACGATCTAATGGGCAAGGCTTTACTGACCCTCGAAGCAGCATTGCCACCAGAGGCTAAGCGATATTTTAGAAGCAAGATGGAGTTGATGGACTTAGAAGCTGGCCTGGATCTGATTCCCGCTTAAGCTCGTTGCATTGCACCCAATCATCTAGCCCCGATAGAAATCTATCGGGGCTGCATTTTTTTGGATCTATCTCCAGAATCTCAGATTGGCGATCTCTCCAACATCCGCAAACTCTGCCGCGAAGTTTGCAAGGGCTTCCTCCCTTCCATCTTTTTTAGGCGGGAAAAAGATGATCACATTATCGTGACTGGGCGAATGGGATGGCACCAGAAACCCATGCTCAGAGTCGATACACTCGCCTTTATCGATGCACTCAAGGATCCATCGCTCCACAAATTGTAAATCCGGCTTCCGCTTCGCTGCTTCTGCTTGTCGCAGAGCGTGCGGTGTTGTCCAGAAGCAAAGCCGCTCTCTGGGGACGCAAAATGGCAATGACAGAAAACCAGGGCATAGCCGCAGGACACTAAGTTGGAATCCAATGAAGATGGCTTGCTGAACTTCTCCAACCTCCCATCGCCGCTTCAGCTCATTACCCCAGGCCGCGATCGATGATGATGTGCCATAGCGCTTGATAAACTCCCGATCCCTGATCTGCCCTCCTCTGGGATTCAGCAGTAGGGAGCGGCTTTTCCAGGATTGCTGCAGCCCGTCTATTCCCTCTTCTAACGAGTAGTACTGCTCCGCTCGGATTATTTCGTTTGCCAGCTTGCAACTACACGGATCCAATTCAATCCCTCCCAAGATATTCCTGCTTTTCTGGGCAATCAAAGTAGGAGTGTAGTGTTCATTGCTTGCACTGGAATGCAATACGTTAGCGCGAGTCTCAGGAGCTTTTAGAGTTGATTTCTGCATAGCGATGATTAATTGGGCGATTAATTGATCGATTATCAGGTAGATCGCGCAAACCACCAGTGAGACTGGGATAGCGCTTCTGTAAGTATAAGCCATAAGAAAAAGATTGATAGATGTTGACATTTTATTTTGAGCTGACTATATTGGAGCTATCAATCAATTATTCGTTAGCGGTTTTAGATTATGGATAAACCAAATATTGCTCCCCTGGTTAGCATTGGCACCGAAGAGCAAGGCTCAATTGTTTCTAGCAATGCTTCTGGCAACATTTTTGTAACCGAAAAAGCTGGGTATCGAAAGGTGCAGACGCAAGATATTCTGGCAACCTTCCACACCCTTTGGTTTTCGGCTGAAAATAGCCCGGAATCTGAAGTCAGAGTCGGAGTAATCCGGCAATTCAGAGGGGTATGGATTGCCGTATCACTGGTTGGTGCTCACAAGGAGGAGCGATTCACCTCGCTGGATAAAGCGGAGAGCTGGCTAATTGAACGGCATCAGAAAAATCAGCGGAGCTACCAGGCTCACATTAAACTAATGGCAGCACCATCCTGGTAGCTACCTTCAGCGCAATAATCAATCAATTTGGGAGTTGTTTAGTTTATGCCGATTAAGAATAAAGAGGTATCTGTTTCAGGGAATACTGAGGGAACTGATACGCTTCCCATTGCACCCTCTGAGGATACTCAATCACCTCAAATTCAGCCTCCCTCTGCCTCTGCTGATACCGGAGATATTGAGGGATTAAAAATGATCTCTACAAAGCTGGGCCGCAAGTTTGATCTTGGGAACTGGAATTCCCTAACGGTGGAGGTTTCCCTCTGGTATGACTTGATACCTGGCGAGAATCCACAAGAGGTTCTGAGTCAGATGTTCGCTTTATCGCGCCAGGAGATTCGCAATCAAGCGGAACCAATCCTCCTCCAGGCAAGGCGGAAAACCGTGAAAACAAAACAGCAGTACATGGGCGCGGATGTGGAGGATTAAATCATGATGAATGGAATTACTGGATTAACTGATGATCTTGATGATCTCGAATCGTTCTCCCTGCCCGTCCTTGGATACCTGGCGAAAGGGGCACCCAAAGGCGACAACGTTGGCCGAGACTTGGATTATTTCCGACTGAAGACCAAGCTCCCGGAAGTGCAGCAAGCTTTTGAGCAGCACTATGGACAGAAGCCAACCGTAATCAGGGGATACCTGGCATTCTCGACGATCGCTGAGAATTTCCAATCAACCATGAAATCCCAGAAAGGGAAGACTGTTCACAAGCTTTGCAACGGCTCCCAGATCTACCTCTGGCGCACTCCAGAAGGCAGTTACAGCAGAGAGTCTAAGCCTTGCATCGCATCCGGCAAGAAATGTAGGGATTGCAAGCCAGCTCTACAGCTCTCGATCGTCGTCAAGGAGCTACTAGATGATGACATAGTTGGTGCCTTGATCAGCACTTCAACCTCCTGGGAGGATGCAAAGCGATTAAAGAAGAATCTGCAATCGCTGGTCAAATTGAGTCAGCAAGCTAGGGTGGGACTGCATCAAATACCCATCGTCCTTCGCCGCTCCCCTGGCCCAGTGAAGCGCAAGATGGATGATGGCAAAGTGGTAGACATGGTTAAGTCTCTGCTGTCTCTGGAGCCATCCGCTGAGTGGATGCGCGGCTATTTCGGCGGCAAGTTTGGTGGCGGCAGCTTCCCTATCTCCGGTAATGAGATTCCAGAGCCAGCGGCGGAAGCAGAGGATGTCCCGATCAAAGGCGTTTATGGTTTCGATAGCGTTGATGATGACGAGGATGATTCAGAGCTTATCGATATTGATGGTCGCGACGAAATGATGCGATTGATCGATGATGCTCTAGACCGTCTTGGCTGGCCCACATCAAGAGCTAAGCAGGAGCTAAAAAATCGATTTAACACCACAACCCGGAAAAACTTAAACGATACCCAGCTCTATGAATTCCTTGCTTATTTAGAGCAAACCGAAGCCGCGCTATCAGGAGATCCTGAAGCTGGATTCTAAAAATTAGAAATCTGGAAATTTAGATTTCTAAAAATCAATCAATTAATTAGCTGGAGGAATAATGCAAAATCAATCCCAGGCTCTACAGCGGCCAACTTTACCCACAATTTCGCCCAATCCCCGAATTCCCAGTAAGCCAACGCATCTTTCGGTAGAAGAGATTCAGGCTGAGCGGCGAGGCGAAGTTAAGGCAGCTCTAACCATTGAAACAGTAATGGGAGTTTTCACTCAGGAAGATCTGGATAATCTGCCGCTCGATACTCTCAAAGATTTGAAGCTCATCCTAGATGCAGAGCTGACGCTGATAAACGCTAAGTATGCGGCAGCGGCAGCGAAAAAGTACGATACGGGAGAAAGAGCTGATACTGATTATTTTCTCCGGCTTACCAAGGCTAGAGCGATTAAGGGATTGCATATTAGAGTAGTCTGCACCGCATTATCAAAAGCGAAGGAGCGAAATCAGCGATTCATCCAGGCCGCAAAAATGACGCTCACCCCTGAGCAGTACAACGCTATCTGGAATCTGGTCGATGGAGGGTTGGCTTGATGGCTGCCACTTACGATCGCTGCTCCCGTTGCGATAAATTTGCTTGGCTTGGATGGTCGGGAACTCATAATTGCATAGCCTACCGAGTGAAGGTTCTGGAGCGAATCGACGAGAGCTACCCTGGCGATAAGAATGCTCAAATCGAAGATCATTCTCAGGGTGATTGGGAATCCAAGGTTTACGCAACTGAGCCTAGATTAGCGGCTGAGATTTTCGCTCAACGGTATGACCAGAATGGGGAATACGATATTGTCAACGGAGATTACAAACTCCGGTTGCTGGTTTTCCAGTCCGATCCATCGGAAGCAGGAGCCAAAGAGTTTATCGTGCAGGGATGGAGTCAGCCCGTTTACGATGCTTCCGAGCAGAAGGAGCGCAAGTACTCCTTCCCAGCAGAAGAAGAGGATGAGGACGAGGAGGAGGAAGAGGATGCCGCAATCTCCTGCTGAAATTGATTTCTACGCTTCAACGATCGTCCTTAGCTCCTACCTGGACGCTAACCAGCCAGCGCTCCCCATCTCAAATTCACAGGTTTTTGCAATGCTGGAGCGAATCTTTAGAGTCTACTCTGCCCCCAGCCCGGAGCTTGGGCACGCAATCATTAGCGCTGCTTGGCGATGCAAAGCATGGCTCGATGAATAATTGATTGATTAAGAGGGAAAATGCTGCAATCATACTTTGAATTCTGTCAGTTTATTTCAGCCTATGTTCTATATACAATCGGCTTAGCTGCTCTTGTAGTAGTTATCGGCTACTTAGCGCTCCTCGCTTCTTACGTCTGGGAAGAGGCTATGGCTCGGTGGGTTAAGCGCTTTAAGGCGGCTGTCTCAAATTATGGAGCTTGGGAGGATTTTCGGGAATTTCGGCGGCAACGTAAGGAGGAGCGGGAGAAAGGTAAGGTTGGATAGTCCTCCAAGTACAATAGTACTTAAGAGATACTTCCTTCTAGCCTGCAGGCTCCTATCCTGCAGGCTTTATTTTTCCTTACATAATGGGGGATTCGCGGGGATCTAAAATAATTGATTGATAGTTGTTGACATTTTTGGGGTGGGCCGCTACTATTGGATTAATCAATCAATTATCGGTAAGCGGAAGGCAATCATGACCAGCAATACTCCTGATCTCGTCCCTGCTAATGGTGCTCCTGAAGGTAGCTACTTTGTGGTCGTTACTCAGTCTGTAGGTAAAGGTTACGTCTCCTTGAAGAATGAGAAGCTGGCTGCTCCCGGTCTAATGGCTACCCTTAAGAGTAACGGAGCGGACGCTAAATTTACGTTGCCTGTTTTCCAGGTAATGAAAGGCTCTAAGAAGTGGGGGATTCGGGAAGCTGGCACCAAGTTGGGGAATGCCTTCGATACCTTGCAGCGCAAGTGCCAGATGATTAGCGCAGGAGATAACCGCTGGTGGTTTCCTGCTCGATTCAAAGCTGATTTTGATGCTGGCTGGGAAGAGTTGATGAAGCTCCAAGAGGAGCTGATCCAAGAATTGCTCGATAGCGCAGAAGAAGCACATCAAATTTATGACGGTCGGCTGCAGGCAATCTTGACGCAAGCAGATGCGATGGAGGATTTTTACAAGTACTCCCTGGAATTCCCTACTAATGACCAGATTCGCGAGAATTTCAAGCTCAATCTTAAGGAGGGGCCGATCCGGGTTCCCTCGATCACAGAAATTGCCAAAATGTCTCCAGAATTACAGTTCTGGATGGGTCAAATTCGCAAGACGATGCAGGAAGATCTCCCCAAAACTTCCGCTAAACTCTCCAAGGCGATCGCGCTTTTCTTCAATCGCCTCCGAGATTTTGACCCTGCCGCTCCCGATGAAAAAACGGTTCCCCACCTAGCGAATTCCTGGTCGAGCATCCAGGGGTTAGTCGAGCTATTCGATGAGATGTCCGGTGGTGGGCAGATTGGAGATCCGGTGCGCTCCCTGGCAGATAAAGCGCTGGAATTTAGCCCCCAGTTCCCCTCCTACCCCAAAGATAAAGGGGAACTGCAAGTACGGCTTGATAAAATCCAGGAAGAGCTATTAGATCAAGATTGGATTCAAGAGCCTACTGCCGCTAATGCTGAATTGTCAAAATGGTGCGGCGTATCCTCGCTGGAAGACCGCCTGAAAGACCTTAAGCAACGCATTGATACGATGGCTGCAATGGAGGATGGCGAGGAGAAAGATTGCCTCCTCAAAGAGTTGCGGATTGAAGCACGCTCTTACTCCGGTATCCTTAAGGGCACTGCCTCTAAGCTACTCTCCCTGGTCGGAATGGATGCACCCGAAGAGGTTCCCGCTCCCCCCACCCCAGAAATCAAGGAAGAGGAGGCTGAAGAGGAGGCCGAGGAAGAGGCTCCCGCTCCTCCAGCTCCCGCTCCCCATCCAGAAGTTGAGGAAACTGAAGAGCCTACAGAAGAGGAAGAGCTTGACATGGAGCCGGAAGCCGCTGCAGAGATTGAGCTAGATGATGTTGCCCTCGCTGGCTTCTAAGTTGCGAATTGATTGATTAAGAGGGGGATAACGCTTTCCCCCTTTATTTTCAGATTTTTAGATTTTTAGATTTCTAGGACGTGGAGTTATGGAAAGTGGATTTGAGCCGGAATGGATGCTGAACGCGACTTTTGGTGGGGGTAAGCTATCGCGTCAAACCCTGGAAGCCTACCTGCGAAGTGCTGATCAATCTCCAACTGAGTGCGATGGCTGCTCCCGGTTGGTAGCCCATGATCTAGAGCTATTGGGTATCCCTACCCTTATCTGTTGGGGGAGCGCTATCCTCAGCCGCGAGGATGAATCTGGCACGCTGCAGTACATCGAGTTTCCCCACTGCTGGATTAAAATTTACGATGACGACGATGTGTTTTATTCTGTCGATTTCCGGTTGCGTTGCTATGCAGAGCTGGCAGGATGGACTGAGGAAGAATTGAAAGTTATCCCTCACGGAATTTTTGGAGACGGGCATAGCTACGCTGTCCAGCATTTTGAGAATCGCTGGGAGGTTGGAGTATTACTTGATCCGGCAATTTACAGCGCTTTGAAGCTGGACATTCGCAAGCTTCCTGGTTGGGAGCAGATAGAAAAGCAGTTGATGGAATCATGGCAAGAGCAGGAGCAAGAGGAGGGCAAAGATGCAGCGGCCTAAGGTGTTTTTCGTTGGCTTAGCTCGTGTAGATACAGCAGTCGGGCTGGCCCACATCTATTTAGATGATGGCTCCAAATTGGAAGCGGTTGAATTTAAGTTTGACGATCGAAAGGCTCCCCTTAACTACGTTTGCCTCCGTGGGCTTCGGGCAGGATTGAATAAGTGCTTGGAGCTGTCAGGCAAAGTGCAGCCGATGGTTTATTGCCCGTTCGAGAATGTTCATTTTTTTATTCTGAAAGAGCTGGCAGCATCGAAGGGAGCATTCTATCAAGAGCTTTGGTCGATAATTAATCAATTTCCAGGCATTGACTTTGCTCCTCCTGGGGAATCCTATGATGCAATTGCCGCTCTTGGTTTTTCGTATACGGATTTGTACAACCTTGCGAGGGATGCTTGGGAAGCGGCTGCCGATATTAGCAAGCCAGCTCCCAACTTAAGCGAAACCCTGTTCGACCTCAATCCGCTTGAGAATGTCGAGTTCAAGAAGCAAATAGAGATCGCTAACGCAGCGGCTAGTATGGGTGCCCCTGCCTTCAAATTTAAGGATTGGGAGAATCTTAAGGTGCCAGATGGTAGGGATCGGTTCTCAAGGCTTTCGCTCGACTCATTATGCAAATTGCTGCCAATTACAACAGTCGATTTTATCAGGGGGCAAGTCGCTAACATTTACGAGAGCATTGAATCCAAACCTGAAACTAAGGGTATTAGTACCGACGATGATCGCCGGAGAACCATAGCTAGCGCTCTTCGCTGGCATCTGCGAGGGCTTTCCGTTAAAGCCGCGCTTCATAAGGTTAGCGCGGATGCTGCCGTGATGCTCATGGCAAGAAAGGAGAAATCTTGATAGCTTGCTGTAAAATCTAGAAATCTAGAAATTGCAAAATCTAAAAATCTAAAATCAATCGATTATCAAGGTGGCAATATGGCGAAATCAAGGAAGCGAGGAAAGGCAAAAGAGCCGCAAATCATCTCCCTGGCAGCTTTTAAGGGAGGAGTCGGAAAAACTACCACAGCAATTCATCTGGCTACCTATCTGGGAGAGATCGGAAGCACTCTCCTGATTGATGGAGATCAAAACCGCTCAGCACTGGATTGGGTAGAGCGAGGAGGGGCAGATCTGTACCCCTTCAAGGTAGTGGATGCCGATGATCCGGGTGATATGGATGAATACGAATTCATCGTGATTGATACCCCTGCTCGACCCGACGCGGAAGATCTGACCGCACTCGCTGAGAACTCTTCTCTGCTCGTAGTGCCAACCAAGCCCGATGCGCTCGATTTGGGTGTAGCCTTATCCCAGGCTCGGTATATGAATGACCGGGGTATCAAGAATTATCGAATCCTCCTGACCCAAGCAACTCCTCCCGGCAGAGTCCAGAAGCAAGCTGGCGAGTTCAAGAATCAATCAATTTGGGCCAGCTCCCTGACGATTGAGATTTTAGAGTCATTCCGGGAAGAAGATATTCCCATCTTCTCAGCTCATACCAGGCTGCAACGGGCCATCCACCAACGGGCAGCGCTGGAAGGGAAAAGCTTAAACCTGCTCGGTAAGTCGGGCCAAGTTGCCTGGATTTACTACGAATGGGTTGGCAGTGAACTCCTGGAGTCTCTTAAGCGATAGAATTCTAGAAATCTAAAAATCTTCATCTCAGGGAATACCATGTCAAAGCTCAAAAATTTATTTCAGAAAAAAGCATCTCCAGAGCCGGAGCTACCAGAGCCTTCCCCTCCTCCCGTTGCCTCCATCAGCCCAGCCAAAAGCAGCGCTAAGGGGAAAGGTAAGGGGAAATCACCTACCGAGCAGCAAGGCTCTCCTAAAGTGCTTTATAAGGGGCAGGGGGAGCAGGCTGCAAAGCATCGAAACCCAGACTACATCAACCTTGGTGGGGTGTACGTCCAGCGATCGCTCCATCAGGCTCTGAAAATCTACTGCATCCAGCATGAAAAACAGATGTCTGATGTAGTAGGGGAGCTGATCAAAGGTTTTCTATCTAGAAACGGAGTGCCTATGGATTAAATCGGATTTCATAACGACAGCTTATTGATTGATTTATGGAGGGTGCCACGATACACCCTCTTTTTTTATGCAATATCCCGCAAAACCCTGATAATGTAAGCTCCTATCAATCAACAAAATTATTTTTACCAAAACCCTTGCCATACGGTAAATATAGGCTTAGTATATTGAATGTAAGCAGCAATCAATCAATTAACGGAGAAGAGCGTTATGGCTACTGTTAAAGCAACCCTGAATGGCAAAGCAATCAAAGCAGAATCTGCTGAGCTAGAAGCGGTTTCCGCTGATCTGAATATCCCTAACCCTGCTCGTCTGCTGAACCTAGCAAATCAGCTCTCTGCTAAATGGCTGGAAAGAGAGGATTTGTCTAAGGGGATGCTGGTTGCTCTGCTGACCGGATATAACTTGTTTGCCGGAGGTGCTCCTGGTACTGGTAAGACCGAGATGAGCCGCGATTTAATCTCAGCCTTTACCGGGAAGAGTTTTTACTATCTCTTGGGTGCTGATACTCGCGCAGATGAGCTGCTAGGCTCGATTGACCTGGGAGCGCTGGAGAATAATGAAACCTGTCGCGACCTGGATGGCAAGCTGGCCGATGTGCATCTGGCGGTTTTAGATGAAATTTTCAAGTGCAATAGCGCATCTCTAAACCTACTCCTGGGCTTAATCCTGGATAAGCAAGTGGTTAACGGTAAGAGCGTCGTTAACGCTCCCCTGGTTTCGATGTTCGGGCTGTCAAACGAATTGCCGGATGACGACGAGGATAGCCGTCTGCAAGCGTTCTGGAACAGAATTCCTTTACGCTACTGGGTTGATTATGTTTCTCCTCGCAGTAAGAAAAAGCTCCGTATGCGGACGGCGGGACTGGAAAAGACTCCCGAAATCAAAGAGCGATTCACAATCGAGGAATTGGAGCAGTACCAGGCAATGGTTAAAACCGTCAAGGTTGGGGAGCATATCATTGACTTGCTCGATGATCTGGAGCGCAGGCTGCAAGATGAGGGAATCCGGCAAAGCGATCGTGTCTGCGTCAGTCAAATCATGCGAATCCTGCAAGCCTATGCGCTGCTCCACGGTAGCGACGTTGTGATTGAGGATCATATCGAAATCCTCAAAGCGGTTTATTGGTCAACTTTAGAAGAGAAGCCCAAAGTAGAAAAAGCTATCAAAGCGATTCTCGACGACAAGAATAAAGAGTTAGAAGAGATGGCGAAGACAGCGGCTCAAGTAGTCGCTAATCTGAAAAATTCCGCTTCCGCCGGCTCGACAGTTAAATTGAAATTCGCGCTTCATGCTGCCAATAGTAAGCTTTCTGAAATATTGGCAGACTTGGAAGTTGTCATGAAAAACGCTCCCAAAGAATCCTCTCGGAGCAAGACAGCTCACAAGGTTTACAGCAGTATTTCCCAGATCCATCAAAAGGAAGTAATCGCCAAGCTCTCCGAGATTGAGCTAGCGTAATCGGGAATCAAGTTTGTCTCGCTCCATGATTGATTGTGCTTACGAGACAATGCCCGGAAGGTATACCCCTCCGGGCTTTCCTGCTTTTTAGGTAAAAAGATTGATAGATGTTGACATTTTAGGGTGGATCGCATACCTTAGTAAGTAAGCAAATCAATCGATTATCGGAGTAAGGCGTTATGTTTGAAGAATCCCTGGTTTATCAGCTCCCCTACTGGGATAAGAGTCAATTTTATAGATTTCGCCGCAAGGATCAGGATTGCGATCAGTACATCCAGATTGGTTCTGAGAAGATTTACAGCTTTCCCCAGTTTGCAGCGGAAGTTTTCCATCGCTTCTACTCGGCAGATGAAAGCTCGTACACAACCGAGGAAGAGGGCACCCGCTTGCCGGAAGCTAAGATTAAGCCGGAAGCTCAATGGGCAAAGATTCTCCATGATGAGCTGACTGATAGCCAGGATTTCAAAGAGCTGCAAGAGCAGGTGGAAGGCAAAGCTTTCCTAGCTGGGATGGCTGCAAACGTGTTTATCCAATCTCTAGCTAAGCGGCTGGCTACCCCTCCTCAGCCGCTGCAGAATCCGAATGAATTGCGCCGTCAAGTAGTGCCCCTGGTGAGGCGTAAGCGACCGGAGGATAAAGCGGACATTCAGCGATTGACCGCAGAGGGCATGGAAGCCGTCCGCTTTATCCAGAAATGGACACAAAATATGTTTAATGCCGATTCTAATCAGGATGCTCAGAAAGCAGGCGAAGAGATATTGCGGGACGAAGCAATGGAAATGACCTTGGAAGATTTGATCGGCTCTGGCGAGGGCGAGGGGGATGAATCAGAGCAGGGTCAGCAAGGTCAACCGGGCCAGGGTCAGGGGTCAGGTGCAATGAGTCAGGAGGATATGCCGCAAGATCAGCAAGAAATGCTGGCAGGTGCTATCTCCCTCGCGCTTGCAGAAGCTTCTGAATCCGTCCAGGAGACACAAGAAATGTTCGCTGCTCTTGGGTACGGCCTGGAGGAAGGGCAGGATCAGTTCATCGGCAATTCGGATGAATTGCAATCCCTGGCTGGTAAAATCCAGCGGAGCGGCAAGCTAAAGGGCATCTTGAAAAAAGCTGGCCGCTTGAAAAAGATTGCTGCTAAGAAATCTGAGTCAAAGAGTATTAATGTTCCTCGCGAAATCAAGAGCTTGGAGCAAGGAGATGATCTTTCTCGGATCGTCCCTGCCGAATTACTCCAGTTCCACATGCCCAAGACTCGCAAGCTCTTCAAAAAAGATTTGGTCGAGCATTCCCTGACTCAGTACAAAATGGGCGGCAAGGAAAAACTAGGCAGAGGCCCACTGGTTGTCCTGGATGACGTTTCAGGCTCTATGGAAGGCACCCCGAATATGGAAGCTAAGGCTCTTTGCTTGGCGATGCTGGGATTGGCGCAGAAGCAGAAGCGTCATTTCCGCTTGATTCAATTCGATACCTGTGTCAAGCGGATTGATGACTTTGCCCCCAAAGAGAAAGATCTGGGCCGGATGCTGTCTGCTATGGGTTACTTCTCCAATGGCGGCACCAACTTTATGCGTCCCCTTGATTCAGCAGTTGAGTGCATCGAGAAGTATTCGCAGTACAAAGGAGCTGATATCCTTCTGATTACCGATGGGGAGGCTCCCTTATACGATTCCTGGCTGGAAGAGTTCAATAAAAAGCAGAAGCATCTCTGCTTTGAAGTTTACGCTCTGGCGATCGGTAGTGCTGATACAGGAGTCCTGAAGCGGTTTATCAAGCCGGAAAACATCATCACAATTCCTTCGCTGGGAAGCTTATCAGCCGATGAGCAAGTTTCGGAGCTATTCGCAATCTAAGAGGGTTTTAGGAGTCCGGTTAACCCCTAGCTCGGACTCCTAAAATCAATCGATTTTAGAACAGGCGTTTTATCCGCATATCCTTGCAGCCCTCACTTGTATAAGGTTTTAGTAGTTACACAGGGTAGAATGATTGATATATGCTGACATCACACAACGGACGTATTTTGAAGCGGAAGACCAAAAAGAAGAGGAAAAAAGAGCCTGGAGCCGATAGATCCAAGATGATCCGGTTGCCAAATAATCAGGATTATGCGAACCGATCGCTTGAGGATATTCTAGCTGGCTGGCAGGAGGTTGGCCGAATCGTCCCTCAGCCTGCTCCTGATAGCTCCCCTCCATTAGAGGGTGGCTGCATGATCTGGGGTGGAGCTGTCAATAATTTTGGGTTGCCAGTATTTCGCAATGCGAAGCGCACCTATTCCGTTCGCCGCTTCGTACTGTCTAAAAAGCTGGGGCGAGAGCTGGAGGCAGAGGAGCAAAGCCGAACGCTTTGCATGAATCAACTCTGCATTGCGCCGAATCACCTGGAGGTGATTCAGTGCGAACCCAGAGAGCGGCCTGTATCATTTCGGTTGCCTGAAAGCGAGTGGGAGCGGATAAAGAAATTTCGGCCTACTCACATTGCTTGGGGAGATTCAAGCCGATGGAAGCCGGAAGCAGTTCGATTTGTCGTCGAAGCTGGGGCAAAGGCTTTAACTGAAAATCCAGAAGAGGTGATGCCTCCTAAAGCTTATTTCTCCGAGAATTACGAGATTCGCTTGCCAGAGGAGTTTTATCAATCAATTCGCAAGCTCCGCTCTCGTCCATCAGAGCGCGATAGCAGGCTGATCCGGCGAATCATTGCTGCAGGTCTAAAAGCGCTGGAATCCCAGCAATAGCAAGCCTTACAAAGAAATAAAAGAAAAAGATTGATAGATGTTGACATTTATCAATCTTTTTAATTACAATTAAAAATGTAAGTAGCAATCAATCAATTAACGTCAGAGAGTTCCTATGGCCCGTTCTATCAGCCTTACAGATACAGCAAAACTTATTCGAGAAGCGCTAAAAGAGAAGTTCCCGGACTGCAAGTTCTCTGTCCGCTCCAAGTCCTATAGCGGCGGCTCCAGTATCGATGTCTCCTGGGAGGATGGGCCTACCGCGAAAGAGGTCGAGGCGATCGTTGACCCATTCCAGGGTGCTAGCTTCGATGGGCAGCAAGATCTGAAAACCTATCACACCAGCCATTACAAGGGTGAGGAGGTAAGCTGGGGAGCTGATTATGTATTCTGTCATCGCAATTATTCCAAGCAGGCTTACGAGAAGGGTCTAGAGCTTGCTAAGCAGGCAAATTATAAATACTACGATGAAGCGGAAGTTTACTTGAAAGAGCATCGCCACGAATGGAAGGGGGAAGTATCCTACTCCTACTCTTATGAGTCTGGAAATCTGGAAGGCCATAGGCAATACTGGGAGTGCCATCGGAAATATCCCAATGAGCTTCCTCGCGAATGCTTAGCTCAGCATAGCTTCTACAAGGCTGATAAACCTCAAGTCCAAACTGCATCTCCCGCTCCTGGGGAAATCGAGATGGAGATCACGCATAACGAGGCTAAGGGTGGGATCGAGTTGCGATTCTCCAGCAAGCCTTCTGATGATATTTTGGAGCTGGTCAAGAGTGCCGGATTCAGCTATTCCAGACGGCAAAATATCTGGTACACCAAAGCAACCCCGGCAGCGATCGAATTCGCTAATCTGCTGAAGCAAGAATTCTTTAGCCCCAAGGCAGCGGCAGCACCCCAAACCCAAGAGCAGGAAGCTCCCGCTCAATTTGTGCCCATTCCAGATCTTTCTACCATCCTCCTAAAACAGCAGGTAGAAGCTCCAGAAACCCCCGTCGAGGTAGTAGAGCCTCCCAAGCCACAAGAAGGCGTTGCAGCGCATATCAGAGGGGATAAAGTCGAGATTGATTTCGTTAACCTTAAACCCAAGTCTGACTTAAATCTACTGCTGGCTGAGTGCGGATTCGCTCCCTATCGCTCCAATACAAGCGGAAGACGGGGAATTGATGAATTAATCGTCGCTACCTGGCAGGCTTCCCATAATCCCGGCACTGAAGGGTTTGCGATGGATTTATCGCGGCTCCCTAGAGAAGAATTGCTATCGATGACTGTATCGGTTTTCGAGGTTGCAAAGCCTGCTCATAATCCCGGCAAGCCTTCCGGTGCGGAGGATGTAGCTGGCTGGCGTTATTTTGAGTATGAAAACCCTTCCGAGAATTCGCATAAGTTCTGGGGTTACAAAGCTGGCGAAAGAGAGCTGCATCTGCATTGGGGCAGGGTAGGGACATCAGGGCAACGGCAAGTTAAGGCAATGGGCGGTATCAACATAGCCACTGCCTACGCTATTGAGAAGGCGCGAGAAAAGCTATCTAAAGGCTACGTGGAGGTTCCCGCAAAAAAGTTGTTCGGGGAGCCTGAGAACTCCCCAGCATCCACCGCTCATCCTGTCGATTGGAAATACTACAAAAATTCATCCGGTGAATTCTGCGGCTTTAAGCTTGACGAGTATCGTCGAGTAGCTTTTTATCATTGGGGTCAGATTGGAACTACCGGAACTAAAAGCTCCCAGCACTTTGAAAGTACCGAGGAAGTTCTTAAATTTGCATCTAACGCAAAAAGATCCAATATTGCCAACGGCTACCAGGAGTGCAGATATGAGGATATTTTTGGCTATGGCTCAGTTCCTCCCGCAACCCCTTACAATCTGCCTGCCGAATGGGTTGATGAGATTCAGCCCGAATGGTTGAGAGATGTTTTCAAAGCGCGGCCAGATCTGTTTCAAGAAATTGATGTGAATGAGTTTTCTGATAACCCAGAAATGCTCTACGCCGATGGGGAGGCTGGCGTGCTAAATGTTCGGGGTGCAGCGTTCAGATATTTCCATGAATCGGTTGCAGATGCCTGGAAGGATAATCAGCCCTCTTCTAAGCCTGCTCCCGCACCTAAAACGATGAGCGCTGGTGAATCCGTTACCGTCAATATCTCGGTTGATGCTGGTGAAGCTGAATCAGAAATCAATCAATTAAAAGAGCAGATAGAAGCGTTGAAGCAGAAACCCGCTTCTGTGAAGCAGGGCAATCTGAGCCGGATTAGCGAGGAGCGTGCAGCCAAGTTTCGGGATATAGCCGCAAGCATGGAATATACCATTCGGCAGAAGCTGGCTCCTAGATCTACCAATACTCACCGAAAAGCTCGAATGGCCGCATCTGTTGCCGCTGACGGATGGGCGATGAAGAAAGTGCAATCCGCTCTAAATAGACTGGCAGATATGCATGAAACCGATACGGTCCCCGACATGGCGCTGTTCAATATCTCGACGAAGAAGCAGGTTGAATGGCTGATTAAGCAGGTCGATAGATTTCATCGGAGCGACTACAAAGGCTACTATGCTGGCATCTTTAACATTCACGATCGCCACTGGTCGAGCCATGACGAGTCTCGCAATATCCTCAAGCAGCTCAAGGTTAACTCCATGCAAGAGCTTGAAAAATTAATCAATTTATTCAAGCCTTTAATCGAATCCGAGTCGGAGCAGGAGATAGCCGATCGCCGGATCCGGGAGCTTAAAAATGGATTAATCAGCCGCCCTCCTGCTGGCTACTTCCCCACTCCTGATAAATTGGCTGAATATATTATCAAGCTAGCTCAAATACAGCCCGGACATCGGGTGCTAGAGCCGGAAGCTGGCAGCGGCCATATCGCAGATGCTATTCATAAATTTGCAGGGGTATGGCCCGATGTCATCGAGATTGCTCCCAGCTTAAGAGAGATCCTTAAATTCAAGGGCTATGATCCGGTTCATGACGATGCCCTGGCCGCTGCTAAGGATCCAAATTTCCGATGCCAGTACGATCGGATCGTCATGAATCCTCCTTGGGGCAAAGAGTATGGCGAGTTCGGAGATATTGATCACATCCTAGCGGCAACAGAGATGTTGCGATGGGATGGCCGATTGGTTGCCATTATGTGCAATAACTTCACGTACAGAAAGGAGGCTAAACCAACTCAGTTTAGAGAATGGCTGGAGTATTTGGGTAGTCGCAGATGCGCGGCTATTTACGAAGTGGAGGATGGAGCGTTTAACTCCAGTGAGCGGCGGACTGGGGTGAAAACCAAAATCGTCGTGATTGATAAAAAGCCGTCAGGGTATGTAGTGAACTACTAGGGATTGAATCAGAGGCAAAGCAAAAATCAATCGATTATCGAAGGTAGGTACATCGTGAAATTAAAGGTATTCGGAGAGGGAGCATGGTAGTTGCAATTCAGCCAGTCAGGGAGCGTGCTGCAGGCCGCTATCGGGTGATCTTGCTCCAACCGGAGGATGGGTTCTGGCTCATCACTATTCACATTCCAGGGCATACTCTACCGCTCGATGAGCTGGCTTACACCAATAAGGATAAAGCGCTAGAAGCCTACCAGAGCATGAAGGATGAGATTTCGGTCAACGAAATTTTATTCCCCAATACTTCTCCCCCAATAGAGCTTCTGGAGCCTGGTAGCTCGGAGTACTGGCGTGCCCATGATGCCGATGTGAAGCTCAATAGGGAATCCAGGAATGAGGTATTCGTAAACGCTTTGAAAGCCGCTAGTATCGGCTACGTCTCCAAAAATAACGGAGCGCACCTCATCATCAATTACAAAGGTCTTCGAGTTGATCTGTATCCCACCAAAGGCGGTTGGAGGCTGGCTGGAAATGGCCGCAATCGGCTGACCTACGGAAATCCTCAGCAATTCATTCGCTGGATGAACAATCGGGCTACGGAGGGCGGTAAACGCAATCGTAATCGTAACAGGAGAAAAGTTTCAACAACCCCACCTGCTTAGGCGAGGTGGGGGAGTGAGGGGAGTAAGACCCACACCGTAAGCGTTGAATAGGCCAAAGAGCGCAATCACGACATACACTACCGGACACCCCCCGAATCCGGGCTAGTTGTAAGACTGTTTACTCAGTCGGGCGTAAGGGCAAGACATTTGTGATTTGCGTGGTCAAAGGGGCAAACAACCGTAAGGGATTATCTCTCTCATGGAAAACCAACAAGTTCGAGTTCCCGTACTAGCACCCGATGGACAAGTCCTGATGCCAACGAAGGCAAGCAGAGCAAAACGTTGGGTCAAAACAGGCAAAGCCAAGGAGTTTTTTAATGACATAGGTATCTATTGCGTCCAATTGATTGCCGAACCTTCTGGTAAGGAAACTCAGCCCATTGTGGTTGGCATTGACCCAGGCAAGCATTACAGCGGGATTGCTGTGCAATCAGCCAAAGCGACTCTGTTCATGGCACATCTGCTGTTGCCATTTGACACAGTAAAGGAACACAAAGCCAATCAAAAACTGATGCGACGTGGACGTAGAGGCAGGCGGATTAACCGCAAACTTCCCTTTAATCAACGCGCTCATCGGCAAAAGCGATTTAGTAATCGTCGGCAGAAGGGTGTCCCGCCCAGCATCAAAAGCAATCGACAATTGGAATATCGCACGGTACAAGAATTGTGTCGTGTTTTCCCGATTAGCCAAATTGTTTTTGAGTACGTTAAGGCCGATGTAGACCTCACATCTGGCCGCAAAGCCGCCCGTTCCGGGAAAGGATTCAGTGCGGTCATGGTGGGGCAAAAATGGATGCTAGAGCAATTAGCAACTTTGGCTCCAGCCTCCACTCTCTACGGGTGGGAAACTGCCAGTCTCAGAAATCACCTGAATCTGGAAAAGCAAAAAACTAGCAAGGGTGATGCCAAGCCTGAAACTCATGCTGTTGACGGGATTGCCCTGGCTTGTAGTCAGTTTGTTCGCTATACATCATTTCACACTGCCAATACCCGTGGTCATCATTGGGTTGGCGACGTGCGAGTCACAACCGCCCCCTTTGTGGTGATTCGCCGCCCGCCCATTTCCCGCAGACAATTGCACCTGATGGTTCCGGCAAAGGGTGGAGTCCGCCGCAAATATGGCGGCACCACCACCCGACATGGATTCAGGAAGGGTGATTTAGTACGAGCGGAAATGGCAGGCAGGGTTAGTGTCGGGTGGGTGAGTGGAGATACAGAACGGCAAGTCTCTGTGTCTGATTTCAATTGGAAGCGTATCGGGCAGTTTACGGCTTCTAAAGTGCAGTTACTCCACCGCGCAACGGGGTTACTGGTCACTCGCCCACAATACTTGTCATTAAACGGGGCATCGAACCCCGCTTAATGACGCTCCTATCCCTCCCCCACCTGCTGCGCGAGGATGGGGGTGTCCCGGAGAATTTTTGATGAAAGTATCTCGTAGAGGCAGAACCGTTTCTATCCGCTTTAATAGCTCCGCTCAAGACCAGACGGCAGCAAGGCAGCTCATGGAACAGCAGCGGCAACTACTGGGATATTCCCAAAATGCTCAAAAATCAGAATCAGAGCAACCGCCGGAGCAACCGCCAGAAGCTCAATAGAGGCACTTAATCAGCAAAAGATTGATAGATGTTGACATTTTCTTGAATAGCGCTTACAGTTAAGGAGTCGAGCAATTCGGCTCCTTTTTTCAAGTAGTAATCAATCGATAAAGGAAGGCAATCAATATGGCTATCGGACGGCAAGAGCAAGCGATCGCTAACACTATTACCCAGAACGAAGTCAATGAGGTTTTGCAGACCCGCGCAGAGGAATTAGAGCAATTTAAGGCGACTTTAGCAGCCTTGAATTTGAGCGGCAGAGCCTACGCAATGATGGCAATGACTTTTGCTGAAGTATTCAAGGATGGCGGTCAGGATGTTTTCGGCTCAATGCAATGCTATTTCGGTGCAAGAGCTTGTCAATCCCTGGCTGAACAAAAGGGTGTTCGCGTTCCCAGTATTGCTCTCGGATTGGATTAAGCGACGGATTGATTCAGGTAGAAAACCAAAAAAGTATTAAGGAAGTAATTCAAATGGACGCAACTAAAAACGCGATCGCTCAAGCTTACGAACAGTCTGCTAACCCTGCTAACCCCCCTCGGACTCCTCCGAATAACTCAAGTTTATTTGTGCCAGCCGTTGATTTTCGGAAGTTTCTGGAAGCTCAAAAAATGAAAAATGATGAGCTGCAAGCTCGGGCAAACGACTTGCAAATTCAAATTATCAATCTCAATCGAGCTTTTGATTCTCACTTCTTTTGGTCGAAAGTTTTCAGCGGCGGACTGGCGGCAATCATTATTTTCTTGCTGCTGTTCCCGCCTCCCGCTAAGTCGCAATCTTCTGAAGCTCCCATAACCTCCTCTAGTTACCCTGCTCAATCTCGTTAGCTACTAGGCGGGAAGCCCCGCGCTGTACCGGAACGGTCAGCGTCGGGATGAGAGCCGCGTGACTGAGCGAAGCGAAGGAACAAACTATCTAGGAATCGTGACAGATAAGCCTTTATCGCAATGCTGGGTTTATGCTAATATAGAGACATGTTGAAAGCAGTCAAGGTCAGAATTTATCCCACCGATGAGCAGTCCATCACGCTAGCCAAGCATTTTGGTTGTACTCGATGGCTGTGGAATCATTGCTTGTCTGTCATGACGGAAACGTACAAGACGACAGGCAAGGGAATCTCTGCTTTCAATATGAAGAAACAGATTCCCATCCTGAAAGCGGAGCATGAATGGCTGAAAGAGTGTTATTCTCAATGCTTGCAGCAATCAGTTTTGAATCTATCTCAAGCGTTCCAAAACTTCTTTGAGGGCAGAGCAAAGTATCCCAACTTCAAATCGAAACACTATAGACAGTCGGTTCAGTTTCCTCAAAACGTCAAAGTAATTTCTGAGTCTGCAATCAAGTTTCCTGGTTTGCTGGGAACAGTTACAGCCAAGATTCACAGACCTATTGAGGGGACTATAAAAACTGTCACGGTGTCCAGGAACCCAGACGGGAAATACTTCGCTTCTCTACTGGTCGATGACGGCATAGAAAAGCCTGAATCTTCCAGCGAGGGAAAGGCAATTGGGATCGATTTGGGATTGACAGACTTTGCTATTACTTCTGACGGCTCAAAGTTCGCAAACCCTCGCCACCTCAAAAAGCATGAACGCAACCTAAAACGGAAGCAGCGTAAGCTGTCTAGACGGGAAAAAGGCAGCAAGAATCGCAACAAGGCGCGGTTAAAAGTTGCCAAAGTGCATAGCAAGATTGCACGAGTAAGAGAAGACTTTCATCACAAGCTATCCCGCAAGATAGTCAACGAAAACCAAGTAATTGTGGTGGAAGATCTAGCGGTTAAGAACATGGTCAAGAACCACAACCTAGCCAGGGCAATAAGCGATGTCGGTTGGGGACAGTTCTGTACCATGCTCAAATACAAGGCGGAGTTTGAAGGCAAGGTGTATCTGGAGATTGGGCGATTCTTCCCGTCTTCCCATCTGTGCTCAAACACACTGTTGACGCTAGAGAAAATGGATCTCTCAGTCCGATCGTTTGTCTGTCCTCACTGCCAAGAACGGCATGATAGGGACATCAATGCGGCGATCAATATCAGAAATGAAGGCTTGCGGATTTTGGCCTCAGGAAGTGGGGCTTCTGCTTTGGGAGGGACTGTAAGACCAAAGGGAGGCAGGCGCAAGTCTACCCTCTCCGAGGCAAGTCCCGATGAACAAAGAAGCCCGCGCTCTATTGCGTAGCAATGAGCGTCGGGTACTTCACTTCCCGCTAATTAACCTGGCAGCTACTCTGATTAAATAGCTGCCTTAAAATCAATTGATTGTCAACAAAGGAATCCGAATTATGCAAGCCGCTCAAGAATTCGATTACTCTCAGGAATTAGCTAACACTGCGCTCCTATTGGAAGTAGGGGCGCGGATGGAACGACTCAATTTTGATGGTGCTGCCTGCCGAAATGGGATGGCTACTCTGGCTACAGTGCTGGCTAGTGGGAGTCAGAGTCCGGTAGATAGAGCGGTTATGATTTACTCAATCATCAAGCTTCGAGATATTGCGGCTCAGTATGGGCAACCAGTCTCAGATAAAGAACTCAGCTTCATCCTGACCCCTTAAGAGTGCATCGATCTAAAACCCTGAAGTCAATAATCAATCAATTTTGCAAAATTCAAGTCATGGAAAAAATACCTCAAATCATTCAATCCCCCAGAGAGCTAGATGCATTAGTTTGTCGCGATATCTTTGGCTGGAGATGGTATGCCAGAGTGAACAGCTCTGGAGATGCACCTGTTTGCCGCTGGCTATTAGATCCGCAATCGGATGATATCCAGCGAATGCTTGGCAGCGGTTTTCTAGAAGAAGTAAGCGTAGCTGTTCCCCTGGCCGCAGATTGGCTGAATCAATCAATTTCCCCTATCCCTAAATTGCATCAGAATTTTGATGCCTGCATGAGGATTCTGGAGTGGGAGCGGCAAAACTTATTCGGATTGGATTTATCTTTGCATATTCATTCAGATAAGCAGGGAACCTGGGCAATCCTTGAGCATCCAGATCCAGAAAACCCAGGCGAGCATCAACGCTTCTATGGGTTTCATCTGGATAATCCAGCGATCGCGCTTTGCCTTGCCCTCCTAAGATTGCATGGAGCTGCTTTCCAGTATCACGCTGCTGGTGCAGGTACATGCGCCCCTAGCACTCCAATCGAGCAGCAAGAAGAGGTAGTCAAGCTGAAAGCAGCTCTTATGACAGTCTCGCGCTTTTGGTACGGCTATCGCCAGCAAAAGTATGCGGCTATGGCTCATCCTGATTTTCAGAATCCAGAATCCTCCCTGTATGCCTTCGTGAAAAAGCTTCCCTGCGGCGAGTCACTCGCTTTCGAGAGTATGCTTAAGAAAGCGCTGACCCTTAAGGATTTAAGTGAGCTGGATGCAAATCGGACGATGTTCGACGTGAGAGTTCGGGTGAGCATCGTCAGCGATCACTCGATTGGCGTTATCATCCAGGATTGGAAGCCCGATACACTGGTCTTTATCCCTACCCTGGTTTTACCTGAAGCGGTGCAAGATGCTATCCAGGAGCGCAGAGGGAGCCTTAATCGAGGCTTTCTGGAGCTATGGGTTAAGGCAAACCTGCACGCGGAAACCAAGTATGAGTTGTATCTCAGTGATTTTAGGGTTGCCGTAGACCCCAGAGAGCAGTTTCAAGGCATCCCAATAGAAGCTGAGTAAAAATCAATCAATTAATTCAAAAGAGGGGTATAGGGATTGTAGACTTCTACAATCCTTTTCAGTTCGAGAAAGCGAAGGACAGCTTTGAAGGACAGCTTTAAGGATATGGGCGACAATAGGATTATTCTGGGATTAGATGTGGGCTACGCAACAATGGGTTTTGGCATTATTCAAGGGAATCGAATCCTAGAGTATGGCGTGATCACTACTCCCGCCACTGTTCCCGCCACTGTAACGGTACTCAATGGCAAGAAAAAAGAGAAGCGCAAAGTCGCACCCTGGCAGCGATTAGAGCAGATTCAGAATGATATTTACACGCTCTGCGATACTTTCAAGCCGGATGCGGTTTGCATAGAGCATCCGTTTTTTGACCGTGATAATTACAATGCTGCCAAGGTTCTAAAAGCGCTGGGAATCGTCGAAATGTCGCTGGGCCAGAAGGGGTTAATTCCTGCCTACCTGCACCAGTCCCAGGTAAAGAAGGGCATGACTGGCAATGGTAGAGCTGAGAAGGAGGATGTCCAGTATGCCGTGATGGTCACTTATGGACTGCCAGAAATCCCTCAACCTGATGATGCGGCAGACGCGATCGCGGTTGCCTATGCCCATCAAATCGGGATGACTTCAAAAATTAAGTAGAGGCAAGCCATGGATTTTAGGGTTAAGTCAGAACTCGATATGCTTTTCGTTAAGCTCCAGAATATGAAGCGGATGCGGGTTGCAGGGCAGCGGTGGGCAGAGAATAGCGCGAGGGATATGTACGATACGTTGCAAGATACCCTGGAAAAGCAGGGCAGGGGTGCAGCTCCACTTCTATCTACCGCAACCCATCAAATCTATTCTCATGAGGGTGAGCCGGATGGTTCAGGCATCCGTGACCATATCCAGAAAACCCATCATCGCACCAAAAATCAATCAATTTCTACCGTAGGAATTCCTGACGGGAAGCCCTCCATGATTGCTAAAGTGCAAGACAGGGGCGCAACTATCCGAGTCACTGACAAGATGCGCGGGTGGCTGCATTATCGCGGCATCCACTTGAATCCTAAGACGAAAGTAATTCGCATTCCAGCAAGACGCTTCTGGCGTAAATCCTGGAATCAAGTGCGCTCTAGGAGTCGAGCAAAATTAAAGCAAATCATGAGGGGTAAACTATGAGCTTCTGGATTCATACACTACCTATCCTGCCCTGGCAATGCAGTCGCTTTGAGGGAGTAATCAGAGATGCCGATACTATCCGGCTCAGGGGGAGCGCTAACTCCGGCATGATCGACCTGCAATCCTTTGAGGCTAAGTTGCTCGATAGTTATGCTGGATTTGAGGTTCAGCCCTCGGAAAGGGGTATTTCTGTAGCGCTGCTCGACCAATCTGGAACCCCTTGGATCTGGAATGGCTCGGCTTGGGCGCAGCAACCTACTGGTGCCAATCCTCCCTACAATACTCCAGATCAGATCAGAGCTGGCCTGCCCTCCTGGAAGCTCCCCCTCAAGATTCGCTTAAAGCTGCAACGGCTGGATAATATCTCGCCGCTCCTGAAGGAAATCAAGTTTGGGTGCTCCTCCCTCTACAATAACCCGCTCAGCTACCTCTTTAATTTTGGGATAGCTCAGTTCCTAAGCACTCCTCCAATCATCTTAAATCGCTGGCTAGAGGCTCCTGATGATGAAGTTGAGGGGATTAATCCTGATTTAGTTTTGAGCAGGAATACAACTCAATTTGACGGGAGATACCTGGCTGGTATTGACTACCAAGTACCTTTCCTCTCGATCGGTAATAACGAGTTTTACCAATTGCAGGATATTCCCTGTGTCCTCCTGCAATTGCAGGAGACGGAAAACCATCATCAGATTAGCGAGGTTGATTCTATTCGGATTTCCCCCAGTCAATCCAAGCTGCTCAGCTTCAATCGAGCTTTCGACCAGCGGTTCTCTGTAACTGTAGTTGGCTATTCGGTAGATGATGTGGAAAGCATTGCTACTTCGATCATCTCAAAGGTGGATCAGTATGGAGCAGTTGATGCTCCCCCCTTTGGTATTCGCTACGGTGTTCGCTACAGCCAGGATCTTGACTGGGAGCGATCTAGCTCTTTGGGCGATAATTTGGAATCAGGGCAACTGCAATCTGCTACCTTCACTCTCACGCTGGTTTCCATTCCGGGCAGGCCGCAAGAAGCGATCGCTCAAAATATCATCGGAATGGATAGCGCTCAAATGAAACCTTTATTTATAGGAGTTACCAAATAATGTCTATCCTGCTAACCGTATTTGGATGGATTCTGTTTGCTGTAGTATCTTTTTGCTTTGTCGCTGGAATTATTCTGGCGATTGCTGCCTTTAAGAGGGCTGGGGAACCTTGATTGCAGCTCTTGATTCTTTGAGTTAACATTAATTTTATGGTCATGCGATTGGTAAATTCTTCTTTAATGCCGTTTTTTAGGTACATCGGAGCAGCTTAGCTGGCACTTCGATTAGAAGCGGAAAAAGCCAAGCTAGACACTGGTTGCATTAGAGAATTGATTGATTTGCCTGCTTGATTGCTTACCGAGAAACAGATTGATTAACCAGCCAGGAGAGATCCTGGCTTTTTTAATACCTGCAAGCGGCTTGTAGTATTTCTGGCAAAAAATCATTGGATTAAGTTACAATTCAGATGCTACTTACAGCGCTCGGATATGGCTTATTTGAGAGCCGCCAGGTAGCCATTGCAGAAAATCGATTGATTAACCGGGAGTCACCCATTTATGGGCGGCTCCTTTTGGCGTTTTTGGGGGATTTTATGAAGCAATATCTATCTCTACGGTACGGTCGGGAGCCGCTTCAGGTTCCCATTCCAGAGGATTTCCAGGGAGAGCGCGGAGATCCAGATGCGCCAGACCTCTGGATCACGACGCAACCCGGGCTATTTACGCTTGACGAGCAGCAAGTAATCGAAGCTTACTTGCCTACCCTGCCCTACTCTCAAGTACTGGTGAAAGGGGCAATCATGATTGATTCGGATGATCCGCTCCTGGAATTGGATCATGAAGGATTAAGCAAAGTCGAAGCAGAAAACGGCTTGCAAATTACGGAATTCGCTCCAGGCTCAGGGAGACGCACGCTTTACGAGCGGGTGTTGATCATTCGTGAACAAGGCTTTTTAGGCAACGGGAAGCTCATGCTGGCAGAGGCTAGCTAATCCGCTGACTCTACTAAGCCGCTAATCAATCAATTAATTCAAGGAAGAAGGCAGAAATGGCAATTCAAGATAACGTCCGAGTATTTGGCGTGCCGAAGGGTGCTCCCGGTGTACGGGTGGTCGAGCGTGCCGGATTCAATGCAATGCAGGATCCCCGATACGGCACCACAATGATGTTTGGGGTGCTACAGCGTGGCCCAATGGGGCTTCCCATTCCATTTAATAACTACGCTGAGTATCAAGATATTTGTGGGGATCCTCGCGACCAAACCTGGCACTTATTCCAGGATGGTAGCCAGCTCCTACCTGATGCGATCGACGGCTATTACAAAACAGGCGGAGGAGCAGGCCAGCTCTGGTTAGTGCGCTTAGACCTGGACGGCAAAGCAAGAAAATCATCCGTCATCCTCAAGAACTCTTTGGGTACAGACTGCCTGAAAATCGAGGCAGCAAATGAAGGCCGCTGGGGTGGTCAAGCGAATGAAATCAGCTATCGCCCGATCATCTTCGCTACTATCAATACCTTTACCCTCTCAGCTCCCGGAACGCTCTCTAATGAGTTTGTCGGAGGCATTGCTGAATTCAGCAATGATACTGGCAAGACCTATGAAATCGTTGGCAACACCGAAGCCGATCCGGTTTCTGGTGAAGTGGTATTTACGCTGGCCGCTCAGTATAGCTTGATTGCTGATAATGTCTCTGGCCCCACCACCTTGACAGGTACTGCCAGTTACACCCGATACAGCAACCTGACTGGTACTGCTAGCTTTGAGCTAACCGTCGATGCAACTGGCACCGCGACTCTGCGAGATCGTGTAATCACCGGGGTTGGAACTACCTTCCTGACCGAGTTTGAAGTAGGTCATAACGTTTACTACAACGGGGAGGCACGAGTAGTCACCTCCGTTACCTCTGACACCACGATGACCGTGGATGCTCCATTCGCTTTGGATGCTGCTAGCGTTACCATTGAGCGCGATAACGTCACGGTTACTGGTGCGGTCGGCTCCAAATTTCAAACCGAGCTTGCGGTCGGTCAAACCGTCTACGCCATGATTGGTGGAGTACGTCAAGGCCGAACGATCGCCAGCATCACCAGCGAAACCTCCATGAAGCTAACCTCTGGCTTCACGGAAGCTCTAACTGCTGCTCAGCTCTCGCAAGATAATTTGACTGTAACTGGGACAACTACCCAGTTTACGACCGAGTTGCAGGCTGGCGTTTCCTACATCGTAGATCCCAATCGAGCAGGGAATGCGGTTCGAGTGGTGACAATCACCGATGCGACCTCGATCGAAATCGAGAAAGCTTTCTCTTATGACTTCACTGACGCTCAAATTACCAAGCAATCACTGAGCGCTAAGGTTAGCCTTCCCCAGGTTGGCAATGCTGGGCTATCGATCGACGTTGGGCAGGGTACCAAATACCCTTCGACTCACTTCTCGATCAACGTCCGCTTTAATGGCTCCCTGGTTTATCAGGCTCCTGACGTAAGTTTAGATCCGTCAGATCCTAAAGGCTTATTTGTTGATACCTACGTCAATTCGGACGGCAAAAATATCGCCTACCGGACTGGCAGCATGAACTACCAGAAGTGGATTACCACCACCAACCTGTGGACTTCTGCCTACACCACCCATTCGTCCGCAGATGTGCGACCCGCTAACGGTTCTGGTATCGTCCTGGCATTAACTGCGACCCGCCTATACACAGTCGGGGATTTTGATTATGCGGGAGCGATGGGTAATTTACTCTACCCGAATCCCTATCAGGTAGCACGCTCCTATTTCCGGGTGACTGGCTACCAGGCTCCAGTTGGTTTGCAAGGTACCATCTCCTCTACTGGCGTAAATGTAACTGGAACTTCCACCAACTTCCAAGCAGCGCTCAAAGCTGGCGATTACCTGTATGACCCAGTTAATAACCAGGCCCGTAAGATTCGCTCAGTTGTTAGCAATACCTCGCTGGTGCTGGAATCTGCGTTTACTACAAACCTGCCAGCGTTGACTAAAACCAAGAAAACCGGATACCTGGAAGTCTCTCGCGGCTATGATCTCAGAGTTGCAACCCAGGTTGGCAAGCGATTCCTGGTGCAGTTCCCGCAATTCCTTTCCAAGGGATACGATGGGGATCTTGGAGGAATCATTCCTTACTACTACACGAAATACTTTGATGTTGATGCCAATATCATCGAGAATGCCGTGTGGGGTAAAAACCTCGGATTAGTCCGCACTATGACCCCTGGTGTATCTGATTCCGTTGTCCAGAAAGCTGGCAGCTTCTATGCGGAGCAACGGGCATTCGAGTATCGAGCAGAAGTGCCCTCTAACTACTACAGCGCTTCTACGGCTGAAGTATTCGTAAATCAATACTTGGGCCGCAATGATTTCCAATCAATCGCTTTCCCAAGTTATGGCTATATCAGTAACCCTCTCGGAAATGGTGAAAGATTCATTTCCCTGAGCGGTGAAATCGCTGGTGGAGAAGCAGCACGCAGTAATGTCGCGCAAGGCTACCATGTTCCCTTTGCCGGGGTCGATGCGTTGATGGCGCGAGTGATTAAGCTGCCGATTGATGTGAAACCCCAGGATGAAGCGGTACTTAACCTGGCAGGCATTCAGCCAATCAAAATGATGTATGGCAATTGCGTTGTCTGGGGTGGTCGGGCTACCTCGATTTCTCCTCTCTACGATTTTCTGCATATTCGGCGGATTCAGACCAATTACGTTCGGGTATTCCTGGAAGCGCGGGAGTTGCTGGAGCAGATGTTTAAGCCTGCTCAGCCTTACACGGTCGAGCAAATCATCATGGTACTCAATGCATGGGCACGCAAAGAGTATGCCAAAGGGGTTTTCACCCAGTATCTAAGCTTTCAACAAGCCGTTGAGATCAGCGGCCCCAGCGTGGGTACTGGCGTAATCACTGACGCTAATCAGTCGATCGGGCTGGTGGACATCATCAACGGTAAATTGCAAATTGCAATCAGCTACGTCCCAACCGGAATTATCGAAGAACTGAGCATCAACTTAGGCCCGGATATTCTGGTAAGCCAGTACGGAAATAGCCTCTCTGGTTCTCTGTACTAATCAAAGCATCTAATAACTTGGTGCAATAAACTCAACAAAGGAGATATTCAAGCAATGCAGAAGAGAACATTAGAGGGCAATATTTTACCAAAGGCGAAGCAACGCTTTTTGGTAAACGGGCTTCCTGAAGTAATTATTCACCTGACCCGCGATCCCATCCCAATGGAAATCGGAGTTATTAACCTTGCAGACCAAACCAGGGTGCCTGGTGGTCGGGTGAGAGCGGGTGATTTCACTATCGAGATTCAGTTTGCACGTAATGAAGACCGTCAAGCTTACAGCGAATGGTTCAATATGTGCAAAGACGTTTCTGGTGACAAGGGGATTAACCCCAAATACAAGCGAGATGCAACCCTGATCTACTTCCGGCTTTTCCGGGGTTCTCCAGGGACTTACGATTCTGGTTCAGATCTTCCCCCTGTTCGCGCTCGGTTATTCGGCTGCTTCCCGTCCAAAATGGAGCTTCCCGCTCTGGATGTGAAGGCTGATAATGGCGAAGATGGAGATACCATGCTCAAGGTCACTATCAACTACGATGATGTGATGTTGGAGAACTAGAGTCAAAATGAGTGTGACTGGAAGCATAAGTTTGCCGTTTTGATAGGTTTATGCTTCCAGTTTTAGATACTCCAAGCAAATTTCTTCTAGGTGCTAGTTTAAGGCTGTGGCGATGATTGCTACAGCCTTTTTTGATGATTTAAGGCAGTATTATGAAATTCAAATCATTCCTAATTAACGCGATCGCTGGGTCAGAACTGTTATCCAGCGAGGAGAGGGCAATAATCTATCGATTATTTGGCGGGATGCATCTGGAAGAAGATGCATATATCTCCCCTCGCTGCACCTTCGCTCATCCTGATTTAAGCAATATTTACATGGGGCATAAATCCTATCTAAACCGGGATTGCTTTCTGGATAATGGAGCGTCAATCATCCTGGAAGATTGCGCCAGATTGGGGCCAGGAGTCCGGATCCTTACTACTTCGCATGAGATTGGCGGCAGCGCTTGCCGAGTCAAGCTGGGCGGCTTAATCCTTAAATCTGTAGTGATTGGGCAGGGAAGCTGGATATGCGCGGGAGCTGCCATCCTCCCTGGAGTGCAGATAGCTTCTGGATGCGTGATTGCGGCAGGAGCCGTAGTTACCCACTCCACCGCTCCGAACGGATTGTATGCCGGAATCCCAGCAATCCGAAAGAAGGATCTATAAATTGATTGATTTCTGCGGCTTCTGCAAATATCCGTAGAAATACGGATCCCCCTTTCAAGAGTGCGAGACATAATAGTGATGTAAGCCAATCAAACCTTAAGCGCTATGACCACCCCCACCTTTATTCCCCCCCCAAAGATTACGATTTCGAGGCTGCCCGTTTATTCCTGCTAGGCAAGCTAAAAGAAAAGGGATTGTGGTGTCGCGGGAATTGGGAGCGCTCTTTTAAGGATGGTTTCTGGAGTCAGTTAGAGAGTGACCCCTCGGAGCTTGTAGAAGCGAGAGAGGTTTGGCAAGAGCTGAATCTAGTCGAGTATGTTGATAACGGAGCAGCATTAGCCAGGGAGTTTGTAGCTAACCAATACTACGATCGCGTAGAGCGGTTTGAAGGTAAATAATCGACTCAAACGATTCATCGGAGTAAGTAATCATGATTCTAAGAATCAGAGCTAGAGCTAAAATCGAAGCTGGTCAGCCGCAAGAGCCGACTCATGAGCTTGGAATCCCTACCTATGAAATGCGGCCATCCGCAATCCTGGAGACTTACTACTGTGAGGTGGTAGCAGTCAAGGAACTAGAGTATCCTCATGGCGGCTTCATCAGGACTTACGATTTGAAGCAATCTGTAGGCAAATCAGAGCTTCAAGATCTGTACTTGGTAGTGCAAGCAGATGCCGATGAAGCTATCTTTTCCAAGGCTGAACTTTGCCGCAGATTTAAGAGCGGCGGAACCGATAGAAGTATCGTCGAGGAAATTCAGGTAGTCAGAGATTTCCCTGGCATTAGCTTGCAGTCTACCGAGCCGCAATCAGCTCCGGTTGCTGCTCAGGTTTACGATTACCTAGCTGGAGGTAGCAATCCTTCCAGCCGCTTCTAGCTCTATCAGGGATGCATCTACAGTTCAGTCATCACAATAATCAATCGATTTTAAGGAGCAATCAAATCATGAAACGTGGATATTACGAGTACAAGGATCTGTGCGTTTTTTGTCAGGAAGGGGATGAGCTGCCGCAGTTATCAGAGGATGCATCGGAATTACTTAGCATTGCTTTCGATGCCGGGACTAATTGCCCAGGATGGGAGATACTGCCAGCCAGGGCGAAGATAGCGCTTCTAATGGCACGCTGCATCAAGCATGTGATTATTTACGGTGAAGGTAATCCAGCTATCGGCTACATCTGGGAATTGATTAACCTGCTAGATACGCGAGTGATGGATGTTTACCCGTTCCGCGATCGCATTCCTGACCGCATACTTGATAACCGCAAGAACGCCGCAGTAACTGCAGTAACCCCTGAAGATCATGCAACGCCGGATTATGTCAGACAGCAAATTCAGGAGCTTGATAGCTGCACCAATGAAACCAAAATCGGGAAGAAAGGTAAGGTGATTCCATCAAGTGATCTTATAGAGATAGAGCAGGAGCAGCCATCAACCGAACTGGTCGCCAGGTTGCTTAGGACTTGCGAATTATTGAATAATCCAGAAACTCACTACATTGGCTATCAAACGATGGTATGGGGCGAAGGCTGGCTCTGCAAGTTTAAGTTATCCTGCCAGCCGCTAGGGAAGCCCTACTGGGAGTTTATTGGAGCTGATAGAATAACTCTGCATGAATGGCAGGTAGTTCGTAATGCTTAAGAAGCTCATCCGTCAGATGGTCATCGTCTATTTATCGATTGCAGTTATCGCCCTCATACTTGCTGTCTTCAAGCTCCCAGGATGGATAATGCTACTGGCAGCGATAGCCCTGACAGCTTGGGTTGCCTGGGATACTCATAAGCCAAGTGCCTTCAAGAGGTTGCGATAGCATTGCTAAAATTGATTGATTTTACTCCGATATATCGATGCAGCGCCTAATCATGGGCTGCATCGATTTCTTTATGCTTTTAGATAGACTCCATTTTTAATTGTGTTTTATGCATAACAGCATATATACATAAAGTACAATTGAACTAGCAAGACTGCTCGGTTTTAGTGGTTTTTAATCGAGCAGTCTCTAATCCATCAACAGCTTCATCTATTGAGGGACTATGGACACGATATCAAAAATTGGGCGTTTGAACCCTGTTAAATTTTTGGGGTTTCACATTTCTCCGGGCGGTCAAAAGGATGGCCTATGGGAATGCACCTGCGATTGTGGTAATCCTAATCCAGTCGTGATTAGACAATCTAGATTGCGTAGTAAAGCTCGGCCTACAAGATCATGCGGGTGCTTAAGAGTTGAAGCAATCAAAAAGAAGCATCCCAGTAAAACGCATGGGGAGACGTATACCAGGCTTTATAGTATTTGGCATGGGATGAAAGATAGGTGTAAAAACCATCGTCGCGACGGCAAGAATAGGCACTATTTTGGTAAGGGGATTAAGGTTTGCGATGAATGGAGCGAAAGCTATGAGTCTTTTAGAGATTGGGCTTTGCAGAATGGGTATCAGGATAATCTGACTTTGGATCGCAAGGATGGCTCAAAAGATTACTGCCCTGAAAATTGCAGATGGGCTGATTGGGTTACACAGCAAAACAATAAAGCGGCTTGCAGGTATGTAACCGCATGGGGAGAGACTAAAACCCTTGCGATGTGGCTAAAAGACCAGCGATGCAATATCGGGCGGGAGTCGCTTAAAACTAGGTTGAATTGCGGATGGAATACGGAGGAAGCGATTTCACTCCCTCCGACAAGAGCGTTCAAGGGAAACGGCACTAAATAACCTTGCAGGCCAGGTTGTAGTAGTGAATACGATCGTCTAAGCCGTTAACTCCGCCATTAATGACTCTGGTGATTTGCTCAACCGAAGCACTAGAGTCACACAAATCGTTTAACCTGTTCCGGCTCCAGAAAAATCCAGCGCTGGTAAACGGATAGGTGGAGGCAACATAATCGCAACCTTCCATAACCCTGGGATCTCCGATCGCTTTGCTGAATGCCTGGTAATTTGCCCGTCCGGTGAGCTGAATTACTCCTGCCCCTTTGTATCTGGGGCCATCACCGGGCCGATTATTTCCCAGGTCGCTCCTCCATTCATAATCCCAGCCATCTGCCAGCTCTTTCATCCAGCGCAGACCACCCGATTCGTGGGCAATCTGGCTCATAAAATGCCGCATCCTTAGAGCTGTATTGATCTGGTAGCGATTTAAGCAGGCATTCAAATCGTTCAGCTCGTTATCGTAGATTGGATTCCCGAAGATAATCTCTGCTTGCTTTTTAGAGATTAACTGGGTAGCTATCCCATCCCAATGTCCACCAAAGACAAAGAAGGTACCGCTATTAGCTGCCAGAGTTACTTTGTAATGCCCGTTTTCAATGGGAGAGATTTTATCTACTCCATAGCTCTTCCCGACAGGCACTGAGATAAATTCGTTGGGTTGCAACTGGGATGAATCGATGGGCCGCCTCTTAAGCTTGGTTGCAATTTTTGCTGTGATTGTCTGCATATCCCTATCCCTCATTAAATTTGCTTGCCACTATTCTAGCGAGGGGTAATTGGATAAAAATACAAAAATAAGCCGCAGGATGGACTACGGCTTGAAGTACAGTTATCAGCGTTGCTTAGAGTTGGTTAGAAGCTCCGAGCGAATTGATTGTATCTGATTTTGATTGGATCTGACTACAAGAATTTTTAGGGCAATAATCGATTAATTATTCTGGTATTGAGAAAACCTTAACGGGTGCCCCTCGCCTCCATGCTGGTAATGAAGCTCACACCACCTCGCGTCAGCAGGTGGTGTGAGCTTCATGCATCTGCTCCGCAGTCGGGGAAAGATACCCTTTGTAGTCATTGGAGATCCGCTGAGCAACCTCTTGCATTACAGCGGTTAAACGCTCGAATTCGGCTCTCAGCTCAGAAGCGGTCAGATTAGCGTATTGATTAGACATGGCTGCTTACTCCGATAATTGATTGATTCGCGCTTACATCCCTATTATGTCTCAACGGGTAGGGAGGGGCACCTGATTTACGCAAGCTTCATAATTCGATGCTCGATAGGGACTGGGGCGCTGACTCCCATCTGATGCAGCTTTTCAGCAAGATCTCCAAGCTCATCCAGCTTTGCTGCTTCTTTGTCGTAATCAATCCGCTTTACCTTATTAGCGGTACTCTCGGTCGCCAGCGCCAGCGATCGCTCTAAATTTAGAGCATATTCCCCAGCTTTGATCCCATCTCCGTCCGGCACCCCTTCCAGGTAGGGGTAGATCCCCACCGAGTCAAAACTCTCATTATCGATATTGATTAGCCTGCCTCGGAGCTGCATTACAAAGGTTTTCCCAATGGGCCTATCAGCAGCTAATCCTTCAAGCTGCTTTAAGCTCTCCTGGCCCAATGCTTTTATCAGCGCTTCTCTGTAGTTCTTGTTGCCGGGGAACCGCATGAAAGCAGTGATGATTCCCAGGCAACCAACCGCCCGGATATTGGTATCGTGGATGGCCTGCAAGTCGCCGCTCCAAACGCCGCTATCTGTTCTCGTATAAAAAATAATCTTGCTGAACCAGTTGTACTTCCCTGCCCCTGGATCAAGGTCATGCCAAAACCAGATGCAATACCTGGCAGCTCGACCAGTATCTTTATTGGCTAATCGCTTCTGTTTTGCTGCTCCCATACTTCCTCCGATACTTCCTTCAAAATCGATTGATTATTGGCTGCTTAAAGGTTTGACTATATTCCGGGTTCTATCCCGTTCATGCTGAAGGATCGCTCGACGCTCCTCAATTGTCTGCCCTGAGGAGATAAGTACTCCCTGAATGCAGCCAATCCAGCGATGTAGTTTTTCATTTTCCTCTACCGTTGGATGCTCCGGTGCATTGATAACCTGATGGCACATCCAGGCTAAATAATTTGGGCTGGTTGGATCGGTTTCTGGATCATCTGGATCCAGTTCTGCCCCGCTAGCTCCTTGCAGTAAAAGTGCCTGGAGTAGAGAGTAAGCCAATCGTTTTGCTGTGATCATCTATCCTCCAAAATCGATTGATTATTGATGCTTGGTTGTCCTGGTAGACATCCTGGTGAGGTATCTCTTGCGAGTCGTGGCAGCCCTGGCTAACCTCAGCTCGGTTTGGCAGCGCTGGCCGATCGCCAGATCCCCTTATAGGAAACCCCTGGTTTTTTGGGGTTTTTCCAGATCCGAAAAACACTTAAGATAACCTCGCAGGCCATACCCAGAGAGTGTTTGAGGGCTGTCTTGTGACAAACTGCCATTTTCTGCAAAGTTTATCTTAACCCCTTTTGCCCTCTTTTTTAGCTCTCGAAAATCGATTGATTAACGCTCTGGCTGGGCGTTTCAGCCATCTTTGCAATAATCGATCAATTATCGACTTTCAAAAATGTCTTAAGTTTGTCAAAAATAGAGATCCAAGCCCAGAGCGGGTTTCAGCCGTGACAACTCTATCTTAAGCGAAATTTTTTGACAAAAAGCGTCACCGGGGAGATGAGCCAGTCACCGGAGTTAGAGCGCTTTCCTGCACCCATCCAGAAGTGCTGCCAGATTGGATAAATACCCTCCCGTTTTCTTTGTAGGCACTAACTTGCACCTGAGAGCCTTTAGGCAGGATTGCAACCCGATTCGACCCGTAAGGCTGATCAAATACTGGCAAGCCGCCAGAATCTAACCTGCCGATGCTATCTAGGAGGTTGCCAGCATCCTTAGCAACCTCTGCATACTTGCCAGCCTTGAACACCCCAGCAACGCCAGCGGTCAGGACGATTAAAAACGGCACAGCTAATAAAATCACCAGCAATCTTCCCAGCATCTTCTTACCTCCATGAATTGATTGATTATTGCGAATCTAGAAATTCAGATTTCTAGAAATCTAGAACAGCTAAAAAAGAGCTTAGAGAGCTTGATAGGGCTGAGCCGCCTGCGGTGCTACGGGTGCAGGGGCAGCGATCGCTCCCTCCATGATCCAGCCTGACTGCCCCCCAGACACAATCCAGATCATGCCGTTCTGCCGATAGGGTTGCCCGGTTTGTGGATTGCTGGGTAACGAGATTGGAGAGCGGCTGGGCAGGTAGCCCGATTGATTTGCTGCAGATGTATTTGGTTGACTGAAGATAGGGGTTCCAATCCCTTGCGCAGGAGATTGAGGAGTAGGAGCAGGAGTGGGGATAGGTGCTGGTGCAACCGGAGATGGCGCGATTGCTTGAGGGGTAGGAGTAGGATTAGCCTGAATAATGATCCGGCTATCGCCAGGTTGCGTTACCGTAGTGCCTGGGCTGGGTACCACGGTAACTATTCCCCCTTGCCCCTCCTGCTGTCTTCCTTCTTGTTGGGATTGTTGACTCTGCGCGGCCAGTTTTGCTGCTTGTCTCTGGTCACTCTGGCTAACCATGTGCATCATGCCGATCAGAATCCCTCCCAGGATGCCTATCTGGAGGAAAAACTTAAAGAGGCTCTTGATTGGATTCATATCTGACTCCGATGTGAAATTGATTGATTATTGATAGTCGATTAAGTGCTGAGCTAGGGTTAAGCTCTTTTGGCTTCAGGAGCTTCTTTTTCCTGCCGCTTCTTTGGGGCGCGCTTCCGTCTGGGTTGTCGCTCCGGGAAGGAGGCGGCAAATCTGCGAACCTGCTCCAGCGAGTACCGCTTATTCATCTGGAACTTTGGGAGGCTGAGTGCAGATCCCCTCCGGTAAAGCGTTCTGGTTGATACTTCTTTCCCGATTAAATTGGAGATAGCCTGCGCTAGATTGCGGCCTTCGATGCCATCCCCTCCGGCTAGCGTCGTCATCAAGTCGCTTACCTCTGGATGTACCTGGAGCAACTCGTTCGCGATCGATGCTACTTTGAAGCGGGTCAATCCCCTCTCCCCGTTATGGTATAGGTTGGCAGTCGTCCAGAGTAAGAAGCTTTGCCGCAGAGTGATTCTCTTAGCCTTTTTGGGCACTCCTGCCAGTCTCCGATACTTTGCCCAGGTTGGGTCTGAAGGTGATCCGCAGAGGACTCGGATATAAGCTGAATCGCAAATTTGCAATTCGTTATCAATGCTGTAGATAGTTTTTCCCATTGGTGTAGTTCCCTTGTATTGATGGGGTTTATCCTGTAATCATGCCAGGATTCTACCAATAATGTCTTAATTTGTCAGTAGCTATAAACAGAAACTTAAGATATTTTTGACAGAATAGTTGACCCAATTATTGACAGATAAGACGAAAGCGAGTGTGATGAAGGTAATCATTCATATCCCGGTCAGTCTAATGAGTTCAAGTGTACTATCCTCAAGGGATGCAGCCTGCGAAGAGCTAGTGAAAACCGTATCCGCTCCTTCACTGATCCAAGTATCGGCAGTACAAGATCTATCAATGCTCCGGGAACTTTGGGAGATAGACAAAGAAGCTTACCAGGATCACTCAATTGAGTTTGAGAGCTTTGAGCGATGGTGGACTCAATACCCTAACGCTGGCCGCTGCCTGCTAATTGGGGGCCGGATAGTTGGATCTCTTGGCATTTATCCCTTGAGCGAGAAGCAGGCTGCTCAATTTATTGCTGGAGAAATCCGGGAGGAAGATCTCTTCCCGTTTAGCGAATGGGATTGCCTCGAATATGGGGCGAAGCATTGGTATTTTAGCGGCATTGTGATTGTCGAGAAGTGGAGAAATGCTGGACTGGCGCGGCCTTTGATGCGATGCGCGATCGGCGCTTGGAGGAATTCGGGGCACATTGCCTATCCCTGCTATATGTACGGTCAAGCTCAGACCGAAATGGGCCGCAAGGCATTGGAGCTATTTGGGTTAAAGGTAGTTACCCCAGGCTCTAAGCTGCCCGATGGCTTGGATCTCTATGGAGCTAAGGATTGCTCCCCTCAAGCTCTGCAAAAGCGGTTCAGGAGCTTGAGCTAATAATGCACCCGAAAGAATTCAAGGAGCATTGGCGGCTCACGTACCCTGAGCTGGCTGACTTGATTGGCGGCTACACCGTTGATGGGGTGCAGCATTGGTTCAGGAAGGAAAACCCAGTAAGCCCTCCCCAGTCGCTTCTAAATCACCTGGATAACCTTCATGCACTCTTTTTGGCTTGGGATGCTCAGGATAACATCATGCCTCCCCAGCAACGGGAGATCTACGAGATAGCCCGCGCCAGGAGGATTGAAGCTGAGCGGACAGGTAATTTGACGAAGAGAGCCAGGAAGCGAACCAAGAAAATCGATTGATTTTCGAGATATTTTTATCCTGTCATGTTGACAGGTTTATCTTAACCGTTTAGAGTGTGTTCAGTGCCCCAATCGGGTGCATCGCCTCAGTAGCACTCAAGGAATGGTTATGAACACTTTAGACATTATTGCCAAGCTTGCAGATGTCGGCGTAGAAGCCGACGAAAAGCTAGTCCAGAAATGCTTGGATGCAGGATGGGTTATCAATGGTGACGAGGATGTTCTGCTTCTTGGTCAATCAATCAATGATCAGCGGGAGCAGACTAACAAAAGCAAACTAGCAAAATCTAATTCTAAGAAGAGCGGCAAAAGCGATGATGCTGGCAATCCTCAAGCTGAGGATGCTCAAGCTGGCGGCTTAGTTAAAGCGGATGAAGTTTCTTTGGGGGATCAACCTCAAGACGCGCAAGATAGCGGCGGCAATCAGGATGGAATGAGGAACATTGCTCGAATTGTCGATCAAGAACTCACGGTTATTAAAGAGGAGCTTTTAGCTGGAAGTCATGAGTTTGCAGAAGGCTACTCGGACTTATTGATAGGCATTGCTCTCAATACTGCTGACTTGACCATAGACAAATTTATGAATAAAGCGGGAGGTAGTCAGCCAAGGCTGACCCACTTTCGTTCTCGGGGCAAAGAGCTATCTGCCCAAATCTTTGGCGGAGCACCTACTAATTGATCGATTATTTCCTGGTCAGCCAACTTGGTTGGCAGCTCTCTACAAAATTCTTGCAGCTTTGGTAATTATCGCGATCGCCCTCTCGGTATTTGGAGCAATTAATGGAAATTCTGGAAAAACTCAAAACAGCTCTACCTCAACAACCGCAATTGGCTGACGAAGAGGCTCCTCCTCCCCCTCGCTATCCAGCGAATATAGCCCAAGTACCTTCTCTGCCTCCTGGGTATGATCCTCGTCAGATGCAAGCGCAGCAAGCCGCGTTAATGCAGCGACAAGCGGCAGGGCAGATGGTTGAGATGCCTGGAGTGGGAATGGTGCCCAGGCCCGTTTATGAGCAGGTAATGGCTCAGCAACGCTTGCAGCCGCGCCCTATTCAAAATACTCCTGTTCATGCTCCAGAGAAGCTCTGGACGTTCGGATTGGCTGGGATTGTCATTCTGGGGTGCGGTGGAGCATGGTTCTTGTCTTACCTGACCAGTGCATCCCCATCCAATCAAATGATGGAGATTGCCAAGCTTAATGCTCAAGCCGCAGTCGAGGCAGCTAAGCGCCCTCCTCCAAGTGTTTCGGTGAATTGCTTATTTGGGTGCGGCGATGCAGCTAAAGAAGCAACAAAGTCATTGCAGCAACAGTATCAGCCTCCCTATGGTCAGCCTGCTCAGCCTTCATATCCATACCAGGCTCCCGCTCCTGGCTTACCTCCGGTTCCCACTACCCCTGATCCTTATGGCGGCCAGCAGCCGATAGCACCAGTCGCGCCTCCACCGACAGCACCCTATCAAACTGTAGGCACCCCCAGCGGTGGTTATACCGCTCAAGTTCGATAGAAATCTAGAAATTTAACCAGGAGATAGAGTAATGGCCTTTGGATTAGATCTTGTTAGAACTGTAAGCGGCATGTTTAGCTCCCTTGTAGGTGGGAGTAGTGGATCTTCTATAGTTACTGGCTTGCCTAATTACAATCCTGGGCAATTAGCAAATGCCCCAACCTGGCTAGGTGAAATCGGTGGTATTGCATCTCTGCCTTATACCACGACTCCTCAGAGCGTCCATCAGGCCATGCAGGATGCAGCGAAATCTCAGGCAACAGCAGAGTTATTGCAGGATTTATCTCAAGCCAGGATTCAGCAAGCCAATGCGCTTGCTCGGCAAGTCGGAATTGAAGTGAACCATGCGGCGGCAATGATGCGAGTTAATAATCAGATCGCGGGTCATCAGGAGAAATTTAATCGGTCTTACCAACGGCAAAACTTTGTCTTTGGCGGTCATCAAGCCAAAGCGGAGGGCTATAACGCTATCTATGGAGATGCTCTCAATCACTTCCTGTAGCCCCTTCTTGTACCAGCAATAATCAATCAATTTCTAATCGGTCAAGCAATCAAGGAGCATTAAATTATGAGCGCGAATAGCCTTTCATTTTTGGGTGTACTTAAAAACCTCTGCAATCCTCCAGACTTAGATGATTCTCAGGGTGTACCATCCTCGCCGCAGGCGCGGCCAACGCAATCGCAATCCTTTCAGAATAGCGACGTGATTGACGCAGAGGTTATCGACTGGGAGTATGAGGACGATTCCCAGCCAATCGACTACAACCAGTATCCTTACCCTATGTTCGACGGAACTCAAGAGAGTATCCAGGCTGAACTACAACGGGGGCAAAATGCAGTAAGCCGAGCAGAGGCTATCCGTCAACAGCATCAACAGCGAGTTGCAGCCATCCTGAATGGTTGCAAGAAACCCCTTGCATATTCTGAGCAAAATGCTCAGAATATGCAAGGGTACATGGCCGCAATGAACCGGATGGCGAACTCCTACAATCCGGTGACGGATAGCTACAGTTACTCGTTTGATCAAAACCTTTACCTGATTAATGATTACGATCCAAATGGAGGAATGTAGCTATGGTTAAGGCTTTCCCATTCCTGGGCTTATTCTTCACAGGAATTAGTTTAGTTACATTGCTCGGATTCATCGCCAGGGCATTCCCGCAGTTTAGCGGCGGTACCAATGTGATTCTGATTGGCGTATTCCTGGCATTCTTTGCCCTCTCGCTGGTCATGATGGTGCTACTGAAGGCTAATAAAGGGGTGCGTGCCCGACCGAGCGATTTTATTGCGGCTGGCATCCCTGGTTTCCTGGGGTGTATGGCTCTTGGTTTCGTTGTAGCTATCGGGGTGTATATCGCCTCTCAATCAAGTTAGGGGGCTGTGATGACTTACGGATACGATCCTTACTATCAGGAAATTCAAAATCCCCATTACTACCGCTCCACTCAGTTTGAGGGCAATCCTTATCTACCAATACCAGGAGCTAATCAGGTCTACGATGAGACGGGCTACATTCGAGATCCTAAAACTGACGCTATCCGGCAATCGATTGCTGATCAGCGCTCTGCGATGTGGAAGCTGGCAGGATTAGCGATCGTCACTTACGGAGCATCACTAATCCTGACCCCTATTTTTCATATTCCCAAAGCTGCCAATTTCCTTCTGCTGGCTACCAGCACGATTAGCGCTGGCGCATTTTCCTATGTCTCCTACCTCCAGCAAACACAAGAAGAGACGCATTCCAAGTTACGGAGAGCAGATCAAATCTCGCTTGCCAAGAAGCTGGCTCACAACCAAGCTTTCAATGATGCAGTGGATATGATTAGCGCAGAGGATAATCTAGCAGGCTATATCTCGACTCTGCCGGAGTATAAGCAGCCTCGCTACCTTGAAAAATTCCAATTACATGGACTGCTTGAGCTGCCTTATCAGCAACCCGCTTTAGAAGCCGCGCCAGGTGGAGGGATGCCGGAGCAAAATTACCTGACCTCCTTTGATGAAGTAGCCGCTTACCAAGCTGAGCTAGCGCGGCCCAAGGATGCCTACGAGTTGTATGCTAAGTGCGCCAAAGAGCATTGCGTTTTTGCGGCGAACTCCCAGGAAGGGAAAACAGTGGCCGCGCATTATGCGCTCTATCAATGGGCTACTGCTGAGCCTAATTTGGTGCTGTATGTGTTCGATAGCCATTACGGCAATGGCTCGACTCCTGAATTTCGATCAAACTGGCTTGGAATCCCATTAATGCAGAGCGTTCCCAAGGCAGTTCAAAGTGGTATTTTCAAAGGCGATGCAAAGGATCTTAATCAGTTTCTTTTGCGTGTTCGAGAGCTGTTTGAGTATCGCAAAAAGAATAATATTAACTACCCTCCTGTTGTTGTTGGGGTTGATGAATTCACCAACCAATTAGAGGAGCTGGATGACGACGAGCGGGAGGAGGTCAATAAGACTCTAAATAAACTGGCAACAGAAGCTAAAAAGTTCGGAATCTATTTCTGGCTAATGATGCACACTCTAACGCTCGAAGAGATGGGCATCAAGCGGAAGGCTTTACGTCAGGCCCATATCATCATGGGTGCTGAAATGACTCAGGATAAGATTCAAATGAAACTCTCTCCTCGCACTATCCCAGATAGCGCGGCTGAGTATGCTCAATCTATCTATCGGCAGGTTGGTAGGCCAGCCGGATTTGCTACCTCGCTGCCCGTCGATATGGGCTACCTGCCTACTCCTCCGATTAATGGCCTGGAAGAGTTGCGGCTTAACTGGGTGCCTGGGAGCAATTGGACGGGGAGTATCATTCCGGGCACCCCTGCCGCTCCTGCTACCCCTGCGAAATCTGCCAGCGCTCCCCCAGATTCCCCTCCCCCTGCCGCAAGCCAAATGACGGTAGAGGTTCCCGCTCAGCAAGTTCCCCAGGCTCCCCCTCCCCCTCCCCCTCCTAAGCCCGTTGCGAATACCTCGCCGGAATTTACCCAGCAAGAGATAGAGGATTTTTGGTTCACCCCTACTGCTCCCCCAACTCCCCCTCGAAGCAATAATCAATCGATTAATGCTCCCCAGCCTCAAGCGTCTAATCAGCCTAGCGGTAGTGACCCTTATGCGCCTTTTCTGAAGGGAGCTAAGGGAGATCCTTACAAAGCGTTAAGTCTTTGGCTCCAAGCTCAGCATGATATTGGTTCTACTCCAAAAATTGAAGAAATTCAGAAGGCTTATCAGGGTTTTTCCGGCCTGGAAGTCAGTGTTAAGGATATGGAGTTTCTGCTCAAGAATCTGCCAGCAATGTTGAAGGCGTAGTGTCATGAAAGAGTTTGGAGTGATTGCAGGCATTGCTTGTTTGGCTGGACTAGCTTCTTTTGAGGTTAACCGATCCATGGAAAATCCTTTGGAATCAGCAATGCCTGCTCCTCCCTCTCTCCCCGCTCAATCGCTCCCTGATGCTGAGCCGATTTTTACTTATCAGTGCGGCATCGCGTTTGATAACAGGCTTCCCCAGCAGTTCAAAGATGCGAACTGTCAAGCTACCTCCCTACTCCCCCGTAAGATGCAAAGCTATGTCAATAAAGTAGTTTTGCATCCTAAAGACGAAATGATAGATGACTACATCCCTCCTACTCCGAAGTATCTATCTATCATTTCCATGAAACGCGAACTCAGGATTTATCCGAATACCCTTAAGAGTGCAATTATTCCCACTTACTTTATTCACGAGTACTGCCACGTTCTAGATTTAGAAATGCATGGCCCCTCTGGAGTGCCGATTAATAGCGAGTTTGGCAGAGCTTACTATTGGGAGAAAAAGATGTCCAGCTATGCAGCCTGGAAGATTGGCGAGGGATTTGCTGAAGCGTGCGCTAAGACGATTTTGAATGATCCGGTTATGCAGCAACACCCCTGGCAATGGCAGGCAATGGCTAATATTTTGAATCGTTTATAGGGGCAATTATGACGGAGAAAAAAGAGCAAAAATTCAAGGTAACTATCAACAAAGACGGCATTGTTAAGTGGGAAGCCGTCGAGGAGAAAAAAGCGAAGCCGAATCTCTGGGATGTCGTCGTGACGATCGCTTTGATTAGCACTGTATTGCTGATGATTGTATTCTCATACTTTCCAGCTCCCAACCAGGAGAATACTCCTCGCCAGCCTTCGATAGAAATTGATTGATTAATGTGGCGCAAGCAACTCTATCATCGACTCTTTTAGATCTAGCTTATGAAGCTCGATATGCTAAAAACTATCGGTATATCGTAGCGTTTAGTCATCGGTTGACCGGGAATAAGTGCTGCAATTGTCTGAAGCGTAAGAGCGCAGAAATTCATCATGTTCGCTACAAGGATGAGTGGGGAGCGATCGCTGGCCGCGAAGTGCCAGGGAGAGATGTTTTCCCGCTCTGCCTACGTTGTCATAAGCGTTCCCATCGGAAGGATGTTTGGGTTCGCTGCAAAGTAGATCCAGCATTGAATAACCATAATACGGATGTATGGATATTCAAACTTACGCTAGGATTTAAGCAGCTATCGAATAATCGATTGATTTCTGCCGGGAGCGAAAGAGATGTTAGAAAACGACCTAGAAAGAATAATTATCGAAGAGTACGGAGATCAGCTACAGCAAGTTCAGCGAGCAAGGCGAGAACTAGCAGGCGAAATCGTTCAACAATATCGCCAAACCAATTATTTAAGAACCCTAGCTGTTCGTGATGCGATGTGGGGCACCAATACTGCTGGCACTTACAATAAGTATCTGGGGGGATGTGCAGCGGCAAGGCAAGCTGGGTTTGACAGTGTTTACGGAAACAACTCTAATCCAGGCTCTTGACGATATTTAGAGCATTCCATAAACTGTATTTGGGCAATACCTCGTCAACACGGGTTCCAAAGGCTCCAGAATGGGGGATTATTTCTGGAGCCTTTGGTTTGCGATATAATCAGGCTTATAAGACTACGCAACAAGATCGTTTCCGGCTGCAACGCAACATGCAGCCTATTTTTTTAATCATGAAAGATAATCTAGAATTCCCTGCAATCGGCTCCCGTTGGCTCAATGATAGAAGGAAGAAAGTCTACATTGTAGTTGGCAGGGTTTCCCATTGCGAGAGCGATTCTGATGATGATTGGGAAGTGCTTTACCGCTCGGATGATATGCCGACCGGAGCGTATCGACGACGCAGTTTAGAATCCTGGTATGGCATTAACCGCGACGGTAATCCCAGATTCGCAAGAGTTGAACCCAAGCTAGAGCTAGAAATTGATTGATTATTCTTTGGGCTGCTTAGCACGCTTACGCTGGAAGTAAGCCTTGCCGATCGGCGGCTGCAAGATGTGTTCCGCATCAATCCGGGTTGCTCGGTACTCCCGGCAAAAGTAATTGAGCCAGGTCAACCATGTATGCCGAGCATCCGCATCTGACAGCGAAAGAATTACCTGCTCCCAGAGGTATCCTCTGGAGTTGATCGCTGGGATTTGCAGCACTCGCTCTGCAACTGCTCGAACGATTTTGATAGCGCTGCCGTTTGCGCCCATCCAGGCAACCGATGCTCCCTGGAGATCTACAGAAAAGCAGGATTCACAATCAATCGATTTATACTCGATCGCTTGATTTGCTGTGAATTTAACGGTAGCTGGTTCACGCTGCACCGAGCACACCATAAATAAGTGGGAGCCACCCACATTCTTTTGTAGCTTGAGATGTAGTCGAGCATTAACCTCGAATTTGCGTCTCCATTCATCCGGCAGGTAGCCATCTCCAGCGGGTTTGTAAGCCTCCTTAATTTGGGCGATATTGAAGCACAGAAGAATGAAGTCTTTGGATGCACTATTCCGGCGAATATACCAGCAAGCAGTCATTCCGGGGATGCCGCAATCATACTCCTCTGTCCCAATTAGCCAAGCCTCGCATTCACCATCTAACCCCTTCAGATGTTCTGCAACGTGAAAGGTGCTAGAGACTCCTCCCCCCACTGCTTCACGCAACCAATTAACTAAATCCCTGAGCCAGAGAAGTAGCTCATTCATCCTTCGACTCCTTTGCGGCTTTTCGGCTATTGACCAGGAGAGCACCCGCGATCGTCGCGAAGGCGGCAGGGGCTATCTGTCCAATGGCTTGTTCGTAGAAGCTGCCTGCAACCTTCTGTTTTTGATCCTCGGTAAGATTCCCCCATAAAATCGCTGCACCAAATAAGGAGAGCGCTAATGCTGCTACTTGTTTGCTGTAGGCTAACGCTTTCCGGCCAATCCGCTTGCTCACTCGCTCCATGTCAATCTCGGTTTGCTCCCGCTCCTCTTTGAGATGCTGATCTGTCACGCATTCAAGCGTTTCGATACGGTCGCAGAACAAAATCAATTGATTTTCCATCTCCAGGAATGCGTCCCGTAAAATGGGATCTAATTCTTGTATCTTTAACCGTAAATCCTCTGAGATGAACGATTCTCGGAATATTCGATTAAAATCAGTGGTATCGCCTTCTTTATTGTCAAGTGCCATCGGTTAATTTTTCCTGATTTTTAGCATAGAGATCCAATCCGATGACGAAATCAACTCAGCCAGTTAATCCTGTCAGCCTTGCCAAGCAAGTATTTGAAACCCTTTCTCCTGGCCAGATAGATATACTCATGGCTGAACTGGTCAGGCTGGATGAACTTAAAAGAGGCAAGTCTCCATCATTGTATCTAGATCCAAGAGGCAGTTAGAATGAACTGGCAGAGTTAGGAAGTTCTCGTATGGCTGATAAGGTCGCTGCTCAGCCTGCTACAACAACGACGCAACCAGTAAAGCCAAGCAGTTTAAGTCAATCATCAGCCGCAGCCGCATCAAAATCGACTGCTACCACAGCTAATAAACCTGCCAGCCCTTCCTCCCAGAACCGGGAAGAGGGGCGTTATACTTATTTACTCCGGATCCAAGTAGGCAACCTATCATTCTCTAATTTGAGGGGTGATTTTCTGGGGGAGCCAGTCATCTCCCTTCGCACGCGCCAGTACTCGGAAGTATGCGTGGTGCTAAATGATTCATCAGGGGAGACTCGCACGACTGACAATCCTCAAGCTGTTACCAACCAGCCGCCAGCCGCTATCCCTCCCGCTTTACCGAATAATGCTGGGCAGAATCAAACCGGAAAACCTGACGAAGGCAAGCCAGCCGCCAGCACTACCCAGGCGAATACTCCTCAAAGTAAAAGTACAGAGCAAAGCTTAGATGGTTCGCTCTGGAGCAGGATCAACGCTAATATCGGCTCTGATGTGGCGATCGAGCTGGGATACCCACCCGATAAAGTGCAAACCATATTCTCAGGCAAGCTATACCGAGTGGGCCGCAAGTTTCCCGATGGAGTAATCCTGGAATTGGTTGATAATTCGGCAACTTTGGGTAACTCCACCATTTCCACCGTGGTTGCTACTGGAGAAAAGCCTGTTGATAAGGATTCATTCACCAGCGCAGATCCGAGCACCCTTAAAGTAGCTCAGGGAGCCAGCTTGCAGACTTTCAACCCTGCGAATACTATCGCGGCTCCCACTACTGGAAATCTATCAATTAGCAGCGCATCCCCTGACCTGTTCAGCGCTGGCTCTGGTACTGGAGGGCAGAATGCTAACACCTCCCCTATTACCCCTCCCAAAGCTTCTACAGCGCAATCATCGGTTGATACCTCTACCACCCAAGGGAAAGCATTAGAGCAGCAGAAAAAAGCGGCTGACGCTGCCCTTGGGAAATCGGGCCAGCCTACAAGCGGCGTACTTGATACGGTAACTGCTCTGACTCCAGATCTCAAATATATTGCGGCTACCCAGGGCAATAAAACGGGGGATGCTGGCGTGATTGCGATGTCTCAAAGCGCTCTATCTGCCGCAGTCAGGGAGGCTGCACTTAAAGGCGATGTGATCATTGCCGAAGGGAATACCATCAAACAGGTTGGGCCAGGGCAGGGGGAATCAACCGGATTGGTTCTGTCTTGGCAGGAGCACCGGAATGCTTTTATCCGGCCTCCAACTATCACCAAGAAAACGCCCTATCAGCTCCAGAGCGGCTACGGAGCGGTAACAGTACAGGGCTGGAGTCCCAATGATAAGGCGATGGTAAGTGCTACGGTGGTGACTACCTCGCCAACCTCTCCGCATCCAACCGGAAATATCCAGGTGCCGAAGTGGGGCCAGGTCAACCTTAAAGATGCGATCGTTCCTGGCGGGAAGTGGACATGGGGTGATGCAACCCGTAATGGGCAAAGGGTGCCTGAATCAGAGTCGGTGATGAAAGGGATCATCCTGGCCGCTCAAAACCTGATTGCTATCGAGCAGAAATATGGTGCAGGAATCGAAGTCACTTCCTGGTATCGCCCTCCCAGAGAGAATGCTAGGGTGTCTAGTTCTGGCCTGTCCGGGCCGCATACGACTGGCAGCGCAGTGGATTTTTATCACCCAAAAATGAGCCGGATTCATGCGGATTATGCGAAATCATGGGAGGGGGGAGTAGCAATTTCTCCAAATTCGTTCATACACTTGGACGCTATCGGGGTGCCCGGAGCTAACGGCTTGCCGGGTTCCCCAAGGCGCAGGTGGAGCTACTAATCAAAGCAGATCGCGTCCCCTTTCGAAATCAATCAATTATCGCTATCGGTGATACCTATGAAACCATTAGAAAGAGCAGAAATCATTAAGCAGTGCGGCCCATTGGGAGGAGAGTTTATCGACTACATTTACTCCTTGCCGCCAGAAGGGGTTAGCGCGTTCAATGATTTCATGCAGAGGGTTAAATCACTTTCTGAGGATGGTTCTGGGAGGACGCTTGCCGAAGTATTCGAGATAGCTGAGAATGAGTTGGGCCGATCGCTGCAATGCCTTTTGGAAGCAGCTTAATCAATCAATTATCGAAGGAGCTAAAAATGACAGTAGTTAGAGCAAAGTTTGTTTGTATCAGTAAAGAGCATAGTACTCACGATCCGAATCATGGAGAAGTCCGTCTGGAAGCTGTAACAGGCGGCAGCGATGAGAACGATTCATTCTTTAAGTACACCCCCAGCGGTCAGCTCCGAATGGGCCTCTTAAATCCTGGTGCGTTCGCCTTTTTTGAACCTGGGAAGGAATACATGATTGACTCTATCGGCATCAGAAGCAACGCCGATAGAGTCAGCGGCTGAGTAGCCTCTTGATATAATCTGAGCAGGAATGCCGGAGTGCAATCCTCACAAAATTAAGATATGAACCAGCACTGCAAGGAGCACCCTCTTTGCGGTGCTTATTTTTTGCGTGCTGGGGCAGTATGGCTGACAATCAAGATAGATATGGGTTACAAGCGGTCTTCGATTTCGAGTTGGGAGCAGCCGCTCTCAGCAATATGGATAAATCAGAGCGCGGCCTAAAAAATATCGAGGATGCTGTAAAGCGGGTTGCTACCATTGTCAAATCATCAGATCTAGGCTCTGGGCTAAAGTCTGCCTTCCAGGGAGCAGGGACTGCCGCTAAGCAGGCAGCGAACAATATTGCTCATACTGGAACCGCGCTTTCTTCTGTTGGGAAAGCTCTGATGCCACTCAAGGGGGAATTCCGAGCGCTCCGAGCAGAATCTAGAAATATCGATTTTGGAGACATTGGGGATGCTAAGGCATTCCATCAGGCTAAGCAATCGGTTGCTGAGTATATCGCTGAATTGAAGCGGCTGGAGTTGCAAATCCAGGGGGATACAGCAGCGGAGCGCGAATTTAGAGCGCAGTTGCAGCGGGAGCAGCGGATAGCAGGCGACAAGATTGATTTGCATGAGAATCAACGCTCTGCCGTAATTGCTCAGCGTCGGCAAGGGGTTGCTCAAAGTATTGCTGATACCGGGATGCAAGTTGCTGCTCCTCTGATTGGCGCTGGCATTGATAGCTTCAATGTCTTCAAGAGCTTCGATGATCAGATGCTGCAAGTGAAAGCGGTTCTGGATCCGCTCCAGGCAACCGCTGACAATATGGATAAGATCCGCACCAAAGCAAAGCAATTGGGCGCGGAAACTCGATTCTCTGCCTCTGAAGCTGCTAGCGGTTTTGTGCTACTGGCCCAAGCTGGGTACAAGGTGGATCAGCAAATGGCTGCGATCGGAGGCACGCTAAACCTGGCCGCTGCCGGAAATCTGGGGTTAGCTCAAGCCACCGATATTACCGTCTCCACTTTGGGTCAATTCCAGTTGCAGGCAGGGAAAGCAAACCATGTCGCGGATGTGTTAGCCTACGCTGCCGGAGCGGGTCAGCTTGAAGTAGCAGACTTGGGCGAAACGCTGAAGTATGCGGGTGTTTCTGCTCAGAGCTACGGAGCTACCTTGGAGCAAACCGCTGCTATGACTGCCCTGCTATCGAATGCAGGGATTAAAGGCAGTATGGCAGGTACTGCATTAAGAACAGTTTTTACCTCCCTTGCTGCTCCCACTACTCGCGCCAAGAGTGCGATGGCAGAGCTGGGAGTAGAGACAGTAGATGACACAGGTAAACTGAAATCGGTTGATGTGGTACTCGGTGAATTAAACCGCAGTATGGCAGGGCTTACGGAAGCCGAGAAAATCCAGAAGATGAAATCTATCTTTGGTACAGAAGGTTCGAGCGCTGCAACTTACCTGGCCTCCCATACCAAAGATATTAGAAGCATGACCAGAGATGCTCTTGCTTCCAGTCAGGGAGAAGGAGCGGCAAAGCGTCAAGCGGGAATCATGGAATCCGGCATCGGTGGCTCTATGCGCTCTCTTTCCTCTGCGATTGAGGGCTTAAAAATTCAATTCATGGAAGCTCTTAATCCTGCAATAAAAACTACTGTAGATACTATTTCGCAACTGATCCGCACTTTCCTAAGCCTCCCAGATCCAATCAAAAATTCAATCGCTATTGCTGCAACTCTGACCGCTGGAATCGCCTCGCTAGCAGTCGTTCTAGGTACTGCAGCCGCTGCTTTCTTTGGACTGCAAGCAGCGATAGCTGAAGCTGGTATCGCTTCCACCGTTATGCGAACTGGGCTAATCCCCCTGACTGGATTTTTCCAGACTGTTACCGTTGCGATTGGGGAGCAGGGATTAATGGGTGCCCTGGTCGCTCTGGGGGGAGGTTTTACTGGGCTGGCAACCACCGTGACCGGATTTATTACTGGAGCGCTGGCGCTGATCTTTAATCCGGTCACGCTAGCGATTGGAGCAATTCTGGGCCTGTATGCTGCAATCGAGTATCTGACCCCTGGAATCAATGTCCTGGGTACTGTACTGAGCGCAATCGTTGCTCCCTTGGGATTTGTCTGGGGATTAGTCAAAGGGATTGCAGAGGGAATTTACCAGGGGTTAAAGCCAGCGATCGAGGTGGCAACGGTAGCTCTATCCCCATTCACCGGAGCAATGCAAGCGGCATTTGGCGGCATTGGGGAAGCGGTTGGAATGGCGATCGCCTCCTTCACCAAAATGGCAGCATCAGGCGAAATCGTTGGGCAGATGATTGGGAGGGCGATCGCTTTCCCGTTCATGATCCTCCCAAGCATCGCTAATGCCGCAATCGATTCAATCAAGACTCTTTGGAGGATTTTCGCAGGCTGGCTGACTGATATTTTGATGGCTGTGCCCAATAGCATTAAGGATAGTTTTGAAAATATCATCCCTCCCTTCCTGCGCAAAAAAGAGGATGCAAGAGAGATCAAAACTGCGGTCGCTCAGCCCTTAGCAGAGGTAGTAGAGCAAGCGCCATTGACTGGGAAGATCCCTGGCATGGCAATGGTGCCAGTAGTAGATCTTTCTGGAGTCACCGATAAAATCAATCAATTTTTCAATCAGCAAACCCCAGCTCTCGCGCCAGCATTAGCCGCTCCGGTGCCTGCTCCCGGTAATCCCGTCATCAATACTGGAACACCAGAAGCACCCAAATTTACCTTCCCCCAAATTGAGATGCCTCCTATCCCAGCCCCCAGCGTTGACCTGGCAGGGATAACCGGGCAAATCAATCAATTCTTGCAGCAAACAATTCCGGGCTTACCTGCTCCGGTACTGCCTGCTCCAGTCATTCCAGAACAATCTGTGACCCCGGTTGTAACCCAAGTGATTGCTCAGCAGGCAGCATCCATTCAGGCTAATGCTCCACTGGTGCAAGCCGCTATCACGCAACTGGTAGGGGCAGTCAAAGCAACCTGGGATGCTGGGATTAAGCAAGCTGAACTAACTCCCATCGGCAAAGCGGTAGAAACAGGCGTACAGCCGCTAATCGACAAGCTCAAGGAGCGGTTATCAGGGGTATTCGAGCTGGCAACCGGATTCAGCGCTAAGTTCTCAGGAGCGCTCGACGGAATCAGTAAGACCATGAGCGGCTTATCGTTCGGGGTAGGGTTATTCGGGATTGCGTCATTGGGTGCCTTTTCTCCGATGCTTTTAATCCTGGGAGGGATAGCGCTCACAGTATTGGCGATCGCTACCAACTTCCTGGGCTTGCGTACCGTCCTGGGAGGAGTGATCCAAATTATCGGATCACTGGGCCGAGGGATTTATGAAATCATTCAAGGGCTGGTGCAGACTGCAAAGGGAGTAGTGCAGATCTTTACTTCCATCGGTTCTGCTATCAGAGGTGATTTCAGTGCCATCCAGGAAGCCGCGCATCTCGCATTCTCCGGCATTTTACGAATCGGGCAGGGAGTAGCTAATGCCCTAACCGGAGTCTTCCGGGGTGCAGCGCAGTTACTGCAAGGTGTTTTCGAGGGGTTAGAAGGCATCATCAGAGGCACCTTTGGAGCGATCGCAATCACCTTCAAAGCTCCAGCCGCATCGCTGCAATTCATCGGCAAGACCGGACAGGCAGTATTCCACTTCATTGAATCATCTGCCAGCGCTGCCGCCGCTCTCATGGCCTCCGTCCTCGCTGCTCCTGAAGCTGCCTGGAAAGGATTTATGAGCCTGCTCGACCAGATACAGCAGAAATTTAGAAATCTAGTTTCTTCTATCTCCACTGCTCCCGCCAAAGCAGTGGAAACCGTGAAATCTAAGTTTGGGTTTGGCAAAAGAGCAACCGTTGTAGAAACCTTGGAAGCTCCTAAAGTTTCTACAGAAGTACCTCACGCTCCCGATGTTCTTACTGCCAAGCCCGTTCCTACTCCCGCTCCGGTGCAGCCTCCTGCTCAGCTACTTACTACTCCCCACTCCCCATCCCTCACTCCTCGCCCTACTCCTAACCTGGCTCTACCTTCAGAGCCAACCCTGCCAGCTTTAGCTAAGCCAGTCAATAATCAATCAATTATTCGATTAGCAAACTCTCCAATCGAAGCTCCAAAGCTACTCCCGCCAGCAGTTTCAAAAATAGAGGTAAAACCACCTGATACTCATCAAGCTCTTAATGCCTTGACAAAATTAGAGCATGAGGTCACAGGGCGTCAGACTCGAATGCTGGCCTCTACAAACCAAGCTGTAAGCTCGGTGGGAGTAGCCTTAAGCGGATTCGCTCCTGGATTAGCCGCGCCTATCCTCTCGGTATCCTCGCTGATTGATGGGGTATCAGGGCTAAAAGGTGCGCTGCCATCGCTCAAGAATACCGGGAAAGAATTGCTGACGCAGGCTGGCAGCTTTAAGAGTCAGATTCCTGCGATCGTATCCGGTGCCAAATCATTAGCCGCTGAACTCCCAGCGTTAAGTAAGCTGGCTGCAGGCAAGGGGTTAACTTTCCTCTCCCAGCAGGCAACTACATTCAAGGGGCAGCTCCCCGGCATCCTGGCAGGGACAAAGCAGATTGCCAGCTCGATTGCAGGCATGGGCGCGGTTGCTGGTAAGAGCGGGTTGCGATTCATGGAACGGCAAGCGATCGCTTTAAGAGGGCAGCTTCCATTGGTCAAGCAACTCGCTCAGGATTTTTCCGGCAAGATAGCTCAAATTGGCATAAGCACTGCAAAGAGCGGCTTCCAGGTTGCGGTAAATCAGATTGGGATACTTAGGGGCCGATTACCCGCCCTGATGCAAACTGCTCAGGCATTCTCCGGCAGATTCGCTCAGCTTGGCATAACCGCTGCCAGGGGAGGTCTGCAAATCGCTACTCGCCAAGCAATCGCTCTTAGGGGCCAGCTTCCTGCTATCCTCCAGGCTACTCAGGGATTCTCAAATCGATTAATTCAGCTTGGGTCAACCGCCGCAAAAGGCGGCTTCCAGATAGCAATCCGGCAAGTGGGAGCGCTTAGGGGGCAGCTTCCAGCAGTGCTTGGATTGGTTGGTAATCTCCGGGCCAGCGTCCTAACTCTGGGCAGTACTGCTGTCTCTGCCCTGGCCCCAATGATGGCCGCGATAGTTCCATTCCTGCCCATCATTGCCGGGGTGGGATTGGCAGTCGGAGCACTCTATCTGATTTTTGCTAAGGATTTTCTGGGTATTCGGAGCTTGCTCGAAGGAGTCATAGGCGTTATCGGCGGCATGGCTGGGAGGGTGCTAAGCCTCTTGAATCCGCTGAATCTAATCTCTTTGGTTTGGCAGGGGATCGGCTTGACAGTACGCTTGCTGGAGTTCCCATTTACCAAGATCCTCTCGCTAATCGGGTTCCTGGTGACAGGAGCGCTCAGCTTAGCTAAGACGATCGCTGGCATGGGAGGCACTATCTCCACCTTCCTGGTAGCTCCATTCCAAAAGGCTGGACAGGTTGCCTCTGGCATTGGTGCAGGAATCAATCGATTATTGCCTAGCAAGAAAGCAGAGCCTAAACCTGCCATAGCTGCCGCTCCGGTGGTTACTCCTGAGCCTGTAGTACAACCTGTAGTACAGCAAATTATTGAGCCTCCCCCTGCTCCAGTTCCAGTAGTGCAGCCCATCCAGCAAGTAGTGACCCAGGCGATAGAAGCCAGAGTTAAGCCCCCAGAAGCATCTCCGGTTGCTGAATTAGCTCCCAATCCATTGCAAGCGCAGTGGTCAATTTTCTCTAACTGGCTATCTGGCAGATTCTCCATGATTCGGGCGGCTGGTGCTGCCATCATGCCTGCCCTGGCTGGCAGCGTCCAGAAAGGAGTTGATACTGTCTCTGCTGGAGTGTCTTCCCTGACGGGTATCATCGGCGGCATCTCCAAGCAATTCTCGCTGGCTGGGATTGGTGCTGTCATCTTTGGAGTGACGGCTAGCGCTGCATTCCTTCCGGTGACTGCGATTATGGCTGGGGTTGTGCTGGCTGGAGTAGCGATCGCCACTAATTTCCTGGGCCTGCGGACGGTATTGGTCGGAGTCGGGCAAGCAGGTATTGCAGTCTTCAAAGGAATCTTAGGAGTTATCAGCTCGACTGCGGAGTTAATCCAGGGGATATTTAATATCCTTGCAGGAGCAGTCACGCTTGACTTTGAGCGAATTGAGCAAGGGGCTAAACTCGCTTTTGATGCTGTCCGGTCAGCCGCCGCAACTCTAGCTGAAACAATCAAGGGGATTTTTGCGGGAGCTAGAACGGCTGTAGGTGGAATCCTGAAAGGGATTGGGTTAGATGCTGAGCGTATCGCCGGGAAGGTTAAAAATACCCTATCCCCGATAGTCGGAAAATCGCCCATCGCGAACATCGAAAAATCGACTATCGAGAAATCGGTCATCAAGCCGATAAATCAATCAATTATCCATCCCGCTCCAGTTATCCCAGCACCAATCGTGCATCCCCCTGACGCTCGGCTGGCTATTAGTGCGATGGCAGAGCTGGAGGGTAAAGTAGCTATTCATCAGAAGCGAATGCTGGCCTCTACTAATCAAGCGGTGAGCGGCATAGGAGTAGCACTCAGCGGCTTTGCTCCGGGATTAGCGACTCCCTTGCTGGCTGTATCCTCGCTGATTGATGGGATTGGTAGCCTGCGAAATGCGCTGCCCTCGCTGAAGAATGTCGGCAAAGGGATTCTGGAGCAAGCTGGAAACTTCAGGGGCCAGATTCCCGCGATCGTCCAGGGAGCAAAATCGCTTACTGCTCAATTGCCAGCGCTAAGTAAAGCGGCAATGGGCCAAGGGCTTGGATTCTTAAGCCAGCAAGCGGTTGCGTTTAAGGGTCAGATTCCTTCGATGCTGGCAGCTACACGACAGGTTTCCGGTGGTATTGCATCTCTTTCTATGGCCGCTGCTAAAGGTGGGTTGCAGTTCCTGACTCAGCAGGCAATTACCTTCAAAGGGCAGCTACCCTCCATTATTCAAGTTAGCCAGCAGATTGCTGGTAGTGTCGCCCAAATTGGCGTGACCGCTGCTAAGGGGGGTTTCCAAATTCTTACCCGACAGGCGATCGCTCTTAAGGGCCAACTCCCGGCAGTGATCGGGATGATTGGAAGCTTGCGGGGGAGTTTGATCACACTGGCAACCAGCGCTATCTCAGCGATGGCCCCAATGATGGCAGCGATGATGCCGTTCTTGCCTATTATTGCTGGCATTGCATTAGCTTCCGGCGTGCTGTATTTGGCATTTAGAAATAATTTTCAGGGAATCAGAGTGGTAGTGGGAGGATTGTTTAATCTCCTGGGCCTGGTCGGAGGAGTTATCTTCAGACTGATTAATCCAATCAACCTCTTGTCAATTGCATGGCAGGGAGTAAGCGCGGCAGCTCGTACTATCACCTCCCCATTCGGAGCAGCGCTATCACTCATCGGATTCTTATTGCAAGGGGTGCAGGCTGTCCAGCAAGCGATCGCCCAAATTGGAGCAACCATCTCCACCTTCTTAATTAGCCCATTCCAAAAGGCAGGGCAGGTAATCTCTGGAATCACCAAACTTATTCCCGGCAAGCCAGCAGAAAAAGCTTCCCCATCCGCTCCCCCAGTCGAGCAGGTTACTACTCCCGCTCCCATTGCTCCAATGGTGCCTGCTCCGATTGCTCCCACCGCTCCTACTGTTGCCGCTGCTCCCGCTCCAGTCATTACTCCGGTTGCAGCGGCTCCCGTTGCTCAGCCAGTTGTAGAGCAAGTTATCCAGCCCGTCATTAAGCCCGTTGTACAGCCCGTTACCCCTCCAATAGCAGAACTATCTCCTCAGCCCTTAAAAGCAGCGTGGACGGGATTTGCTGATTGGCTGATTGGCAAATTTGACAGCATTCAATCGGTGGGTGCTTCCCTGATGGGGAATCTGATGGGATCTGTTAAGCAAGGTGGGGATTTAATGGGTGCAGGCATCCAGTCTCTATCGAATGCCATCGGAGGGGTACAGCATCAGTTCTCGGTAGCTGGATTGGGTGCAATCCTATTCGGTATCACTGCTAGCACTGCATTTCTACCCTTTACATTAATCCTGGGAGGAGCAGTACTGGGAGCGATTGCGCTGGCTACCAACTTCCTGGGCCTGCGTACCGTGATCGTCGGGATTGGGCAGGCAGGTGTTTCTGTTTTCCAAGGTATTCTCAGAGTCGCAATGTCTGCGGTCGAGTTTATCCAGGGTGCTTTTAGTATCCTCGCTGGTGCAATCACCCTCGATTTTGAGCGAGTCGAGCAGGGTGTAAAACTCGTCTTCTCTGGCTTACAGAATACACTCTCAGCCTTTGCTGAAACCATTCAGGGAATCTTCCGGGGAATGCGAACTGCTATCGGCGGCATCCTCAAAGGAATTGGCTTGGACACTGATAAACTACTCGGTAAAGTGCAGGCTAAAAATCAATCGATTATTGCTCCTACTCCGGTACAAAGTGCAGAGAAGAAGCCAGCGATCGCTCAAGGCATAGATCATCAAGCCAAGATCAAAGCACTGCATTCAGAAGCGCTCAATAGTGCCAGCAATCTATCAAACTCGCTAGCGGGAATGCTGGGCATGGTGGCTCCCCAATTCGCCGCTCCCCTCGCTGGATTCGCGGCTATTACCTCCAATATCGAGGGATTGATTACCTCGATTCCCGGCATTAAAACCGCATTCGGAGCTATCCTGCCAACGCTCTCCAGCACTGCTCAATTGATGAGTAAATTGGCAGTCCAGGGGTTTGGAGCATTGATCCGCTATGCTCCCATCTTGAGAGCTAGCGTCATCAGCATGATTCCCCCACTCATGAGCATGGGTGCAGCGGTAGTTGGAGCGCTAATGCCTATCCTTCCAGTGATTGCCGCAGTGGGAGCAGCGGTTGCTATTACCACCCTGGTTTTCAAGACCAATTTCCTGGGAATCCGTAGTGCAGTCGAATTGACCGCTAAGATATTCGGGATACTCTTCAATGCCGTCACTTTTGTACTGAATCCTCTAAATATCCTGCAAGGGATAGCATCGGGCATCGCCTTCGCGCTTACCTCTGCCGCTCAAATGATCCAAGGAGCTTGGGAAGGGTTCGCTGGATTCTTTGGTAATCTGATGGGTGGATTGGTTGGCATGGGTGCAGAAGCTGGGCAGGGGCTGATCAACGCCTTAAATCACTCGCCAACGGTTCGCATTCCGATTGCCTGGTCAGAGGCTGTCCAGAAGATTGGAGGAGGTCTTACCTCCCTGGTTGATGCTGGCGCTCAAACTGGAGGCAAGTTAACCGGAGTCCTGGGCGCGGCTGGCCCATTGATTAGCCAGGGATTATCCAAGGGTATCGATATTGTGATCTCTGGGATTGGCTCCCTGATCGATGTAATCGGCAAAGCAACCCAGCAGTTCTTTACAGCAGGAGCGGGAGCCGTATTCTTTGGAGTAACTGCTTCTACAGCGCTGCTTCCATTCCTGGCAATCATGGGAGGGGTAGTACTGGCAGGGGTGGCGATCGCCACTAATTTTCTGGGCATTCGTACCGCTCTAATTGGAATTGGTCAAGCTGGGTTCGCAGTCTTCCGAGGAATCCTGCAAATCGCTGCTTCTGTTGCAGAGATGATCAAAGGTGCTTTTAGTATCCTCGCTGGAGCTATCACTCTCGATTTTGAGCGGATCGAGCAGGGGGCTAAGCTGATTTTTAATGGCATTAAATCTGCCCTTTCCTCCCTGGCTCAAACAGTCGAGGGAGTATTTGCTGGGATGCGAACAACCATCGGTGGCATCCTGAAAGGCATTGGTATCGACACAGAAAAGATAATGGGCGGCACCAAGAAAGCAATTGCTGCCCCTGTAAATCAATCAATTCATGCTGCTCCTGTAGCTTCCCCAGTCAAACCTGCTCAGGCTCCTAAGCTGCCTTCTCAGCAAGAGAATTTGAAAAAGCTGAATGCTATCCACTCGCAAGCGCTAAGCACTGCCAGCAATATGTCTAATTCGATGGGAGGTGTACTGAGCGTCATCGCCCCTCAATTCGCTGCACCCATCATGGGCTTCGCCGCACTCACCAGTAGCGTAGAAGGGTTAATGCAATCGCTCCCAGGATTGAAAACAGCATTCGGGGCAATTACTCCATTTATCGCCAGCGCTGGAAGATTGCTTAGCTCCCTGGCAGGGCAGGGCTTCACCCTCTTGATTAAGCTGGCTCCTATCGTCAGAGCCAGTATGCTCAGCATGATCCCCCCATTGATGAGCGTGGGAGCTGCAATTGGAACAGCGTTACTCCCTGCTCTACCTATCATTGCGGCAGTAGGGGCAGCGGTTGCAGTGGGAGCGCTGATCTTCAAAACCAATTTCCTGGGTATCCGCACTGCTATCGAATTTACAACCGGAGTATTCGGGACGCTCTTTAATGCCATCACCTTCATCCTGAATCCCTTAAATATCCTGCAAGGGATAGCGTCAGGGGTTGCTAATACCCTTTCCTTCGCTGCTCAGCTCATCCAGGGGGCATGGCAGGGGTTTGGCGATTGGTTTGGTGGATTGATGGGTGGATTAGTTGGAATGGGTGTACAGGCAGGGCAAGGGTTGATTAACGCCTTAAATCACTCACCGACGGTCTGGATACCAATTGCCTGGGATAAGGCAATCCATCAAATTGGTGGGGGCTTTGTCAATTTGGTATCTAATGCGGCAAAGAGCGGAAATATTCTGACCGGGCTATTTAGCGGCGTTGCTTCATCTGTCGAAGGTGCAATGTCGAGCGCTCTGCATCCAGTCATGGCAAATGTTCATGCGGCCTGGGATGCCTCTTTCGGTGGTATCTATACCAGCTTCAAAAACTTCTTTGGCAATATTGCGGCCTCCGAAAATAAATTGACTGGAACCTTCTCAGCAATCGGCAGCGTGCTAACCGATACCGTAGGCAAAGCACTCAATAATCTAATTTGGTCTGTCCTCGCATTCGGAGCTTCCGCTCTGTTCTCCTTCTCTCCGGTGATCTTGCTATTGGCTGGTGTGGGTGTTGCCATCTATCTGGTATCGCGAAACTTCTTGGGCCTGCGCTCTATCTTCATCGGAGTCATGCTGGCGATTTCGGGAGCCTTTGAAGGGTTAGCTCAGATTGTCTTGGGCGTGTCTGATGTGATTCGCGGCACCCTTCAAACCCTCGTTTCGCTGGTGCGACTCGATTTCCAGGGAATGAGGGATGCGATCGCTCAAATCTTTATGGGATTCGGGCAAGTCTTTGATGGTACTGCCAGCATCATGAGAGCTGTTTTTAGCGGGGCTACCAGAGCAGTGCAGGGGATGTTCCAAGCCCTCGGCCAGGTCATTAATACAGTCGCTGGAGCTATCGGTTTGTCGCTCCAGCGACCCAAGCAGGCATGGGAAAGCTTTGTCAGAATGCTGGAGGCAATAGAAGCGAAAATCAGGGGGATTGGAGAAGCGATCTCCAGCTCTCCGGTTGGCAAATTTGTCAGGGGAGCCGCTAACGTTGTCACTGGAAAAGTAGGCACCGTCCCTGAAGGCGTAACAATGGCTGAGTTTGATTCCGAACTCAACTCTAAACAGCCTAAGCCGTCACTAATCAATCGATTATTCAAAAAGAACGCTCCTCCCATTGCAACGGGTGTAGAAGCAGCGGCTACCCCTGCTCAACCTCCAGAAGTTCAGAATTCTAAAAATTTAGATTTCCAAAATTCTGAAGAGCAAGCCAGGGGAGCAGTAGGACAAGCCGCGAATGCGATTACCAGTCTGGTAAGCGTGGTTAACCCTGCCTTGGGAGGACTACTGGGAACCATCAGCATGGTATTTTCCAGTGTGATCAGCTTAGCTGGGGCAATCCCTGCTCTAGTATCTGGGCTTGCAGCGATGGGAGGTATCACTGGAATCGTCAGCGCTGGCTTTGCCGCATTGGGATCCATCGCTTCTGTAGCCTGGGCCGCAATCACCGGGCCGATGCTTCCCTTTATCGCGGGAATAGGATTGGTTGCTGGTGCAATCTATCTTCTCTATCAGGGATTCCAAAATAACTTCCTGGGCATCAGGACTCTGGTTGATGGAGTCTTTGGGGTGATCAATGCCATCATCGGCAACTTCATTGGGTCAGTTATGGGGATTGCTAATGAGGTTTGGCAATCATTCAACTCTATGATCAACCGGATAGGAGCTGCAATTGGCCGCATCATTGCTCCGGTCATAAGAGTCGGGCAGGCTCTTATGAATGCTCTAGCTCCTTTATTTGGCGGCCAGGGCGATGGTGGATTGGGCCAGGTCTTCATCGGCATTGCTGGGGCGATTACTAATGCCCTGCTCGGCCCCTTAAAATTGGTTGCTTGGGTGCTAGAGGGCATCTTCAATGTAATTGGATTTGTTGCAGATGCAGTCTCGTTCGTGCTGACCCCGGTGGTTGAGGGCTTGGTTGCTCCATTCCAATTAATCGCTAATATCGTGCAGGGTATTGTCAGCGCAGTTGCCAATATTGGGCAGTTTGCCGCGAATCTACCTGTCGTTGGAGCGCTATTCGGTGGAGGGAATACTAATCCAGAAACCCCAGTCCAGAAGTTTGCAGTAGGGGGCTTGGTTGCAGGTTCTGGTAAGACAGATAGCGTGCCAGCAATGCTTACCCCTGGCGAGTATGTGGTCAATCCTGCCGCTTCTCGCCTATTTGCCCCGATTTTGGAGCAGATGAATTCTGGAGCTACCTCGCTCCTGCAGATGCTCCCGCCAATCCCAATCCCCATCCCTCAGCCCGTCCTCGCTCCTGCTGGCGCATCTATAGGGGGAGCAGAGCTGCCACCCATTCAAATCAATTTTGGAGATATTAATATCAATATCGAGGGAGGACAGGATAGCCAGCAATCAATCAGAGCATCGGCAATGGAATTTTTGGATATGATTGAACCGCAATTAAAACGAGCGATCGTAGACATCTTAAGGTCAGAAGTTGAACGGACGCGGTAAAGTTAAAAAAACTCGCTAGGTAATACGAAATGACATCAAATAATCAATCGATTAATGCATCTGAAAACTTAGGATTGCTCAATATTGCGCCTGAACAGATAGAGGAGATGAATCGTTGTGCCACTCGGATGAATGAGAGCGCAGTACAGCTTGGCATCGCAGCAGGGATTACGATCGAAAAAATCAAGGCTCTAGCTTATCAGTACGGGATCCCTTCTGCCGATTATTTTAGTACTGCCCCGATTAGCGATATTTCGGATTACTTTCAGAGCAACTCGGAAGCTAAATGCCTGATAGATGCCTGGAAACATCGTCATACCTTGAATCGATTGATTAACGATGCTCATGATGCGGATCAGCCAGCCTACCTGATTGACTCCCTGGTGCAATCGCGAATCAGGCTGGAGCAGTATTATGATCACCTGTTTTACCGAATCAAGAAAATGTCGGGCTTCAGTCGCTACGAAATTGAAAAGCATCTGGGAGAAAGCTCTGGGGTGGTAGCTGCCTAATCATGGAGCCTTTAGGGAGTCACTTTCGGATTGAGAGAGCGGTTTTAGTACCAGTTGATAAGCTGGTGCCAAACCCCTGGAATATCCAGCAAACCGACGAAATCCAGCAACGGGCGATCGCTGGCTCCCTTGGATTCTTTGGACAGGTGGAAGAGTTACTGGTTAGACATCATCCCTTACTCCCTGGCTTCTACCAGATACTCTCAGGAGAACATCGGGCCAGGGAGTTATCGGGTGATGTGTACGCCAACATCATTCATGGGCTAAGCGATGCCGAAGCAAAGCATCTCTCTATCGTCATGAACTCAACTCATGGGGAAGCAGCCCAAAATGACTTAATGCAACTGCTGGGGGAGATTGAGCTTGAGGTTGGATTGAATCAGGTGGCCTCAACTATGCCAATCCCAGAGAATGAACTGCTAGCCTTAATCGAACAATCTCGCTCAGCAGAGCAGCAACCGAAGGGTAAACGCAGGCGCGACTCCTCCAGCGAAAAGTGGGTAACTCTTAAGCTCAAAATCCCCATCGGCGCAATGGCAACAATCCAACGGGCACGCCTCAAGGTCGAGGAGGTTCGGGGAGAGCCGCTACCAGAAGATGACGAGATAGCCTGGGGCCTGGTAGTAGAAGCGCTAGCTGCTGAGCTATTATCGGGTTATTGACCTGCACAGATAGGACGTATGACTGATTCGCCTGATGAGCCGATAGTTGCAGTTACAACCCTGGTAAGACGCTACAAGGTAGCTAGAAGCGGCGTTTGGAGAAGAATGCGTGACATAGGCATCAAGCCTGTACGGATAGGACGGCAATCCTATATCACGGAGAAGCAGCGTGACAGATTAGATAGGCTTGATAGGATGCTAGCGAAAGATGATCGTCAGACGATCGCAGCGTTCCTGAGAGAGGAGTCCGGCTCCCTGGAAACGGAAGTTGCAACCCTTAAGCAAAGAGTTGCAATTCTGGAGGATTTAGTTAATCAATTGATTTCTGAGAGCAGGCTCAATCGCTCTTTTTCTTCCTCCCTGGCTTCCCCTGAAACTTTTGATAGCGCTCCTTTAATGGGTGATTATCCGGCAGCAAGCGGAACCGCTTGCTGATTAGCTCATGGGAGCATCCCAGCGCTGCCGCTGCCTTACGGGTGCTCCCTTGCTCTGCCAGGGCATCTAAGAAGCTCTGCAGTAGCTCCTGATTCAGCTTCAATAGCTCCTCCGCTTGCAGCCTCCAGTCATCCTCCGACCAATCACACGGCATGACTGCAATCAGTACTCCGGGCCTGGGTGAGATTTGACTGGAATCCTTAGAGCCAGCGTTCCAAACCGCTTTGTAAGGCGGTTTGATTCGCTTCCCCATCTCATCCAGGTTGTAATACTTTGGCTCCAATGCTAGCTCCAGCCAAGCATCAATTGGGATGCTCCACCATTGCTCCCATTGCCAAACGTAAACCACTCGCGGCACCGCTTCCTCATCTTTCCTATTCAGCATTGCTGGGTTCCCCGTCAATCGATTGATTCCCCGAATTCACGATTTGATGATTGCTTGGTTCATTCTGTACTTCTGTACTGCTATCAATACTTCGATTTCGGGCGGGATTCTCCCCTGTTCGTGAATGATTCGTTGCTGATATTGAATTTGGGCATAGTAGTGCTGGTAGTTCATAACGCCTCCGATTGAACTGATTGATTGACTGGGAGGAGCGCGGTAACCCCTCCCAGGATTAGATTAGATAGCAGCGATCGCCTCTAGGATTTCGGCACGCTTCAGATGCTTCCCTTTGCCATGAGCATCCTTCCAGCAAATCCCCAAAGACTTGCACTCCTTCCGTAGCTGAGTGATATTCATATCGTCGTAGCTGATAGCCTCCTGTTTGATCTCGACCGTCAGGGTAGCTTCTGCTGACTCCATTGCCATCGCTGCCCATTGCTGGGTCAATGCTTCCGCTTCATCTGCCAAATTATCGCTATCTTCCTGCTCCGGCATGAGCGCAACCTGGGCTACCTGTACCTGACCCGCTCGATTCCAGCAGTTGACCATGTGGCACCCAAAGAGGGCGAATGCTGCCCCAATCGGCAGAAGAGCGATAATATCGAGCGCTTGCTGAATCCCTTGAATCGTTACCATATCTACCTCCGAGAGAATTGATTGATTGCTGCTTACATTTATAGCTGATACCCCAGAAAATTGTCAATACTTTTGCAAGATGAGTAGAAATACGGATACGCCTTTCCCCCATCATGAGACATAATGATGATGTAAGGCGATAATCAATCAAATCAAGGAAGTAGCTCAGTCAGCCACCCCGTAGCTAAAGCTAGGGGTTTGCGGATAGTCCAGCTCTACGAGCGGGATCGAACCAAAGCTAATGGTTCTAAGCAATTAAAAGGTTGTCTAGTCTAGGTCTTCGAGATACAACTGAACCAGTGGGAGTGGCATCCTAACAAGCACCAAACGCCTCCCTAATTTGGAATTGTTTGGCTGGTCAGAGACGAAGGGATGTACATATTTAGGCTTACCGCTATGCAAAAGTTTGTTCCAGTTTTTGATTCCAATAACCGACCGCTAATGCCTACTAAGCCCCAACGGGCGGATAGGTGGGTTAAGAGTGGTAAAGCTACTCCATTTTGGAAGAAAGGGGTATGGTGTATTCGACTCAATATTGAACCATCATCGCGTCACCTCCAACCCATTTGTATTGGTGTCGATCCAGGCTCCAAGCGCGAGGCGTTCACCGTCAAGTCTCAAGCCCATACCTATTTCAACATCCAGTCCCATGCGGTAGATTGGGTCAAGGACGCAGAGGAGGTCAGCACGAATATGCGGAGGGCTAGAAGATTCCGTAAAACACCCTGTCGTTCCCCTAAAAAGAACTACGACAGAGGTGAATTTCTACCTCCTTCCACCAAAGCTAGATGGCAAGCAAAGTTACGGCTGATTAAATTCCTGGCGCAATTGTTTCCTGTTTCCCGCATAGCGGTGGAGGATGTGAAAGCTAGAACTTGGAAGGGTGCAAGACGATGGAATACTTCATTCAGCCCACTGGAGGTTGGGAAGCTGTGGTTTTATTCGGAGTGCCGCAGGCTGGCAACCCTGGAGCTGTTTGACGGGTTTGAACATACCTATCAAACCCGTCAAGAGTTGGGATTAAAGAAGCTTAAAAATAAGCTATCTACCGATTTTCACGCTCATTGCGTCGATTCCTGGGTGCTAGCGTATCTGGTCGCGGGTGGTGAACCTAAGCCAGAGAATCAAACGGTCATGGAGTTTATTCCGCTGCGATTCCACAGACGGCAATTGCACCGCCTTGAACACGCTAAGGGACATATCCGCTCCCCTTATGGCGGCACATTATCGATGGGGTTCAAGCGGGGTGGCATTGCTAAGTACCCCAAGTATGGAACGGTCTATATCGGCGGTTCTAGTAAGGGACGCGTCAGTCTGCATTCCCTGGAAACTGGTAAGCGGCTCTGCCAAAACGCCAAACCGGAAGATATCAAGTTTTTGTCCTACAACTCATGGAGGTTTCATCATGCAAGTTAGACTCTGCCTGCTTCCGCAGGCGTGGGAGGGCGTTCTCCTCAACCCCCGGAGACTCAATGAGCTACCTGCCGCTCACTGGTGGGTAGCCTGCTAATCAAGCAATAATCAATCGATTTCGGAGGTAATTATGGGCGAAGATCAAAGTCCAATCGTCTTCACGCTAGCAGTAGTTAGAGCGATCGTAGGAATTGCATTCTTCATCTACCTGACGGTTTTTGCGTGCCAATTCCTCAGCGGCAGCAAAGCTCTTGTGGTTAAAGATGGTCAGTTCTACGTCAAAGAACTCGGCCAGTAGCTTCTCATCAATAATCAATCAATTTAGCCGGAGATATTGAATATGCAATGGTCTTCAGGATTCACAGACATCCTCGCTGAAGAGTTAATGGCTGGCGTATTGCGTGCCCAAGCTCGTTACGAAACAGAGTCTCATCCCACTCCCTTGACTGTCCCAGCATTTGTTCTGGAGCAAGCGTTAAAAGAGCGAGATGATTACAAGCTCGCTGTCTTCAAAGCTCGGAGTCTGGTCGCAGCAGAGACTTGGAAGGGTTTAGAGATTGGCATTGTCTATGACTATGTGAGCGATCGCGTGCTGCTTTGCCCGGTCTGCCAAAAGCGGACTGCTGAGGCATTGGTGCGCTCCCTCGGAATTCTGGTTCCAGTTTAAGGGGGAGCTATGCCAAGAAGACGAGCAAAGCCTGCCACTCGAATTTGCGAGTATTGCCAAAACCCTTTTGAAACCCTCTCCTACAAGCGCAGAACCTGCTCTAGTAAATGCGCTCACAATTTAAGCGCGACAAAATCAGGATGTCAGGTTTGGCGCAAAGAAGAAGATGATCTGATTGAGGAGCTATCCGGCTCCAAGCCATTCAAGCTTATCTGTAAAGCTATCCGGCGACTTGGCAAGAAAAATGGATGGCCCATTCGCTCAGAAGAGAGCATCAGCTCCCGTATCCATCAGCTTGGCTGTCATAGATCAGCTATTTATGACAACTATTCGATAGCAAGCCTTGCCAGAAATCTGGGAGTGTCTCTTGGAGTCGTTAAACGGTGGATCGCTAAACTTGGGTTGCCTTGCAGCCGCATCACATCTAAACGAGCGGCTATCTCTAATAAAGACTTTAGAGAGTGGGTAGCCTCGAATCCACTAGAAATCAAAATGCACGATATTGATCTTGAATGGCTAACCTGGGCGCTAGGCGATGATATTCTCGAAGTCATCCAAGCTGCTCAGCCTGCTCCGATCAAAAAGAGTATGGCTGCTAAGGTCGAGCGCTGGAAGCCGGACGCTCCTGATGATAGAGCTGTATATCCAAGCCTTACCAAGGCTGGCAAAGCTAACCATATCTGCAAGAAATCAATCTCTAGAGCTGTAAAAAACGGGCAGGAATGCGCTGGATACTTCTGGCGGCTAGTTTGCTGAGAGCTACTTAGAGACTTAAGTATTCCCTGTTGAACTAAATTCAAACGGTGCCGACCTACCTCTCGAAAAGCTGATCGGCACCGACCCCACATCATGAGGTATCTCAATGAAACCACATCTCAACTCATCTATCATCCTTCTTACACTCATCCTTTCTGCTGTTGCCACCTGGCCCGACACTCAGCCGTACACGCCTATGCCTTCTCACAGTCTTCGCTTCCGGCTTACCTATAGCCCTCAAGGTATCGGCGGCCCCAGGAGAAGCCGCCCTTCTGGAGCAAGATGGTTTAACCCTGGCTCTCCTACAATCGGATAGATAATCGATTAATTATTGCTTACATGGGCCAGCTCTTACCTGGGAGCTGGCTTTTTTATTGCTGCTATACCCTCCTAGCTTCTCAAACCTCTTTCTCAGGTTATAGTTGGATAATCAATCGATTTTTGTGCCGGAAATGTTAGCCAAAACAGTCCTAGCCTTGATCCTGCTCACCTCTGCAGTCGGATGCACTCAGACCAAATCTGACACCGCGCAGATAGCTCCAGAGCCATCCCAGGCAACCACCCAAGCATCAGCCGATAAGCCAGCTTTAGCAGGGAAGTACACCTGTGAAACGCTCGCCTATCAGCCTGCCGGAGTACTGGAACTCGAAGGCTCTAACTACAAGCTAGGGACTGCTACAGGCACCTATACATTTGATGGGAAGGCAACGGTTACCTGGCAGAGCGGAGAGCTTGCAAGCCAGTTTGGGGAATCTGTCTATAACGAGCAGGGTAAGTCAATTGCTCTGCAATCGAAAGCAGATGACCACTCAGGGGATAAAGTTTGCAAGTTCTAAGGGTAGCGATCGCGTACTGCACTTAGGAGTTTCATCGTGCCGCCCAAGAAAGGTACTGGAGGAAATGAGAAGGTTATCGAGCTAATCGAGCTAATTGAGCCGCTATGGGAGCAACAGCCAGGGGAGCCGATCGAATGGTTTAAGCGCTTCTGCCGCGTCAGGAATCAGATTGGCACCAGAAATTTCCTGGCCGCATATCGTGCTGAATGCGAGGAGAAGGGTAGGAAAGGGAAGCTCCCACGCAGTCATCCGGGCACTTGGAGCAGGGCTAGAATTCGCTTCCGATGGGATGAGCGGTTCCAAGCCTGGGATCTCCATAAGCAGGAGATGGAAGATCAGGTATGGGATGAACGCTGGAATAAATGGCGAGATAAAGGCTGGGAGTATTTTGAGTTGCTGATGGAAAAGGCAGAGCCGATGCTCAGAATGCCGTTCGTCGAGCAATCTATCACCCAGAACCAGGGAGGGAAAGTCACCCTAACCACCATCACCGCAACCGAGTGGAGACAGTTCTTGGTACCCATGAAGATGATCAAAGATGCGATGGAAATCGGAGCAATGGTCATCGGTGATGCCAATGCAGCCGTAAACTTGATTACCCAAAAAGGCTTCAAAGTCGTTGATCCTACCGTAGCTAGCGATCCCTCGGTTTACCTGGAGGGAGCAGGGATTGATGAGCTAAACAGTATGGGCCTTGCTCTCGAAAATCCAACCGCTCTACCAGACTTTGCTAATCTGCCTGACCTTAAGAGCGCAGAACCTTCAGATTCGCAACCGCCAAAACCCGAAGAGGGTGGAGATCCAGAGATTTGATGTGATGATGAGCTAATACAATAATCAATCAATTTATGCCCCAGCTTAGAACCAGCAAAGGACTAACCCCGCACGCCTGGGGGAAGGTAGCCAGCACCATCCAGGCCGCTCAAAAGAACTTCACTGAATCGCTTCTACGATATAGGGAGGAAGCTATTAAGCGCTGGTATTCCATTGGCGGCAATTACTTTCAGTATTGGGCTATGACTCACTTCAGGATGAGTAATGGAGCTAAGCTCTCCTGGAAAGAGCCGTACATGCCCGGAATGTATCGCGTTGTGGGAAACCCTTGGATTGAGACTTTAATAATTGATAAAGCCGCGCAAAGAGGGTTTACAGAATGCATGGTAGCTTTTATGGCCTTTGGGATTTCTGAAATCCGGGTGCCCTGCGCGTTCGGATTCGAGGCGGAGGGTAAACTTCGCGATATTGTAAATCCTCGGATTCAGCCAAGCTTTGACTATACCGAGCCAATCAAAAAACTTAGAGAGGAGCGCTTTGCCGCTACCAGACGCAAGGATACAGATTTTCAACAAAGAAAAATAACAGCAGGGGGAATCGAGTTGACCCTGTTTTACACCAGTACAGTAAGCAGCGGCAACAATAAGAAGGCAGAAGCTCCGTCATCTATGCGATCGTTCCCTTGCATGATTGGGGCAGGGGATGAAGTGGAGCTATGGAGCGAGAAGGCGATCGGTATCTTCAGAGAGCGCTTTATGGCTACCCAGCTCCCCAGCAAGCCGCTAAGACTTGGCTCGACTCCAGGATTTGAGGGAGGGGTAGTGGACTCCCAGGTTAAGCAATCAGGAAGACTATTTGAATGGCATATTGTCTGCCCGTCTTGCCAGCAGGAGCAAGCGCTGCACCCATTGGGCAACTTCCTTAAGCCCGTCTGGTTACAGCGTGATGATGGAGTGCAAGAGAAGGCGTTTTGGGATGCGGTAGGGAAGCCGCTCAAATGGTTTAGCTCTCAAGGGGTGCCCAATGGTGATACCCAGCAAGAGCGAGATTTAGCGATCGATACTGCCTATATCGGCTGCAGCCATTGCGATGCCCCCTTAAGCTGGGAGGTAATCTGCAAAGGCGAGTTTAAGGATGGATCATTTAATGAGACGGCAGACGAATTCGAGCAGAAGCTACTTAAAGATCAGAAGCCGTTCCCTTATGCGGTGGCATTGCGAGTGCCAACCCTGGCTTTCACAAACTTCAATCCAGTCGAGCGTATCCGGCTCTTGATTAATGCGGTAGACCCGACCGACCAATATCAGCAAGGGTTGGGCCTTGCGGTCAGTATTGGTGGAGGGAAGATTGAGCTGGATGCTCTACGCAAGTGTTCGGGCCGGAAGCCGATTGATGTTTTCCGTCATTACTACCCAGAGGTTAATCCAGAGCAGCATCTACTTGGCTCTAAGCCAGATTTAGTTGTCATGGGCATTGACCAGGGTAAAGCGTTCCACTGGGTATGTATTCAGCATTGGTGGCTCCCTCCCAATAGCGGGAAAGATGAATGGGATCAACGCTGGAAGAAGGCAATCAAGCAAGTCGTCTGGTACGGGGAAGCGGCTGGGTTTGATAGCTTGCAGGAATTGATTGATAAATGGGAAGTCAATCTGATTGGTTGCGATGGGGAGCCGGAGTATGAGAAGTGCTCCGAGTTTGCTTTGACCCACCCTATCTACCCAGAGCCGCACGTTAACGGGAGGAAGGGGCAATTCTTTCGGATGGATCAAGTTAATTTGAAGGGGCAAAAATTCAAGACAGGGTTGCAGGAGATTCAGCGGGAAATGGTGCCCGTTTTCGCATTGCACCGATCGTTTGGCTTGGATTGCGTTCGTAATCGCATCTATAGGCACCTGCAATGTATGCCCGATGGGTTAACCTACTCTCCAGGAGATGAGCAGAACGTCTTCTACCACTACCTATCCTCTACCCGCTCCAATGAAGGGGCATGGACGAAAACACCAGGAGCACCAGATCACTGGTTTCATGCCGATAACTTCGCAGAGATGGCAGTCTACATATCTGGGTACCATCAGCCGCATAAATCCGAGCTGACCTTCGTTGCGATGGATCCTTAAGGATTGTGTGAAGTTCTTGGATAGCTATCCAATGCAGCTATACTGGCAGTGGCGATAATCAATCAATTAAGTCGGAGGAATGATGAAAGATAAAGTGACGAATGTGGCAGGAGCTATCGTCCTGCTAGGTTTCCTGGTCAATCAAGCTGTCAAGAGCGGGTTAGTCCCTGCGGAACTAGCTCCCGTTGCTGATGCTGGCGCGACATTTGCAACCGCTCTGGTTGCCTGGTACACAGGGAAACCAGTGAGATAGCAGGGAGCAATATTGGATGGGAATCCAATCTTTGCTATACTTCCAAATGAGTGAAGCCGCTTATTTAGTAAACCGAATTTAGTATCCAAAATTTACTCTAGAAGACCTAACCGAGACACCTTCGCTTGTAAGGGACAACATCAAGCAAAAGCCCGGAGCTATCACCGGGCTTTTTTGTGTCTACATTTATCTCATTTCTGATGGCCGCTTAAGCATATCCTCCTTCCACCAGGATGCGCCGCAGTGATTCAATCCTCGGAGACGGTATCGCCAGCAATGACGACTTTCATCCATCCATACTCCAATCACCTCCCCTTGCTCTTTAGTGGATACCACTACTGCCATATCCCCTATATAAAACTTATTCGAGTTCACATCCATCTCATTCGGGTCAGGCTCCCATCGGGGTTCATTAGGTGAGCCAAATACAATCTCATCGTCTATCATGCTGTTTCTCCTTTGCTTACCTTAAAATCGATTGATTAATAGCTGCTATTCCCTGGATGGAATAGCAGCTACCCACTTGTAGATCACCCCCTGATCCTTCTCGTCGAATTTGTACCAGATCTCCCCATAACCCCAGCGTCCATTGCGAATAGTCGGGAAGTAATAGGGGAAATCGTTGATGTAGGTATCCATTGCAAACTTGAGCAAAGCGGTTCTAGTTGGGGCAGCGATCGCACCCTGGCCCAATGCTAGCCAGATCAACTCCTCCACCTTTATGATCATCCGGTCTTCCAGATGCTCTAAGGTATGCTGGCGGACAAAGGTGTAGTACTCGGTAGAGCCTACCATCGGTTGATTTGAAATCAGTTCGGGCAGGGTATCGAAGCCTTGAATTTGGGTCGCAGTAGTCATGATAAAGTTTCTCCGATGATTGATTGATTATTGAACTAAGGAATCCAGGCCATGATCCTGAATGTTAATGCTTCTCCTATGCCGTCAAGATACGGGTTTACACCCTTTTCCTCGCACTCCTGACAGCAGTAGCCCGACTCGCTGGATGTTTGATTGCTGCAATCGGCGCGATCGCACTTATGAGTTACTTTCACTTTAGGTTTATTGGTTCTCGCCTTCATTGCCTTACTCCTGGATAATTGATTGATTAATTTGTAGGAAATTAGATTCGTTCGACCATGACCGTCATTCCCCGGTAAGGGTACTCAGTAGATCTGCATCTGAGATCTTTCTCCATCTGTCGGCAGATATTCAATACTTCCTTACGTCCGCATGTGCCTGCTGGAAAGAAGTCGCTGACCCCTTTATCAGCAAGGCATTTAGCTCCAACCGTAACCACCCCAATCCTCTCCCATCCCTTCCCGCTTTTCTTGGAACGAGCACTAATCTTAAGCTGAGTCCTTTCTACTGCTGTAGCGGTCATTGATTGATCTCCATCGCCTTACATCAACATTATGTCTCACATCGAATAAGAATGCAACGGAGAATTATGAAGATTAGAGAAATCTCCATGCTCCTACTTCGGATGCAGGCCATGTACAAAAGTTACCCCTGTATCTGCTCAGGTATGGAGGCATCCTGATTTCTTAGGGTCAAAAGGCACTCTCCCCCCTCCCCCGCGTCCCGATTTGCGATCGTAAGATTTTCGGCAGCTTTTTTAGCAAGCGCTTTTCTGGCAAACCGCATTGAAATCAAGTCATAGCAGGGATCATAGATGTTGCACCTGGCAATAAATGGCTTACCTGCCGCTGAAAATAGCTTGCCGGGAGTCTCGTAGAACTGCATGTACAGCTTAAGGCTGTCTGGATGCTCTACTTGCTGAGCAATCTGCCTGCGTGCGAGTGGAGGCAAGCCCTTCTTTTCTCTTTGGGTATTTGAGAGCCGACGCTTCACCGTCCGGTCAGTACTGGCTGTTACCCCTGAGAAGTGGGATAAGGGCACCAAGGCCGAGTTAATCTATGGCCTCAAGGAAGCCTGCCAGATGGCTGTAGAGCTACGGGAACAGGCCCACATCCTTAGTGAGGAGATGGATCAATTAGAAAATTAGAAATTGAGCGGGTTTATGATGAAGCGGTTGCAGAGGGCATTTTGACCGTGGAGAAGGATCGTATGAGTGAAGAATTTATCCAACAAGTGGAACGGCTCCCAGCCGCGATCGCCGAGAAGTTTGATTTCAGGGTGGAGCAGGGCAAATATTTAACAGTCCGGTTCACGCCATCCTTTGAGGAGAATCTGGAATGGAAGCCCTCACCCTGTACTGAGTGGAATGTTTCAACTATTGGAAGAGTGACAACTGAGTTAGCCGTCTCCCCTGAATCTCTTGATTGAACCATTGCAATTGCTGACCTATTCCTAAACCCTTCAGAGGGATTTCAACTGTGTACCCGGCATTTTCAAGTAGAGGCACCAAATACTCACGATATTTATCGCCTGCAAATATCCGTACCAACCCACCGTTGGGCAGTCGCTCCATGATTTGAGTGAAGGTGCGATCGCTCCACTCCCGACACTCCCCTGCAGATGCATTATTCAAGGTTTGCTCATACGGCTCAACGATCGCATCCCGGTCAATCAGCCCATGCTTAGCAGAAATGATGTGCCAGTCATACCCTTGCATCTCCATGTAGGATCTGGCTTTAAGAAACCAATCGGATTGGTAGAGTTCCTTCGCTGGACATGGTTTAGATTTCTTCTGCCCAACACAGGAGACGAGGGTGAGGGATGCGATCGCGTTCTTTTGCGCCCTCATCAACATATTGAGGTTGTGTGCTGCCCGTCCCATATTGTTCTCGTTGCTGCCATAGGATCGGGTGTCTATGCCTTCCTCCCGGAGTTTGGAGCAGGCTAAACACTCACAGAATGGTGCGGTGATTTCTTCCCCATTAGTTGGCCTTGCGGCTTGATGCTTAACCAGCTTACCGTTTGTGTAGGCAAAAAATGTGCCTGCAGTAAATGCCTGCTTAAAGTGACTGGAACCATCACAGCTATCAATCCCCATCTGATTAAATGCCGCAAAATAGTCGGGGGAGGAAAGCCCTAGAACGTGAATCCATGCATCAGGGAGGAGCGATCGCACCTTATCAGAAATAGCTTGAATGGATTCCAGCAGCATCCGCTTCTGGCTTGCTCTTGCTGCCATACCCCCTAACGAGAAGTGGCGATAACCAATCTCGTAGAGTCTGCCAACGTTAATCAGTCGCTCCTCTAGATCCATGCCATGCACAGTCGCCATCGGGCGGAATCCCGCAGCTTCTGCGATCGGCAGGAATTCACGAGCAGACTGAATATTGAATCTCCGGCGATCGTCCAGGTCAATCCCCTCTCCTGGTATCAGCATATGATCCGGCGCAACCACCAAATCTCCAAGCTTGAAGTAGTTCTGGTATTGACTCAATGCCCATTCTGGAGTTACCAAATTCTTGCCTAGTTTTGGGATAATTGCAGCCTTGTAACTCCATGCCCCACAGTCACCAATCATCGGCATATCAGGTAAGCCAAACGGTACAGGAAGATAGGCAAGAGACGACAGGAACCCGTCAGGCTGTCTATCCAGAAATTCCCAGAATGGTCGCTTCTCCCCCTGGTATTTGATGTGGTCACGGTTTCCAATCACGCCATAGTATCTCGTCATACTGCCTGCCTATACTTCCAAATTGGGTCAATCCGATCCAACCGCTTGCCGATTCCGGCCTGAGATGCACCATAAGCTACAAAGTCAGAGCTAACAAAAGTGTACCGATTGCTAATCCATAGCACGCCGCTTCTTGTCCCCCAACTGGCTTCAGCTTTATCGCCGCTGCCAGCTTGAGCATAAAGGGAGGGATTAAGTATGTCATGAATAGCAACGGTCTTCCGCTTGCTCTCCTTTCTCGCTAATACCTGGCTACCTCGCTGAAGACGAATCGCCTCCAACTCAGTAGCCGTTTCCTTTGAAGCAGCTAGATCTGATAGATAGACTTCGGCAACCGCGCCAAAATCATCCAGGCCCAACCTGCAACAAACTTTATCTCGACTCGCATAAGCAGCCGTAGCGATGCCGCCTTTGGTCGAGGACCAATTGATAAATCCTTCTCGCCTACCCTCGCGCAGATGCCTTCTAATGGTGGCAACGGTGACTCTGAGAGTGGTAGCGGCTTCTGATAATAAAAACTTGGCCCAGCCTGACCCTTTTTGATCTAGCCCCCTAATGTAGTGCCAGGTGGCAGCGATCGCACTCCGGTCAGCTATCCGGCTATAGAATCTCGTAACTCTTTCACCGAATCCCTTTGGAGATTCTTTTGAAAAATTGTTGTCAGTAGCAGTGCTATTTTGGTACACTGTTTCCATAAGATGATAGTGATTAGCTAAAACCCCATTCGGCCCGGAAAGTTGAGTGGGGTTTTGCTTTGCAATTAAATCTTATCGCAGATTGCTAAAATGATCTTGCATCAGATTTGAATATAATCCCGAAAGGTATAGGCATAGCGGATTACCGGGATCTAGAATCAAGAAAGATTGTAGAAATTAATAATGTTTTCTATGGACGCTTCAGATGCCATCCAAGATGCTGAGCTAGAATCAATCGATTATTTACAGGATTACAAACAGCAGCTAAACAGAGAGCTGAAGCAATCCGGATCCCAGTTCATGATTGATATAAAAAACCGTAGGCTATCGCTTCGCGGCTACTTCGATATGGGGGATGGTAGCGGCAGGAAGCAGCGGCGAATCTCCCTACGACTGAAGGCAACCAAAGCAAATATCGATCGCGCTAAGCAGGAGGCAATCCGACTGACCAAATTAGAGGATTCCAAGATTGCACCCATCGGATTCTCAGAGCATGACATCGTTAAGGTGAAGTTTGCAGAAATCAAAAGAGCATCCATTGAAGTACCCTTATCCGAGGATCTACGATGCGATTTTCGCGGCAAGCATTACATTGGCGAGGTCAAAGCTGAAAGGGCAAGGCCCAGACATTTAACCCAGCTACTAAACTAAATGGCAGAGGCTAAGGTGAAAAAAGGCTATCTGGTTGCCAGGAGCTTTGATGATGCAGTGCTGGGGATGATTAAAGCATTGGAGCGGCATGGAATCGGAATCACTGCGGTAGAATACTCCTATCAAGTGATCTCCCAGTTAAGCCTGCTGGATATTGCAGGTTAAGGGAAGGTTAAGATAGGCCAGAAATAGTCCAGCGTTTTTTATCAAGCCCGAAGGTTAGCTCGTAGAGGGAGTTCTAGAACCCTGACTAATTGCGTGTGATGGGCAATTAGTCAGGGTTAGTCTGTTAGGAGGATTGATTTTCAGTACTGCTGGACCTGCTAAAATCCCTACCCTTAACCTCCTCCCAGGAGTCTGCAATGCAACGCTCAATGTCGAATCCAGCTTGTAGGCAGTAGAGAGCCAGGAGGATGATCAGCCGTAAGATCATAAGCTTGGTTGCATCAGCCCAGCCTTCCCAATTGTCATCCCGCAACGCATAGTAGACATGGCCGATTGATGCAGCGCTGCAAAGTGCTCTGATTAGAATCTCCTCCGGTGAGCTTGGCAATCTCCCGCTTGATGCCTTTAACTCCTCATCCCATACCTGCCGGAGCTTCTCCTCATCCCGTAGCTCATCCCAGGATAAAGTTAAGCACTCATTGATACTGTAGCCGCCCTCGTTGCAGTAAACCAAAGTAGCCAGGATGATGTCCCCGATCGCATCGCAAGCCTTATTCACCCAATGAGCTTTGGTTCCTTTGATGCCGTCGAACTTATTGATATAAGCTCGATTCAATTCCCCTAGCTCTTCCCCTATTTTTAAGATCACCCGTTCCGCTTTGCCTGGTCGAGCAATCGGGAAGTTGTGATCATGCCAACCTTTGATCAGGGTTTGATACTCGCTTAGCGTCACCATAGTTGCCTACCTCATTAATTGATTGATTTCTTGACAGTTGCGATCGCTTCCCAGTTTTCAAATCGATGCTTAACAACCTCATCCCGAAATGCGGCACAGATACACTCAAACGTTTGCCCGTAAGCATCAGGATTCATGCTGGCCCGGTTGCCAGCTACATTGAGAACCTTGATGCCATGCTCTTCCACCCAAGCTCTAAGAGCTGTCGGGGATGGGTTAGCTATGAAATGCTTCCCTGCACTCCGAGCAGCTCTTAGGGTGAGTTCATAGCCACGAGAATTGGTATTCCCGAACCATGCAGTACCATCGGACTGCTCAGCGTTTAGGCGAGTCCTGGGAGGGTATTCGCGGCTCTCGGTTTCCTTTAGTCCATAAGCTTTAAGGATTGGCTCATTCCCGTTCTCCGTCCGGTATCCCTTTGGTGCCCATCCCCCAGTCGGTATCCGCAGGCATCCAGCGGCATCCAATGCGGCCCGGTCTGCCCCAGTCTGGCCTCCCGAATAGATAATATCTGGTACCATAATCTGCTCCTTTGATAATTGATTGATTAAGCGATTGCATCAATAGTTCTGATCTTGCTTATCCGTTCTCTCTCTACCTCCTGCTCTGCTATTACGAGTTTTTCCTGCTTAGCATTGATTTGCTGCTCGATTCTTTGGCGTTGCAATTGCAGACGGCGAATATCTGCTTTTAATCGACGAACCAGTTTTATCGCTTGCAGTTCCTGTAATTGAGGTAATACCTCGCCAGGGATGATGAAATCGTGATCAACCTCCAAAGCCTTGCCAGTGTATTGATGGCCGCCAATGAAGTTGAGCCAATCCAGAAGGGTTGCGTCTGATTTATCCAATCCCCTATCGAAAGCGAAACTGGGTGCCCTTCTATATAGGGCACCCGTAGCTCCGTTTCCTGTTTTCCAGAAAGCTGGCCGCTGCCCTGGCTTGCCGGGAATACAGGCTGGATACCCGTTAAAATAACCCCTGCTTACGTATGTAATGAGGAGATCCCCGTTATCTGGGTTTGTAGCTTCAAGCTGAATAATAAAAGGCATACACCCTACTCCCTTGATAATTGATTGATCTGTTTCTTTTCTTTTGCTTTCCTTAGTGCTTTGATGAGTTCATCAAGCTCTCGTCCAGCAAGATCATAACTGGGGAGAATCAAGCGTAGCAGCCTGTTGATCGCCCTCTTCATGGGGAACCTTATCAGTACTTTGTCCATGCTTTTCTATCTCCGTTAATTGATTGATTTCTGAAGCAGGTTTGATGCTATTGAGATCAGCAAGCCTGACAGCAAGCTTCCCCATGATGATTTGCAAACCTTGGTATGATTTCCCATCCATCTTGCGGCTGACGGTACTCACATCGAATAGATAGGTTTGCTTATGTCCGTCATCCATCACATCCCACCAAAGGTCTTCTGTTGACCAGTCAATCCTGATGAAAAACCGATTGAATAATATTCGTTTCATGATGATTACCTGACTACTGATAGATGTCGAGTGGGAGTAGGCGAGTCGTCCAGATAGATGATATTTGCCGGGATATAATGCTTGGCCCCGTTATCAAAACCGACCAACCATGAATCCCCTAGATCATCGTAGTGATACTCTTTGGCATGACCCCAGAGCTTCCCTGTACATCTGGGAGCTAAGGCGGCAGTTTGCACGATTACCCGTTTATTGACTAATTCCAATCGGTTGCGAGTGCCAGCGATCGATTGCTGGGGAGTATCCTGCAATCTGCCCTTAATGAACTCCTGGATAGCTTCTATCTCCGATGGAGCCAGCTCCGGCAACTCGTAAACCTGCAAGCTATCTGTGGTTGTCCAGATGCAAATAGCCTCCTCATCCCCCTGCCAATGGCTAATCCCGCGAATGGTAGAAGGCAGGAGGACTGGCTTTTTATGAGGGCCGCGATTGATGGACCGGACTTTAGCAGCACCTTCGATAGTGCGGAGAAGCCCTATATCTTCTAGCGTTGCGAACATAGTTGCTTACCTTGGATTAATTGATTGATTTACGCTCGACTGGACGCTGGCCTGCTTGATAAGCTTTGCTCCGTTTTGCAAGACTTCAGTTGCGAATGGGGGGTTATGTCCCTGAGCTATCAGGAAATTAAACAGATTTGATTGCTCGTTAAAGCTGGTATTATCTGCATCTTCGCCTCTATGTTTGCGAAGGGAGCGGATGTACCCAGGAAAGGTTGACAGCACCCAGCGAGTTGAATTTCTGACGGTTTCCTTATGAAAGTAGTCAGTGAATTGGCGGATCAGGGTTTCCAGGATATTTGATAGGTTATCAACCTGCTTTTTAACTTTACCCTGGCTCTCTACCTGGCTCTCTACCTGCCGCTTCAATGCAGCTACCTCAGCTCTGAGTGCTGCTAGTTCTACCTTGAGTTCCTGAATCATCTCCTCTTCCTGTTTTGATTCCTGTTTTGATCTGGTGGTTGATTTGCGGATAGCAAGAATCTTTGAATCATTCGGAATGCTTTGCTGTTGCTGATTACTGCCCTTACACTCTTGCAGTACCAGCCAGCCTTCTAATGCCGTCTTTTGCTGCAAAGCATTGAGCGCTTGCTTGCGTCTCTCTGCCTCCCAATTCGACCAGCGCAAGTCATCCCCTTGAAAATCAAACTCAAGACGACTGCCGGAATTGATCAAATCAATTTCTATCGAGCGGATCTCGCGCTCCAAAGATAGGATAAGCAGCCTTGCGTCTGCGATCGATTTGGGAACTTCCCCAGCCAGATTCCCCAGGCGAGGAATTGCTACAGTTGCGGGTCTAAGCATTGGCACACTCCCTCATGGCTTGCGTTTCCATTGGGGTGCATTGATTGCTATATCGGAGTAAGTACTCTCCGTGGTTCATCCAGTCACTGTAAAGCGTAATCGTCCGGTTCTGGTAATCATAGGTTCGCTGGTGAACTCGATACTTGCATTCGTAAGGCTGTCCATCCTCGCCAGCGATAACCACCGATAGATTATCTCCCACCTCTGGAATGAATGGGGGCTGCTCCCCCTCGAATAATGGGATAGAAGCATCCGTCTTATTGCAGTGCAGATAAATGTAGGTCAGCATATTTGAACTCCTTGCGGCCCCACTCAGGAGCCGCTAACTGATTAATTATTGCCCTCTCCCTCCATCCTTCCATCCTTGGACGAAAGCTCTGGAGTTGAGGCTGATTGATTGCAGGATAGGCACCTGCTTGCCGTCTACCGATGCGATGCGGGGGAGCTTTTTATTTCCCGTCTTAGCCCATCCTCGACCAGCTTGATAGCAAGCATCCTCAAAAGCTTCTACTTCGCTGGGAACTGAAAACCTTGTAAATCCGTAGTCTCTAAGATCTCTCATGATTGCGACGTAATTGATTGATTGCTGCTTACATCACAATTATGTCCCAATAAGGCGGGAAGAGTATCCGTATTTCTACTGATTTACATCACTATTACGTCTTCAGGTCAAGCTAACAGCTACCAGATCACCGTTTTCAAGAGAACGCATCTTGTCTGAGATACGTTCCTTTGCCTCCAGTTTGAGGATAGCGAATTCACCTCGCAATCGCTCTAGTTCAGCGGCTGCAACTGCTTTATTGAAGGTGTTATTATCCATTGCTTGCAGTAGCTTGCGATGATCTGGATGAGCTGCTATCGCTATGCTTCTGGCTGCTTTACGCTGTAATTCGTTTTTCAGATTGGATTCGCAAGCTATTTCTTGATCTATCTCCGACTCGATTTCGTGAAGCAGTCTTTTCGCCTGAGTGATTGCCAGATCTATCTCAGCTACTTTTTCAGCAGCGGTAGCGATCGCTTCTGGATAATTGCGCATAGTCATCATAGCTCTGTACCTTGAATTGATTGATTATTGACTTGATTACAATAGGGAACAGGTATTAAGTTAAGCAACTTGGGAAGCCTGGGATATAAGCTCTTCATTTTCCTTCGCTATCCCATCTAGCGCAGCTTTACGCTTCAGGAATAGCCAGCAGGCGTAACTAGAAAAGATGTCTATGCCATCTTCTTTTAACCCTCGATAATGCCGCTCGTACACTTCCCGATGCTCTTCCGCGACCGGAATATCAACAGCGGCTAACCGTCTAAGAATATCCAGATTTGCATCGGATGCAACATAGGAGCATAACTGGACTTCGACAACTTCATCGCCTATCTGAAGCTCGATAATATCGCCAGGGAGGATGGGCCTGCACTCTTCCTGCTCCTGGTAATCAGGCTCGGTATTGCATTCTGCTTCTAGTAACCCACTTAAGTCTTTCATGATGTCTCCAACGATTAATTGATTGATTTACAAGCGCTAACTGCTTCTCTATGCCCCTCATCCTAGTGGAGGGAGATAGCTTTCCAGGATCTATCTGGGTAAAAGTTTAAGGATGGATGGCTCCCATCCTGGTGCATCCTGAATAGGATTCGCATGATTGCAGAGGATGCATAATCAGGGGCAGTCGTGAAGATCCGGTCATGGATAGTTCCCGGCATAAATGATTTGAACTGCCCTACTATGTAGGACTTGCTTCCTGGGGAGGCCGTTTGCATGAATACGATCGCGCCAGCGCTGATTGACTTGATCGGCCCCTGCTTCAGCACCGTAACTGCACCGCGCTTAAGTCTTCTCTCTGAGCGATTAAAGCCAATTCCATGCCCGAATGTAAACTCTTTCCCGTTTGACTTCTGCACTTTGGCAAGCTCGAAGTAAGCTCTACGGAGCTGGGCATAGGAGAATTTTTCGTACTGAAACGCGCAGAAAGGTTGCATTATCCAGCACTCCTTCCTTTTTGCTTGCCTTCCTCTATATCTGCATTCAGCCAGTCAACTAATCCGACATTACGAATCTCTTTCAGCACCCCGACAGCATAATGACGGGCACCATCCAGCGAACTGGATTGCTTGCGAAGGGTAATAGTGAAAGTTCCAATCTTTGGGAAAAAGAATTTTAGCTCTGCCAGGTAGTAGGGTTCATCACCCTTGCGATGCTCATCGATGAGCAGCAGAGCTGTCTTATCTGCTTCGGGATGATGTTCCAGGTATTCGCCAACGATCATAATTAGCCTCCAAAATTAAATTGATTGATTATTTGATTAGAAATCGAATGGTAGGGTGACGGAATGCCCCATCTTGAGATCATTCCGTAGATGGTAAACGAGATTTGCGGCCTGGTGGGGGTTTTTCCAGCTCCCATCCATCTTGAGCTTGATGATATTCTCCAGTTCGTAATAGGTTACGTTTTTGGGCTGATCGGCAAGTCTGCGATAGAGCCAATCGCAGTGCTGAGCAGCAGTGGGGGCAGAGGTTTGATACCGCTCTACTGCCTCTTCCAGGAATTTGCGAATCCCGTCATAATCGAGAGCTGGAGCTACATCATAAGCATGGGAATGGGATCTTCTTGGCTGATCAATGGCTGGTACATCCCCATCTTCCAGCGTGTATCCCATTAGCGTTTCAAACTCCTCCCGCCGCTCTTCCTTCAGCTCGATGCAGCATTGGAAGCAATAGTGCCGGAGCTGCTGAGAACTCTTTGGCACTCCTGACTTTAGGACAGATATAATGCGGCTCTCGGTCACAATCACCGCTCTTGCAATAGCAGCAAAGTTTTTCTCGGTCATCGCTTTTCTTGGCGTGACCTTTCTGATGTAATTCGGGTGCATAGCTAAACGATTAATTGATTGATTTGAAGGGGTAGAAAGGGGAGGCTTGTAACTCCCCTGCCGATTTCCTTACATCACAATTATGTCTCATACCCAGGATAGCGGGATCCGTATATTTACGGATATATCTATTTAGTTTGCATTTCCTGCAAAGCATATTCGGGCTGTTTAATCGCCAGGGGGATAGCTAGCGGTTCTACTGGGAGATGCTCAGTTAATCGCAGTTGCTGCTCATAAGCGATCGCGGTTTCTTGCACCAGATTTCTTAAAACTATCTTGCAGCTATCAGCGCTTCCCGGCAATGGGCAGACACCGAAATACTGGGGATTACTCAGCAGCTCATCCTGAACAGCATCAACGAATAAATCGATCAGAGAGTAACGCTTGCTGATTCGTTGCAGCAACTTCTTGACCCGCTCCCGTTGCTTGCGTTCTAGTGACCAGGGAATATAAGGTCGCGACGGTTTGGATAGCGATATGGGGGGAGTTAGGGGCAGGGTATCCATTAAGGTGCCCTGCCTACGGTGATATTCCCGGCAAGCGTTCGAGAATTCGTCTCCCCTGACTTCGGTAAGCCGATCCCAATGCTTGCCAGGGTTCTGCTCATGAGCGATCGCCAGAATCTCTTGCGCTTGCTGACGAATACCTGCAAGATGATTCTGAAAAGCGGCTTCCTGCTCTACAGTCCTCCATTTCCTCCAAGGTTCTACGGGAGCCTCTTCTGACGGCAGTAACGATAACTGATTCATAACTGGTTAATCAATTGATTATTGAATAACTCCAATCACTCCGAACCACCCTGATCAACTTCAGTTTGGTCAGCCCTTGCGGCAAGCGATGGATAGCTGCCTTTCCTGCTTGGATGGAGCGGTAGGGTCTGATCTGCTTTATATCAGATACAAAGCCCTCGCCGCTCCAAAACTCTGGAGGATTAACCAGCCGCGCTATGCCGATAAATTCAGGCAGAGCCGCTGGGTTTAGCTGCCCCTGCCTCTCCCTCCATGCTGCCTTGCGGTCGTACCCAGGAGGGTAAACGGGTTTGCGGCCAGGACGCTTCCGCTCCACCACCCGCACAGTGGTGGTCTTGCCGCAGGTGCAGCGATACTGAATGCCCCCATTCCGCTGACCATTCCTCATCATTGGGATTTTGCACTCCGGGCATACCGGAGGCGAGATAGCGCTCCCCTGCCTCTTCTCGTTTGTCATACCTTCTCCCGAACTATTCCTATATCATTACATCATATTTTTGTCTCATGCAACCGACAATAAAAAAGGAGCCAGTGCTGGCCCCTTCTGGTGTGTTAGTTGTAAGCATAGTTTTCATAGGTTAGCAGTTTTACTGCATAGAGCCTGATGCATTTCGGCTAATACTTCTTTTTCACTGATCAGCTTCCAGCCTTGCTTCAAAAGCGCAAGGTAGGCAAACCAGCCATCCGACCAGCTTGCTACCCTTGCTGAGTCTTGCAGGGTAGCTCTGGTTGCGTCCTTAGCTTGGGGCGTGTCTCCAGCTTGTACTTGCATCGCTGGAATTCCTCCCAGTAGAGCGATCGCCGGAATATTGGTGTAGTGCTGCCAGTGCTGCCCAGGCCCGGGTAGCTTGACATGAAACAGGTTCTCTATCTCTCCGCTCTCCAGCTCTTTTTTAATCCAAGCCATCTGACCGACAGGAAGCGTAACCGTAACTACTGCGTCACTCATTGGGTCATCCTCCGGGATAATTGATTGATTTATTGATGCCTAATGCTTTGCATCAAAATTATTTCTCTTTGTTATATCACAAGCAATCAATTCGCCGGATTTGAATACTAAGAGGATCCGAGTGGTGCCAGCATCTTTGCGCTCTTTCTCCAGGAGCGGCGGCAAGGCAGATTTACAAACTCCCAGTGCTCGTTTAGTGCTACGCGCCAAATTTGGAGGGATACTGAGCGACCCAGTGATCATAGGTGCCTTACTGCTCCATAAATCAGAGCACCGATTTTGATCGATATTCAAAAAGCCCTCTGTAGTAACTCTCATTTTGACTCCCCGGTGTTCAAAGCCAGCCGGAAACTCAAACTCCAAACTGCACTCTCCTGGATGGGCCATTGTTTGAGCGATCGCACTGCGGATATTGCCAGCAGCTAATCTTAAAAATTCAGTAATCACCGATTCAGTATTATCCTCGCTGCTGGCAGGCCCACCGCAATAGACCTGACCTTTGATAAGCTTCCGAATAGCTACCTGACCATCTTTCCCCGAATTTCCCATATTTCAGTATTGCTGCTTAATCCAATGCTTCTATAAGAACCCTGAAACCTAGAAATGCTCCCGTTATACGATTCTTAAAAAATATTAAAATTATTTAAGAGTCCTTATTTATTGGATCTCTATCCAAGTCAATCATTCGCCTGGAGGGAAATAT